GCGATATGGCATTGTCCGAAGATGAAAGCGCTCAACTGTTCAAGTTGGCGGGTTTATCAGACGATGCAGCGGAATTCATGGCTGAATGGTATCCCGAATACGCATGTTGCGCATTGGATAACTTTCGCTATACCTATGAGTTCGATCATGGTATCAGGCAATTCGCTACGGAAAAAGAGTTAGCGGAATACTTGTCTGATATTGAATGTTCCCGTGAGGAATACGAGGAACGCTATGGTAGCATTATCGAAGATAACGCATTTGATGGTGTTGTCGTGACGGGATAATTCAACGCGATAGCGTTGCTATTTTTCCTAGGGTAGCGCATGGAATATTTTCGTGCCGCGCCCTAGCAGGTAGCCGAAACAATGTAGCTGTTCTAGGGCGGTATAGAAATTTTCATACGGAAAATTTCCCGAACCTAGGAGGAACAATGCTCTGGGTTTGCTGCGATTAACTCTGATTCGTATGAGGACGTTCGGAACAATTATTTCACCGATGAAACATTCATCAAGTCTCGCGAGATGGAAAACCTGAAACGCGAAACGGAAGAAATGATTAGGCTTGCTGCACGTTTGCGCGAAAGAATCGAACGCGCAAAACATCAGATGGAAAATCTTGAGTTAGCCTATTCGGAAGATTTTGAAAAGTGGTATGATGAAGAACATCAATACGACTATGAACGTGCGTAGGCTTTAGGTGGTTGCATGGAGAATCCATGCTGCTACCTAGGATAGCAAACAGAAATTTCTAGACGGAAAATCTTTTGAGATTGGAGAAACCATGAACACGTTTCAGAAGAATGGCAAGGAATATCGCAACGGTATGCACCATGCCAAGAACGACCGCTATGAGTGCGGAGAATCCTATGTCAAATCACAGCTAACCTATGGTTTGCAAGGTCGCACTGACGCGTTCTACAAAGGGTACAAGGACTATTACAATCGCTATTGCCGTTAACGGAAAATCTATGGGTAGGGGAAGCCCTACCCTATTTTTTTGTGTCGTGCTAGAAAACTTTGAACGGAAAATTCGTCTAGACCTGTACCATGAGAAAGTTAACCACAGTTAACTATGTCGCTCTCTAATCAATTCTAAGGCGCGCTATGTTGCCAAACGGAATAACTCCCACTGAAAAACAAAACCACGTCTTAGATCGGCTCACAACGCTTTATAGCACTAAGCAGACGGATAAAGCATAGCGTCTATCATGTCGCAAACCTACAGAATCCTTTAGAAAAATCTGATCGGAAAAAATCTTGAATCATGCTTGATGTTAGCTCATGTTGCTGTATCATGTGACCAGCTTAGAGAAAGGAAAGCTCATGTCGCTCATAGAAAAGATCACGTGGAAAATCACTCACATGTTCGATTGCGAAAACGAGAATCCCGAAAAGGAATTGCTCATTGTGCTTGCGATCTTCGGAGCGTTTATGATTGAACAAGCTATTGCGACATGGTATCAATATGGAATCTAGAAATCACTGATCGGAAAATCCTTAGAGGAAGGAAAGATGATGGTTAACGTAACTCTTTGGAATGGTGATGTTGATGTTGCAAAGCGGAGTTTTGACAGCCAGGAAGATGCTATGCAGTATATCAAGAATTTGCGAGAAGATGGCGAATGGAAAATTGTTTATGATGGGTGGAGCATGACCGATGAAGATGGGCGCTTTCTTATCGAAGAAGGGGAGAAGGTAATATGGTAGACTAAGCGGAAAAACTTTTGGGAGCTGCTGTAATGGCAGCTCTTTTTTTTGTCTACGGAAATTCTTTGTCGGAAAATTTTTCAGAAAACCATTGACACTCAACTCCAATCTGGTATCTTATAGCTATCGAAAACGAGCAAACGGAAGGAAAACAAATGCGTTACACTATTACTAACTTGCGTAAGTTCATTGATGACGTGAACGGAAAATATCCGCTTGACGAGCCTAACGGATACGGCACCTATGAGCGTTTCGGAATAAATAAAGCCTACGGTGCTTATCGTATTGTGGAATATTGCCCTGGCGAAACATCGCAACGTGATAGGACGCTACGTGGATCCGCTCGTGAATGTGCGCTAGAATTTACAAACTATATGATGGAAAATCTTTAGTCATAGAAACGACCGAACGGAAAATCAACTCGCAAGAGTTGCGAGAATCTTAGGAAGGTGTCTATCATGGAGCGTAAAGAAGCATTTGAGATTGTAGCAAGCTGGATCAAGACTTGCCACGACCTAGCGGAAAATGATAGGTACGAAGCAATGGACGAGCCTAGCGAACGCGACATGTATATGCGCAGTGCTAAGGCGTGGGAGGAGCGAGAAGAAGCATTCGGAATAATCCTCGGTTTGGCGCGAGGATACGAGTATCATGAGGGTGAATAGGAATCTTAGAGCGGAAAATTTTCCGCTCTTTTTTGTTTGGTGTGCTGTATAGAAATACCCAAACGGAAAATAAATATACTATTATACACAACTCAACCGAACCAGTCAACTTGTGGAGACAATGTGGACATACAACCATACAGAATTTGACGCATGGAAAATCTGCTGTATAATAACGAAAAGCATTTGAACTTAGCTCAAAGGAGAAACCAATGCTTTACAAGAATCAAATTGATACATATAAGTTCCATAATTCTTTATCGGAAAAATCCAAAGCATACTTGCGTACTTGCATGGAGTATGCTAGCACAGAGGAAGATCAAATGATGATTCGCATTGCGGATTTTTGCTTGGCTAATCGCAGTCGTATGTTTTCTTTGTCGGTAAATTATTTCTGGGTCGATCGTGGAGCGTCCATTGGCTATGTCAACGCCTACGTTAAGAACGATTCAAACGGAAAATCTGTTAAGAATAGAGTAAAGCTAGACGAAGAGCCAGGACGTACCATCATAAAACTAGCACAGACGTTTTCAGACTTGATAAAAGAGCTACGGTATAAATCTGTATAAATCTTCAAACGGAAAAAATTAGCGTCTTAGATAGGCTTAGAATAGCTTAGAGAATAAAGAGCAAGCAAGATAGAGAGGATATAGCATGGAAGATTTTTTGCTCAATACCATATTCAGTTGCACAATGTCAACAATCATTGGTGGAATCATTGGATTTGCTAAGGATAATATTGTAGAAATCGGAAAGACCGTCATTAGCAGCATTACTAAAATCAACCTGGGTTAACAGAAATTCTTAGACGGAAAATTTATTTGCTAGAGTAACGAGAATTTATCTGTATTCTCACTCGCATAGCCTGATCTTTCTGCTATACTAATTCCCAACGGAAAACAAACATAACAGAAAGGCAGCAAGCATGAGCGTTTGGATTATTCTTACGGAAATCAACGGTTATAAGAATATTTATGAGGTATACGAGACGGAAGAAAAGGCACGTCAAGCAGCGGATAATATGCCTTGGCAATATGACAGGCATGAAGTATGGGTTTGCGAGTATCATGTTTTGTAATTAGTTTGGAGTGGGTGCAATGCCCACTCTTTTTTTATGCGTGGAAAATTGTGTAGAAAATATGAAGTGGAAAATTCTAGGTAGACGCAGACTAACAAAGTAGTATTATTAAATCATCGAAGGAACCGAACCGAAAGAAAAGGTGAGAACATTGGCTATCAAACGTGAATACAAGACCAAGGAAGAGTGCGTAGGTCTTTACATCGAAGAGGGATTCGATGCGTTCCCATCCTGGGTAGTGAGCGAGCAGCCAGATTTCTATGAGAAGTGGTCTTTCATGGCAACTCTTGACGAGGAAGAAGCGGAGGAACAGGAAGAAGAATACGGATACACCCATGAGCCAATGTGGTCTACCTGGTTTATCCCTAACGACCTTTGCATTAGGCGATTCATCGAAGAGAATCCAGAAGAAGTTATGGATTGCGGCTTCACTCTAATCTATGATTCTGACGAGGATTTGTTCGCTATTGGCGTTGATGGTTGCGGGTACAGCTTCAAAGATACGCATTTCATGCGTCTGTATGACGCAGAAGGTCTACATTGGCACGATGAACCAGAGGAACAAGAGAATTAAATAACAACCAACCTGGGGAGCTGTAGTGGCTCCCCATTTTTTATGTGATCGTATTTTTTATTACTTGTGAAGAAGTTGTGGAGAGCCTGGTTTCTTGCTTGCATAGTCTTTACTCGTGGTATTATTTAACTGTTGAAAGACCTAAGAGAAAGGTTAGAGAAATGAAGTATACTGTTTCCTATACTGAAAAGGTCGGCAAGATGATTATTGTTGAAGCCGATAGCGAAGAAGAAGCAACCGAAAAGGTTTATGAAGCTGTCAATAATGGTTTTATTGATCTTTGTATGCAAGATTATATTGAAGATTCTGGGACTGTTGATGACTGCTACCATTCCGATTCGTATGATTTGAAATATTATCCTACACTTGAGGAACTGGAAAACTAATCGCTCAATAGAGAAAGGCAAAGACAATGAATGTTACCGAGCTTAACCGAGATCAGCTTATCGAATTGAAGCAAAGCTATCTTGATGTGCTTAATGAATCTAGCGAGCATGAAGAGATTGTAGGCGTTAGCTATGACGAGCTAACAAACGCTGACGAGATTGTACCTGATGATGTAATCTTTAATTACTATGCTGATGTTATCTTTAGCGAAGATGATTTCTTTTGCAGTGCAGCTTAGATGAAAAGTTAGATTAGAGCGGGTATCACTCCCGCTCTTTTCTTTTATATAGATGCTTGTGAAGATATTGTGAAGTACCTAGGTTCTCACCTGAATGTAGTTTGGCTGTAGTAATATATACCTATCAAATGGATTAGGAAAGGGCGCGAAAAATGATTACAGCAGAAGAAGCAAGAAAGATTGCACAGGATTCAGAAGAAGACAATAAAACTGCTTTCAAATTTATTGGGAACTTAAATAACGCTATAGAGAAAGAAGCGGCAAGAGGTTTTTTTGAAATCTGTATCTGTTTTGAGTTTAATGATCTCGTTTCTAGTATTGTGATAGAGTATCTTAGATTTCGTGGATACAAGGTAGAATATTATTCAGATAAAAAAAGAATTGGTATTAGCTGGCGATAAAGGAGATTAAATTGCAGTTCGATTACAACGAAACTTATCAGCTCATGCGAAAGTTCCACGATCTTGGTAAGAATGAAACTCTAATCATGGATTATCTTTTCAAGCAGAGTGTAGCAGAAGTGACCTATTCACAGCTTGCAAAAGCTATCGGGCAAAAGGATATGAGCAACGTAAGAAAAGCTATCCTTAACCTAGAGCAGATGGGACTTGTAAACATCTGCCGAAAGCACGATGAAGAGGAAGCGCCGAATAACTCTAATCCTATGATTGCTTGCTTTATCGTAGATGGGTGGATGGAAAAGCTGTTATACAGCACATGGGATACATCTGAATGGGACTGTATCAGGCGTTAAAGATCACGTCTTAGAATTGATTACAGAGCCTAAAGAGAGGATTGAAGGTGGCACGTAAATACTACGCAGAAGAATGCCCATACGGTATTAGGACTTTGAGCGATTGCGATTCTTGTTTTGTCTTTGAATCGCAGATGGAACGTGATAATTTTGTAAGCGAAGATGATATGCACCGATCTGCTATCAGTCGTGACAATGTGCGTATGAGATATGATCTTGACGCTGATGAATTTGATAAGCCTGATTATGAATGGCATAACGCAATAGACGGATACCCAGTGAAGGAGTGGCGTTGATGAAGTATAAAGAAACGGCAGATCAGTTTCAGTATTTCGCTGCTAGTACTTTAGACATTCCCGAAAGAGATATTGAAGATGTTCAAAGTCGGCTGGGTGTTCTCCCAGATGGTAAAGTAGGTGTTAGTACAATCAGAAAAATGCTATCTTATATCTACCGAAAAGAAGTAATTAAGCAAGGCGATAATTGGTATGAGAAGTATTAGGGGAGGTATACTTACCTCCCTTTTCTTTTGTGTAGAAACTGTGGAGTAATGTGTATCTGGTAATAGTATGGTCTGATGTTTGGTAATATATACCCATCGGAAGAACAAAAGAGAAAGGAACTCCCGATGCGTACCGAGACTGTTACATACAAAATCTATAAGTACAACGAACTTTCCGATGATGCAAAGGCTAAGGCGTTTGAGTGGTTTGAGAGCGTTCGTGCCGATGAGAACTATATCTTCACCGAGGATTGTGAATATGATTTGAAGGGGCTGTTCCCGAATAGCAAATTGCAGGTGCAGTACAGTCTTACTTACTCGCAGGGTGACGGTCTTAATATCTTTGGTGATTTGTATTTGCCTGACATTATTGAACAGGTTAAGGACGAGTTCACTGAAAAGGAGCTAGCGTTTTTTAAAGACGTGTTCGAGTATTATTCTGCATGGTTTAACATGTCTCATAACAGCCCTTATTGTTACTGCATTTGTGATAAACATGATTACACTGGTGATGTTGCTGGTGACATGGAGTGTGACGGTGATAGTCGCTGTTTCGATCAGGCATTTACCAAGATGAATAAATACGCACAAGAATACTTTACCAATCTTTGCAAAGAGTATGAAGAACAGGGATACGAGTTCTTCTATCCCGAAGATGATACGGAGTTCATCGAGCTGTGCGAAGCTAACGAGTGGGAGTTTTACGAGGATGGCACGTTCTATTGCTAGTGTAGGAATTGTGGAGATTTATATTCTTAGCTGAACACGATTCCTTTAGTGGTAATATGTAACTACAGAAAGAGAAAGGACAGAGCAATGGCACTCCACGCTATCTTGAAAGACAAGGACAATGAGCTTTGGTGGCTTGAGGAAGCTACCGATAGCGAGATCAAAGACTATGAAGATTGTCTGCTTTACATTGTAGATGATAATCATTCGTCTGGCTGTCACGCTTGCAATAAGTCTGCATTGTACGAAGATTTGATTCAGCGTGAAGATGAATTGAAAGACGATGAATTCTATGTAGTGCTGTATGATAAGTACGAAAAAGCACATGGTCTTTTGTCTGCTATTGACTTCGGGGTGACAAAGCAGGATATTATTCAAAATGTGCTTGATAACAAGTATGTTGAAAGCGCATGGTACTTTACAGTAGGTCAAATGATGAAAACTACTTTGGATTATCAGAACGGTGTTTACAATGAGTAAGATTGAATGGCAAGGTGTGATAAAAAGCTGTTGCGATGAATGCCCAGTAATCAGCATGGAAACGTGCGACCAATGCCCAATTAAAATGTACGGAGACTTGCTTGCTGTACGTGGCTTGTATGGCATTGGGTCTACAGAAGAAGAGAGCGTATCAAAGCTGTTCAACTCTACAATGAGCAGCAAGGAGAACATGGGTAGGCAGCTATGAATCTATTAGATTTGTTGATGATACCTGGACTAGACAATAGCAAGGAGATTGAGCGCCTTAGAAAGGAATCTAAGGAGCGCATGATAAAGCCCAGGTATATTTATAGGTATCCTTACAATAAGAAGCCTAAGAAGGCTGATAAGGCTGATAAACAGTAGTCCAGCAGGTGTTTACATTCTTGTAGGCACCTTTTATTTTGTGGCAGAACTATACCGCTAATAGCATAGTTTTGCCATTTTACTATCTCGCAAAACTATGCTATTAGCGGTATAGTTTTCTTAATCTGTTCCGCTAAAACTATTCCGATAGCGGTATAGTTTCTTCCGAAATTGCCTAGAAAAAATTTCCAAAATATAGTTGACAAGTAGTTGAATACCATATAATATGTAGGCATAGAGAAAAGCAACGGAACCTTAGAGAAAGGTACGACAATGGAAACCACGATGAACAACAAGGTAAAGACCTCTAGCGCAGCACTTGGTCATTTTATCTATGATGGTCTGTATGAAACCTACATTGGAGAGTTGGTTAGTCTTGTGCCTTACGATAAGCGCGAGAAAGTCAATGATGAGATCGGTGAGTTGTATTGCGAGGAACTTTCCGAGTTCATGTATGACGTTTTGCCTAGTGACATTGATGATGAACTCGAAATTACCTATGTGGGAACTTTCCATCCACGTTATTACAACTATGAAACTGATTCTATCAATTTCGTTTTCAAGTATTCTAATGCTGTGAAAGATTGGATTCGTTCAGAGGTTAAGTACAACGGATTCGATAAATTCCTGGCTGATAACTTCACTGATCGTGACGGCTTTCTTTCCTTTACGCCAAACAATCGCAAGGATTGGAGCAAGGGTTTTAATCGTAATGATTGGCGTTGCGTGTCTGCCGCTCTTTGGTATATTGCTGATAATGAAAGCAACGATGGTTACAAACTGGCTTTCAATGAGGATGTTTATGAACTTATCACTGAAAACTATGTACCTTATGAGTATGCTGAACAGTTCTCCAATGGCATGATTGGTGTTGTCACCAGTGAGTATGACGAGGAAAACGATTGTGAATACTTCGATGCATACTTGATTGATGTTGATGGTAGCATTGTTAATCATGTCAAGATGAATGATGAATGGAATGAGCTTTACGGTAGCGCATTTGCAGCATGGAACAACAATGATATTGTATATGATCTCACCGATGGCTACAGCTATTGCGATAGTCAGTCTAAACCTTGTAAGGTACCTGAATTTGACAAGGCTGTAGCATAGTTTAGAAAGGAGTATGGCAATGTTCTATGTTTCTATCTATACTATCAGAGCAAAATTTGTAGACTATCTTACATTTTATACACGTGAGAAAGCAATAAACTACCTTAAAGAACATGGGTTTGCATATGATAGCGTAGCTGATACAAGATATGCGAGCTATATTCCAGATGTTTGGTATAATTCTAATACAAAATGCGAAGCAACTATTTTGAGTTATTGTTGCTAACGGATAGAAAGAGAGCTATCATGTTTTATGTAGAGATCATCGGTGAGATGTTCGAACCGATTGAATATATTGATTGCAAAACCCGCAAAGAAGCATTAGACTATCTTGATGCGCATGGTTTTATTCGTAATACGGTAGGTGATGGGCGTTGCTACGAATACATTCCCGATATTTACTATAATGAGAGTACGGACAAAAGAGCAAAGATCTTTAGTGACAACAAATAACAACACGATGCGACCAGCAAAGCTGTGTTGCCTTTACAGAATGGCAGCTGTGTTCTCCTTTCGGTTTCTTTCCTTTCTCTATCTCATTTAGCAGCTGTCATACGCAAGGAGTGGACTTCGGTTCACTCCTTTTTATTTAGAAACCTACTTGCCAACTACATTAAACTGATATACAATATGGATAAGATATTGTGATTACCTTGGAGGTGTACGGAATGACCATTAAAACAGTCGGTAAAATCAAAGGCTATGTGTCTCCTGGCATGGCTGCAAACGAGAGCTATAAGGCGTATAATGCCACCTATGAAGGTCTGTAGGCGCGTATGCTTGTGTCTGGTGTTCCGTACTTAATCACTTTAATTATCATGACTGCTGCTGTTATTGGAGCGACCATTTTGATTTCGAGATTATAGATGAATAAACTATATACTAATTTCATCGTCACTGTTGACGAAAGAAACCCTGAAGGTGGAATGAAATGCTTATCGTCAACGAGTGAATGGAAGATCACAAAGGCTCGTGATGCGCTGGCTGTAGAAGGTTCCCAGAAGCAGAAGGATGCCATGTTGTTGCTGATGGATATTACGTGAAGCACGTTTATATGTTGTATGATGTTGTCAATGCGGGTAAGCTGCGCTCCATGTCGCAAAATGGAGAGAACCGCTGCCCCATGTTGCAAGACGAAAGGATTCACCATGTTCGGTAGGAAGAAGAAGTGCTGCTATTGCGGTGACAAGAAGAGTGATCTCTATGTCGGCTTCGTGAAAGATCGGCGAGGAAATATCGAGAATATCATATGTTGCAAAACGTGTGCTGTGTTCCGAGGAATCAGGATTTATCAAGACGATAAATCACGGTAGCAATTGATGGTATGTATTCAAATCTGTTGTGCAACATGATACAATGTATCTGAACATCATATCGGAAAGGGCTGTCGTGTATGTCGCGGATAAAAACAAACGCAACACAGAGCAAGAGGGCGATGCTCAACACCACCATTAAGCAAGAAACGCTAGACGATTTCAAGGCATACTGTAAAGAGCTTGGCTTTCCTATGAACATGATTTTGGAATCTTTCATGTCGCAGTTTGTAAACGGTGAGTTGGTATTGAAGATCGGCAAAGCTAACAAGTTGAAAGTAGATGTTAGAGACGAATAGATAGATAGAATACGTATGTTGTTTTTTTGACTGGCGCATGTTGCGTCAGTCTCTTTTTTATATGTAGAAATTGTGGTGAGATATATACTCATGTTGTTAGTGTGGTATTATTCTCCTAAGAAATAAACAAGGTTAGATGCGATTGGAGATTTCAAAATGAATTGGGAAAACCTTGAAATATATCTGTTCTTATTGGTTCTGTTTTTTATCGCTATCGTGCTTTGCTAAGGAAGGAATGTATATGTATATTGTAAATCTTATGTGCGTATCATTCGGTTTGTCTATATCTGCTTTTGTCATGGCTCTTATTGCTATGGTAAAGACCATGAGAGTTAAAAGCAAAGTTGAGGATATTCGCTTTGATGTGTATCGAAGGAGGAATAAGCGATGATAGATATTCTTACCAAGATTGCTATTTCTGTTTTGATTGCACTTATCATGTTCGATGCTGCTTTGTTGTTTGAGATCGGCTCTAGTGATGTTGAAACTGATAATGCAGAAAACAGTATTAGCGCTGATGATAAACCACTTGTCAGTGAGGAAGATCGGCGTATGATTGACGAGTATGGCAGCGCGGGAATTGATGTTGGCGAAGATAGGATTTTGATTATCACTAAGGACGATGATTGCAATGAATAATAAATTAAAGGCTGTGTTATCTGTACTTATTTCTATAATTATAGTTACAGTTGTACTAATGATATCAGCACAGCATCCTATCATTTATCAATTGCTTGCGTTGATTGTTATTATCTGTGTTATTTCATATGTTGTTTATGACGTATTATAGGAGTAATCATGCATATTAGGACAATTTATACATGTGATCGGTGCGGGAAAGAATTCGAGGTGACTGATGGAATCTTTAGAGTATATAAGCCTAAGAGATATCTTATGAACGTATTTCGTCCACACTGTTTTTTCGAAGATAGATATGATCTATGCGATGATTGCAAGGAATCGTTTGAATCCTGGCTTTGCAATCCCGAAGCTGATGTATGCTCCAATAAATCAGATTTATCAGGTGAAGCCAAGGATATTTATGATAGTATGTTAGAACGTCTTAGGAGTGGCGATGAAGGTGTCAGTTAAGACAGCAACACAAACGGCATGTTGTCAGAACTGTTATTGGTGTGGGAGTGGTTACAGAGTAAACAAAAGAGAACATTATCTTGTTTGCATGAAGGATGATTTGTTCGATGACGTGTACCCTATTGTACGAAACGACTACTGTTGTCGTGATTGGTTAGATAGAGATAACAAAGTTGATATGGTAGAAATCTCTAGACGGAAAATTTCTTAGAGTAAGGAACAACAATGGGCTATAGAACTCTTGAAGAAAAGTTTATTGCAGACTATGAGCATTTGGAAGAGGAAAATTCTAGTCTTCGGCAGAAGGTAGAAGAACTTGAATCTCAGTTACAGAAAGATAGTGACGGAAATTTTATTCTTGATACGATGGTGAACAAGGCTGGGCGCAACAAGCTGTTTGATGATTGTACGCTGTACTATACGCCAAATACTCTAGGTGGAGATAAAGGACTCGAAGAATGGGCATTTGAATACTGTAATGATGGTGGAAAAATTCCATCTTCAGTTAGCTTTAAAGAATTCTTTGATTACTTTGAGGAGGAATTTAATAATGCCTGGGAAGAGGAGTACGACAAGGAAGTAGATGAGCGCAATGAATAACGATCTTAAACCTTGCGCACATTGCGGAAAGAAGGCTTATGTATGTCATATCACACAGGAAAATCACTTAGCTCCTTTCTTCGTCAAGTGCAATGAATGTGGTATGCATACTACAAATAAGCGAACGGAAAAAGAAGCTGTAGCTGTATGGAATCGCCGAGTCAAGTAAGGAATAAATAACGATGAATGAGAAAGTTATTGAAGAAATCGCTAACCAGCTTGGTATAGCAGTAGACCAAGCTTCACAGTCCTTGGAGCAGATTATTCCGCAATATGTTGGACTGCAAACGATGTATTGTGGTATTTGGTCGGTAGCGGCGTTGATTCTAGTTGTTCTTTCTGCAATTGCCTTAAAGATTGCATTTAAGAAATATAAGGAGAACAAGGACACCTATGACGAAGATACCTATATCTGGGCTACCATCTCTTTCTCGGCGCTTGGCGCAGTCGCTACAGCTTTCCTTATATACGCATCATCGAATTTTCTTGGTTGGCTTCTGTTCCCTGATGCAAAAGTCATGGATATGGTACTTAGTGCCATTGGGTAAGCAGGAAGAGTGAAGTATCTTGTCGAATAAATGTCCACAATGCAAGTATTACAAACTGAAGGAGAAGTAGTAATGTTCACAATGCTTAAAGCCATTTTCAATGAGCTAGCAAGTATTAATGCAATGCTAGGATCGATTGTTTCTTTTATGAGAAAGCTAGACAACGATGGTGCTATGATACTTAGAAGCGCAATGAATAATGAAAATAGGGCGATTGATTTGTATGAAGAAGCGGTGAAGGAACATGAACAAGGTTAGCGATCAGGAACGAAGAAAGATTGCAGTAAGACTGCGAGAAAATAACGATTGCTATAACCCAAAGCGAGCCTTGTGGAATGCGCTAGGTATTCACCCAGACATTGTAGTGGGTACTTCGAAATATGATTATCTAGAACATAACGTGAAGAAACTATTCGATCGCATTGCCGACCTCATCGACCGCGAGACGTGCCGCAACGTAAGCGGTGACCAAAACAGGTTCGAGTGCAGCGAGTGCGGGTTTGAGATGCCGATATGGGACGGAGACGGCGGCTGGATGGCGTTTTACTTTTGCCCGAATTGCGGCGCGGAGGTGGTTAGCGATGAGGATTAGCGATGAAAAACGCAATGAAGTAGCAGATAAACTACGTGACATTGCAAAAGAAGAAGATATCGATGGTTATTCATATACAGAATTGTGGGATAGGCTTATTGATTTTATCTATGATGACCTTGAAAGCTATGAGAATGCTACTTGTGTAGATGATTTAAGTCTTCTTGCCGATTTGATTGATCGACCTGCGGTAAAACCCATTCATCCGTATGATGATATGCCTGATTACATTTTCTGTGGCGAATGCAACACTCAGATTTGGAATTCTGCAAATTATTGTCCGCAATGTGGCACCAGATGTGTTCCATATAGTAAACCGTTTTTTGATGATGAAGATAGGAGAATCTATGAAACTATATGTAGCGATGTGTAACAATGGCGAAGAGTGGGAAGACAACTATGAGTATGTAGATGCAATTTTCTCCACATATGAAAAGGCTGTTGAGTATATCGAGAGCGGCGGATTTGTCAAAGACGAACCATCTCATTGGAAGCAAACATGGAGTATTCCCGAACAAGAATACGATTACTGGGGAAGCAATGAATACATGTTCGTTGATGAATTCGAGCTTGACAATCCCAATAAAGATGATATTATCTAAGAATCTTAGAAAGACAGTTGTTAAGGAGTTATAAGATGTCTAAGAAGTGTCCTCAAATTTGCGCTAACTGCAAGAACTTCAAATCTTTTGATGTAGACTTTGATTACCCAGAAGATCCATGTGGTTCATGCAAGGTGAACGGTGGGGAAGTAATGTACGGTGACGATGAGAAGTGCGAGAATTACAGCCAGGTAAAGCACCCTCGTGTCACGAGCCTTAGCTATTAGTGGATGATATAAATGCCAGTTAAGAAGAAGGCTAATAGAGCTGTTATTAACACAACAGTCGATAAGAAAGTATTGAAGTCATTCAGGGATAAATGCGATTACATTGGTTGCAACATGAATGTAGTATTGGAAGCTTTCATGCGACAATTCGCAACGGGAGAATTTACTATCCAGCTAGGCAAAACAAAGGGCTTTGAAGTCAAGCTAGATGAATAGATAATCGAGGGAGATAATATTCTCCCTCTTTTTTATTATATGAAACTTATCCAAACTACTTGCCAGCTACATAAACGAGTGTTACAATTATTGTATAGAAAAGGACAGAAGCTAGAAAGGGTGTTCAACATGGCTGATTATGCCCCACAAATTAACTATCAGTACAAGTCCAATGTCATCTCGTTCGAGGATCTTAAGAGCAAGAAGGATGAAGAGAACACTAAAGTAGCAGATGAGCCTAAACGTATCAGCTATACTGCTGGCAAGTCCACTGAGGTATATGCTTTCCGCACCGAAGAAGAGATCAAGGCTATGATCGATGTGTATGATAAGCATATTGATGAAGCTACCAATGAAGATCAAAGACGTGTAGCATGTCGCAACAAGATGATGTTCGTTGTCGGTTTGAATATTGGTATTCGTGTAAGCGACTTGGCATCGTTGAAGTATTCCTTTTTCTTCGATAAGAAACCCAATGGAGAATATGCATTCAAGAAGTTCTATACTTTGCAGCCTAAGAAGCAACGCAAGAGCGGTAAGTTCGTTAAGCTATTCTTCAATCAGACTGTTCGTGTTGCTATTGAGAACTACATTGCAGAGTATCCGTTTGAAAGTCTTGATGAATATCTATTCACTTCTAGAGAAGGAGACAACAAGCCATTGGAGACACGTTCTATTTGGCGCATTATAAAGCGTACCGCGAAGGAAGCTGGTATTAATAAGAACATTGGATCGCATAGTCTTCGTAAGACGTGGGCTTATCGAGTTTGGAGCAGCGCGGAAGACAAGAATAAAGCACTGGTCATGCTGATGCGCTGCTTTAATCATTCATCTGCTGTTGTTACGATGCGCTACATTGGCATCATGGATGATGAAATTGAAAAAATGTATAATAGTGTTGAGCTAGGTCTTGATTATCTGTAAAGGAAGATAGGCAACATAAGCAAGACAATTAAGTAAAGGTGGCGGCTGTTCTTTAGCAGCCGTTGCCATTTGTATTAATGTTATATGTTGTGTAATATTGACTTAGAATACTACAAGAAAGGGGTACTCATGTGTGAGCAATGATTTTGAGATGTTTATAAAGACATTCGACTCTCCTAATACAGTAAGAGTGGTTAAGTCATTACAGACAATAGGAGATTATGATTACTCTCATTGTACGCCGCTTGACATTGAGAATATAATCCTTAATCTAAAACCAAATAGCCCAAAGGCTATAACAACAATCATATATATCATGTCTTTATACGCTAAGCACCTGGGGAATAAAGACATGTTGCATATGATTGAGGATATTGACAGGAACGCTCTTTGGTTATTGGCAAAACCAAATGCAACAAAGAAGTTCATATCCAATAAAGATTTCGAGAGCGTCTATCATGAGATAGGAGTGCATGAGGAACATAACTCATTCTATATACAGACGTTGTTCAGATGCCTGTATGAAGGAATCTATTGTGATGACATGAGCGTTATAAAAAATCTAAGAGCAAGTGATGTGCAGGATAACGTTGTTACGCTTAGAGACGATAATGGCAATGAGTATGATATAGCCATATCAGATAGGCTTGCTGATGATCTTGTGAAGCTAGGTGATGTTAATACATGGAGCAGGAACAATCGCTATGGTGTATGCAATATTGCAATAACTGGATTGCATAAGGATAGTTGTTTTAAAGTTGAGAATAGAAAAGGAAGCTCTGAGTATAGTTATAGGTTCTCCTATTATCGAATACTAAGGAACATTGCGAAGAACTATGTTGGATATAGTCTATTGCCGTTGCAGCTTTATGTGAGTGGCATAATGTATAGGATAGTGAGGATGTTGAAACAACATGATATTGCTATACAAGACGCTTTCTCAGACAATAATAGGGATAAGATTGTTAATACAATAATAACCAATGAACTTACAAGGTGTATGTGCGATACGCCAGTAAGAAATTTTAGGGAAATGGTTAAAGGACATTTAGAAGTATTTGATACTTTCTGAAAACTTTGGAACTATTTACTATTTGAAAAACTTTATAAACTGGTGCTACATTAATAGTGTTGTCTGGTGTATATAAAGGTGTATATACACTTTGCAACACTATTTTTGAGAGGTGGTCTTCTATGTTTGACTATGAAAGATACGGTTTCAAATGCGGTGGAAAGTCAGAGCTTGGTAAGATTCTTGGAAATAAACTGAATCTTAAATCTGTTCATATAGACACATATATTGCAAGTCCATACATATTTTTATTGAGATCTGCTGAGAATAAAGTCACCGCTGCGATAGAGAATGATAGGGTGATCATCAGAAGAAACGACCGCAACAACACAACAATATCCAATGTGCCGTTTGACGTTGTTGAAGATGTGAAGTTCAAGTTTATGGAAGATTGTAGGTTCCAGGCATTCTTCACAGTATTCAATATCTGCTATCGTATCATTGCAGAGGTTTGTTAGAAATTTTTTCGAATTATCATTGACAACTTAAAAACTTATATGCAATAATGTTTCTTGTCAGGATAAATATGGTTATTGAAACAAACCAAAATCCTGGCAAGAGATTGTTGCAAGTATCTAGATAAGATGCTAGGATATATCTCATGAACCTTGACAACAGAATATTCAAAATATTTTGAGAAAAGTTCTTGACATGACAATCTGATTTGATAATATAGTTGATGTCACAAAACAAAAGCAATTGACTTAAATGATTGAGAGGAAGCGGTTGTGAAGGTCTTGTGAAGCAGCTTGATAACTAAAAAGGTTATATGTTAAGATGTTTGAAGACAGTAAAAGTTATTGTTTGTAATTAGATTGCAGATTTGCTTTTCTTAGTGCGCCGCCCGTCATGATTTCACTAAGAAACATATCCATCGTGAAGCTCCTTTCGTTTAAATATCTCTAAGGCAATAGATAACAGCTCGATAATGGCTATTATTTGATCAAAAGATGCTACCGATAAAGCTGTAAAGATGCAATCTAATTACAGGCAATAGCAAAGGTTATTGCATATGCAGAAGTTATTGATTTGGGGGTAACTTTTGCATGGGCAGTAACCCGATAACGAGTGCTGTCCCCCCTGCCTAGTTTGGGTTAGTAATAAGGCTAGGCGTTGTGCATTGCAAATGGGTTTGATATCCGAAGTTCCTGGGCAAGTTTGTGATGCATTGCCACTACGATAACGTGGAAGCGAAGCTTGGTCGTATCTTTGCGGCGGTTTTAATACAACGACCCCTTGGTAGTTGGAGGTAAAACTACCACCGCTTATGAAGCGCATATTTGATGGTTGGTATGTGTTTCATAGGCGGTTGTTTGAATCGTCTGAATGCAGGGTTAGCTCAACGGTGGAGCAGAGATCTCATAAATCTTTGGTCGTGGGGTCAGCACCCACACCCTGCACCAAATGCGCCAGTAACTCAGGGGACAGAGTTCCGATCTTCTAAATCGGGGGTCGAGTGTTCAAATCACTCCTGGCGCTCCAATGCCTGATTAGTTTAATGGTAAAACAAATCACTTGTAATGATTAGTCGAGCGTCCGATTCGTTCATCAGGCACCATTCTAACAATAACGCCGAGTACAGAATAAAGATTGCTTCGAAGCGCCTCTGTAATTGACATGCGAAACTTGAGAAGGGGAGGCTTGGCGTTATTTATATAATGAATTACATTAAGGAGTCTCAATGAAACTTATCGTCAAGGATCGTGGTATGGGTAAGACTATCGAGTTGATTCATGTTAGTGAAGCTACTGGCTATCCAATTGCGGTAAGCACAGAGATGCATAGACAATGTATCGTCGATAAAGCAAAAGAGCTTAAGTGTAATATTCCACAACCCATCTCAATTGAATATGCGAAATGCTATGAGCATGTTCTAGTGGATGAAATTACCATGGGTGGAATTCTATCGAAAGCTGTTAACGAGTATCTTGGAACCGATGTTGTTGCTTGCACTTGTTCGCCAGATTATTCACATGAAGAATATTTGAAGATTGAGAAAAAAGATCCTTGTCTCAACAGAGGGTTTGTAATTACTTGTTAATCGAAAGGTAGCAAAATGGGAACAGACATCCATCTTTATGTTGAACATTATAATAAAGAATCTAAGCTATGGGATAGCCTATCGCTTTACAAGAAATCTAGTGAAGACAAGTTCTCACCAGTAGATATCTATGATGGTCGAGACTATGAGTTGTTCGGTCTTTTAGCTGGTGTTCGAAGCATGATAGCTCCGTTTGTATTTCCGCGTGGTGTACCTGATGATATGTCTTGTGAAGTTTCTAAGGCGTATGGAGATGGTCAATATTACCATACGCCAACATGGTATGATTGGTGTGAGCTTCAAACCTATGAACGCATATTTGATAATGAATATGATGACGAAGATGATACCAATAGTTTGTGCAAACGTCTTGATGGCTTTATGAATGACATCGAAAAGGTTCTTAACGCTTATGACATTTATTATCCTAAGCCTGGTGATATCCGCATAGTCATGTGGTTTGACTCATAAGAGTTATCTCCATGCCGATAAAAGCATGTTGATATAAGTTGAGCTGCCAAGACAGCCTGTGCTTAGCTTTTAGCACCGAAATATAAAAGCCCTCTGAAAGAGTCTTGGGAACCTTTCGGTATAGTTTGAAGGAAAAGTAAGGAAAGGAATTAGTATGGTAACATTTGTTATCGGGATTATTGCACTTCTTATTGCGATCCCAGCTATCATCTTCGCTATTCGAATGAAGGTGCCAGAGCTTGAGACTGGTAAAGATGCGTGGGGTGATCCAAAGACGAACAAGAATGAGGTTTGTAACGCAAGAGCGAATAAGCGTTTTGCTACTATTGTTGCTTCAGTATTTTTTGCTTTTGCAATCCTCTTTGGTGCAGTATCTTGTATCTACTCTCAGGATATCGGTGAAGTAAAGGTAATTCGTAACTTCGGTGGTTCTCTTGGCGGTGTTAGCACTGAAGCTGGCTTTCATCTAAAGGCTCCGTGGCAAGATATGATTACCTATGATGTACGAAACAACATTCTATCTTTCATGGGTGATAGTGAGAAGGATCAATTTGAAGGTGGTTCCGCAAATGGCTCCGCTGTAACCATCAACGACTCGTCAGGCACGTCTGCTACGATTGATATCCAAGTGAACTATTCTCTTGACCCAGAAGCAGCAGAACGACTTTATGCCGACTATGGTACGCAGGAGAATTTCGTAAAGTCAATTTGTGCAGTCGATATCCGCGCCATTCCTCGTGAGGTAAGTGGAAGGTTCGATACCATCAGTATTCTTACCACTCGCGGTGATTTTACTTCGGCAGTGCAGGAAGCATTGACTGATAAGTGGAAGGATTACGGTCTTGTTGTAGAGCAAGTTTCTATTCAGAATGTAGTGTATCCTCAGTCTATCATCGACAAGTATAGCGAAGCTACGGCAGCAGAAGTTGCTAAAGCGACCGCTGAGAACAACCAGAAGGTTGCTGAAGTAGAAGCACAAACTAAGGTAACTACCGCCAAGGGTGAAGCTGAAGCAAATGCAATTCTTGAGAAGTCTCTAACTGATAAGGTTATTCAGAAGCAGTATGTTGAAACCCTTAAGAGCATTGGCGAAAATGGAAATCTTGTGGTTGTTCCAGAAGGAAGCAGTCCAATCGTTTCAACTGGTAAGTAGTTGATGTAAAATATGATTGCCTTGGAGCCTTCGGGTGACCATGAAAGACAGCAGTTACGGCTGTGTGCAAGTAGCAGATGAGTCTGTGAAAGCTTAATGCGAAAGCGATTATGTGTTTATAAGTTATAACAGGAAAGAGTTAACGGTGAAGTTCTCTAACTTTGAAATGCGTATGTTTAATGAAGCTCATAAAGAAGCTAAGAAAGGAACGTACAAGCAAGTTAAAGTTGGTTGTGTTATAACTTATAAGCACAAGATTATTGGCAGGGGTCACAATCAAGATAAGACCCACCCTATGCAGAAGAAATACAATCGTTATCGAAATTTCAATAATACAGAAGGCGAATTTGTTAAGGACTATGCACATGCAGAAACGATTGCGATAAACTCCATTCCATTTACAACTGGCATTAAAGTTGATTTTTCAAAAGTCAAGGTATTTGTGTACCGCGTTTGTCCAGGAAAGCAATTTGGATACGGGAACTCAAAGCCATGTCCAGCCTGTATGAATCTCATAAAGGATTTAGGCATAAAGAAAATCTATTATACTGATGACGATGGATATAACTATCTTCAATTGAATTAGGCATAATGTTGGTGCAGTCTTAGGATATGGCTGTTAAATGGCTAGTGAACACGTTGTGAAGGTACGTACCTCATAAACTAGGAAGCAGCAGCCAACGCAGAAAAATAGTTTGAAAGGAATGTATGTCTATGGAAACGAACAAGAACAAGAAGTATAGTTGTTGTGAATGCTGTGACGATTGTTATGATGGTCGCAGTAATATTCGTATTACAAGGGATTACATTTATGACATTCTCGACAAGTCAGAAATTATCGTGACCACAGTTTTCGATAAGTGTACTATTGTGTCATGCAAGCTTCCAAGTGGTTTTGTAATTGTAGAATCATCTGCTTGTGTTGATCCGAACAACTATGATGAAGATTATGGTGCAGAGATTTGCGTTGATAAGATTGTCGATAAGCTCTATGAACTTGAAGGCTATCTACTTCAAGAAGCTCTTAGCCTGAATAGCTATGACGAAGACGAAGATGATCTATCAAGTGATTACGAACGTGTAAATTATGATTACGAAGCTAAGTACCATGACTTCGATCCTATGGATGACTTCGATGATTTCTATGAAATCTATGCTGGATATATTCGCAAGTAACTAGGAGTCTATATGGGTATTTATCTAGATGAAGCTGCTACCACTAAGCCAAGTCCAGAAGTAATCAGCGCTATGATGCCGTATCTATCTGAGAAATGGCATAATCCATCTTCGCTATACAGCTGGGCTTCTGATGTCTCTAAGGATATCGCAAAGGCGCGTAAGACTGTTGCTGATTTTATCAATGCAGAAAAAGATGAGGTCTTCTTTACATCTGGTGGCAGTGAAAGCAACTGTTGGGCTATTCAAGGTTTTGTGACACATCGTTCAGCAATCGAGGAATTGCCTTGTATCATTACTACTAACATCGAACATCATTCTATTATGGAATGTACTGCGATGATGAATATGTTGCCATGTCTTGTTTGGTATGTTGGTGTTGATGAGTATGGCAACGTTGATATCGAAGAGTTAGAAGAAGCCCTTAAGTGCATGACCAAAGAGACTAAGCCTAGCAATGTTCTAGTGTCTATTGGAATGGCAAACAATGAGATTGGCACTATTCAAGATATCAAGAAACTTTCTGAGATCATTCATTCATATGGCGCGATCTTCCATACAGATGCAGTGCAAGCTTTCGGTCATATTCCAATTGATGTAGATGATATGGGTATCGATATGCTTAGTGCAAGTGGGCATAAGATTGGAGCGCCAAAAGGTATCGGCATTCTTTACAAGCGCAACGGCATTGAAATCAACCCTCTTATCTATGGTAGTCAGATGGATGGTATGCGTGGTGGAACTGAGAATGTTCCTTATATTATCGGTATGGCTAAGGCTGTTGAGCTTATTGAGCGATATGCGAAACCTGATATGTGTCAGAGAATTGCATACATACGAGATTATTTTATTGACAAGCTAGAGAATATCGGTTGCAAGCTCAATGGTTCTCGTGAGCATAGGTTGCCCAACAACATCAATGTGACTTTGCCGCATGGTCTTAACGGTGAGTCTATGCTGTACTGCATGGATTTATGTGATGTGTATATCAGTACGGGAAGTGCTTGCAATTCTAAGTCTATCGAGCCGTCACCTGTATTGAGTGCGATTGGCTTAGGTGACGATGCTTACAATTCTATTCGCATCACTTTCCCTGTTGGCATCACAAAGGAAGAGATTAATGAGGTTGTGAGTGAGATGGATAAACAGATTAAGATTCTTGTAAACAACTAAGGATATATGCTAAGAAAGGTAAAATCATATGCTTATTAACGGTGAACGAGCGCTGGCTTATACTGTGACGATTGATAGCATCACACCCATTGAAGGCGCAGATAACATTGAGTTGGCGCATGTTGGTGGCTGGTGTGTAATTATTCGCAAGCAGGAGTATAAGCCTGGTGACATGGCAATCTTCTGCGAGATTGATTCCAAGCTGCCCGAGAAAGAATGGTCTGAGTTCTTGCGTCCTAAGAAATTCAAGGTGAAAACCTATCGACTTGGTAAGTTTAAAGTTATCAGTCAAGGATTGCTTTTACCTATGAGCATTCTTCCAGAGGGCAACTATGAGATTCACACTGACGTAACTAAGACACTTGGTATTACATACTACGTTGCTGAAGATAATGCGCGTAAGGCTAAGACCAATCCGAATGCAAAGTACAACAACATGTGCGCACGAAACAAGGAGCTTGCTCAGAAGCGTTGGTGGAAGTGGCTGATGAAACGTCTATGGGGTCGCAAGCTGCTGTTTGCTTTCTTTGGTAGCAAGAAAGATAATCCAAAGAAGTTTCCTGAGTGGATTAAGAAGACCGATGAAGATCGCATTGAAAATTGCATGTGGATGCTTGACAATAAAGATCCGTTTGTTGTCACAGAAAAAATTGATGGTACTTCCACTACGTTCTTTATTGACTATGCAAAGTCGAAGCGTAAGCCAGAGTTCGGTGTATGTTCCCGCAATGTGCGTCAGGTAGATATGAATCAAGATACATACTTCGATTGTCAAAATGTTTATTGGGAAATGTGTTTCCAATATGAAATTGAGGATGTATTGAAGAGTATTGCTAAGGAATACAATGTAGCCCGTGTTGTTCTTCAGGGTGAAACTTATGGCGAGAGTGTTCAAGGCAATCCATATAAGCTGAAGGAGCGTAAGTTCGCTGCATTTAATTTGGTTTTCAATGGCGAGCGTCTTGGCTCTCTTAAGGCAAAGAGCATTCTTGATAAATATGACATTCCGTTTGTTCCTATCATTGATGAGAATTATATCTTGCCAAATCGTGAAGATTTTGAGGAGTTCAAGGAGTCTGCTGACGGTATGAGTACAATTAATAAGCAGACTAGACGAGAAGGCTTTGTTTATCGTAGTCAGGACGGTAAGCAGTCATTCAAGAATATCAGTCGCAATTTTCTCTTAAAGAAGAAGGATTAAATAGTGAATAGCACAAAACCAGTGCTGACGGTTATGGTAGGCTTGCCAGGGAGCGGCAAGTCTACTCTTTCATATAGGTTGGCACAAGAAACCAATACAGTTATCTTTAGTTCTGATGAGCTTCGCAAAGAAATGTTTGGAGACACTGAAGATCAGAATCATAATGCGGATGTGTTCAACGAACTTCATAAACGTATCAAACATTGTTTGAATAATGGCGGTAATGCTATTTACGATGCTTGTAACATTTCTTCTAAACGTAGACGAGCTTTTCTTAGCGAGTTGAAGAAAATTGATTGCGTTAAGAAGTGTGTTATTGCGGCAACGCCGTATGAGCAGTGTTTGAAAAACAATAAGAATAGAGACAGACAAGTTCCTGAGTATGCAATTGATAATATGTATAAGCACTGGAACACTCCATATTGGTTTGAGGGTTGGGATGACATTCAGGTTTGTTATTGGGATGATGAAAGAAAAAATCCTACTGATTGGTGCATAGAATATATGCCTTATAAACAGGATAATCCGCATCACGTACACACATTAGGAAATCATTGTGTTGAAGCTGCTCTTTATGGATTTCGCAACTTTGGACGCTTAGTAGGATACGCTGCAATGATTCACGATAACGGCAAGCCTTTTGTAAAAAAGTTTGAAAACTACAAGGGTAAACCAGATGATGTGGCACATTTTTATAACCATGAAAACTGTGGTGCATATAACACATTGTTTTTTGACATAGATAAAGCAATCTTACTTGATGTTTCTATTTTAGTGAATCTACATATGCATCCATACAATTGGGAACGTGAGCAAGGAGCTAAGAGAGAAAAGCTTTGCAACAAATACAAGAAACTGTGGGGCGATAAATTATATAATGATGTGTTAGCATTACACGAAGCAGATAAAACGGCGCATTAAGGAGGAATAGCTATGCTGCGAGTATGGGATACAAAGAAGAAGAAGTGGTGTGATCCTGATGGTTTCTATCTATCATGCTATGAGGATTTATACACGTATTCTGAAAAGCGGTTCGGCAGTAAGCTGAAGCGTGTTCGTGATGATGAACGATATGTTTACCATAGGTCTTTGGGTATGCATGACGAGACTGGAACCGAGGTGTATGAAGGAGACATCCTTGGCGGTGTAAAGGATGATGGTAAGGTCTGTTATATGACAGTAGCCTATGTTCCATCACATGCACAGTTTGTTCTGTTTGATGAAGATGATAAGCCTGAGAATATGGATGGCACATATTATCTTATTGAAGATGATTTTATTGAAGAACTGAAGATTGTAGGCAATGTCTTCGAAGGTATTAAGGAAGAGATTGAAGCTCCCGAAATCGTAGAGGAACCCGAAGAGGTTATTGTTGATAATGATGCTTCTGTTGGAACAGATGATGTTGAAGTTGTAGAAGCGGAAGTGATTGAGGAAAGCGAATTAAAAGAATAACAGTAAGGGAGAGTTGTGAATGTCTCATGTAGTAATTGCATTCGCTATTGTTCTTATGATTGTGTTTTCTGTTTTATGTTATGCTTGTTGCATTGCATCTGGACGTTGTTCCAGAGAAGAAGAAAAGCTGAAACGTTATGAGAATGACGATTCAGGAAATGTCTGAAGAAAGGTGAGACGATGATTCAAGTTAGGCAAGGAGTCTTTGAGACTAATTCATCTAGTACCCACTCGATTTGCATTCCAAGGAAGTGTGATAAGATCATCAATCATGTCGATTTTCGTATTGGCGAATATGGATGGGAGAATGGCGAAGCTGATCCTGCGTCATATCTGTATACTGGCGTTCTGTGTGCATACAAAAAGGATGAAGCTCAAGAGCTTATTAATGATATTGCCAACTTCCTTGTCGCCAATGATATTAGCTTTACTTTTGAAAAGCCTGAGTATGATGAATACAATCATCTTTCGTATAAACAAGGTTATATTGACCATGTGTACGAGCTACGTGAGTTTATCGAATATATTTTAAATGACGGAGAGGCGTTTCTGCGTTATTTGTCCAAAGGTATCGTATATACTGGCAACGATAATCAAGATCCGCAACCGAGCGGTTGTGATATTTGTGATGAGGATTATTACGATTACGATCTTGATAAGTATGTTCCGAACCCATACCACGACATTGAGAACTATGAATATTTTTATAAGGGAAACTAACTAGGAGAATGCTATGCTACAAGTACGTCAAGGTGTTTTTGAAACGAATTCTAGTTCAACCCATTCAATTACAATTGTTCCGCAATCTGAGTTCAATGAATGGAAAAACGGGGACACTTACTTTAATGATGGATGGTGGTATAATAGCACCAATCTAATTAAGGACAATACATTTATTACAAAAGACGAAGCTATTTCGCTTGTAATGACGAGTGATTATCTTCCTGAGAGTAATCCATATGAAATGTCAAAAGAAGAACTTGACGAGTTGTTCGCTGATGAATATAGTATTTATTCGTATGAGAAGTTTTTGCATGATAGCTATCTTGAAAGCTATGTAGAATGCTATGCTTCCGAGCATGGTGACAATATCGTTGCCTTTGGACAATACGGACATAATTGATGGGAGATAAGATGAAAACCCTTGGTAAGTACAAGAACGGAAATTACCGTGTGGCGATGCTGGTTAACGGCACCAAGATTCGTTACAATGATCTTGATTTCTTTGAGCCAGAGAAACCAGAATCAATCGACCTAAAGGCTACCAACCGTTGTTTTAGAGGTTGTAGTTTTTGCCACGAGAATTCAACCTGCGATGGCAAGCATGGAGACATTCTTAATCTTCCGTTCTTAGATACCATGCTGCCATATAGCGAAATTGCAATTGGCGGTGGGAACGTACTTCTTCATCCAGACTTGATTCCGTTTCTTGAAGGTCTTAAAGAACGTAAGCTCATTGCAAATATGACCGTCCATCAAGACGACTTCATGGCTAATAGTGATTTTCTTAGGTATCTTGTTGAAGATAAGTTGATTTATGGGCTTGGTGTTTCTCTTAATTATGTAGACGATGAATTCATCGAGGTTATCAAAGAGTTTCCCAATGCGGTAATTCACGTTATCAATGGCGTTGTATCCGTATCTGAGCTAGCGAGCCTTGCAAATAACAACCTTAAGATTCTTATTCTTGGATACAAAGAATTTAGGCGTGGCAAGGATCTATATAATATTATCGGAGATAATATCGAACGCGATAAGTCCGAACTATATGAAGCGTTGCCAACGATTGTCAGCAATGGTTGGTTCGATTGCGTGAGTTTCGATAATCTAGCAATCAAGCAGCTTGATCCTAAGCGTTTTATGAGCGAAGATAAATGGAAGTCTTTTTATATGGGAGACGATGGATCATTCACCATGTATATCGATGCTGTTGAAAGAAAGTTTGCTAAGAGTTCTATATCTACAGAACGTTGGGAGATTACAGATGATATTAAGGAAATGTTTGACAAGGTGAGGAGTGTTGCTTAATGGAAGTATGTAAAATTTTTCTTAGTGGTGGAATGAGTGGTCTTACGCAGAAGCAGCAATGGGCTTGGCGAAAAGAAGTTGAGAAGGAGCTGACTGAGTTCAGGTATGGAACTAGGGTGAAGCCAGAGTTCTTTAACCCATGCTTGTACTACAATGTAGATGAGGATTATCACAAGACCGAGAATGAGCATTTCGAGTTTGATACATATAATCTACGTAGATCTGATTTGGTTATTGTGAACTTCAATGCTCCTAATTCTATTGGCTCAGCAATGGAGCTTATGTTGGCGAAAGAGCTGCACATTCCCATCATTGGTCTTAATGAGAACAAGCGTAAGCTTCACCCGTGGTTAGAGGTATGCTGCAATCGTATCTGCGATGATATGGAAGAACTTGTAGATCATGTGGCTGCTTGCTATTTGAATTAATATAGAAAGGATATTGCTATGCGAATTGGTAAGCTTCAGGTTACTACTGAATTTGAATCTGATGAAGGTGTATTTGAGAGTATCAAGTCATACAATATTATTGAAGTAGACGCTGGTACTACTAGTCTGATTGGCGTGTCTCCTGTTGATGACCCCACTAAGGATATTGTCTGGAAGTATGGTTTCAATATCAACGATGAGTATTATCTTGACAAGGTATTTAATGTTATGGGAAAGAATACATATGATTGGGTGGAACCTATGCATGGGACTGATGAAGATATTTATTCTTAATTTGCTGTTTGCAACAGTTTGAATATGGTGTATAATCTTATTGCTAATAAGGTTATATGTTAAAGGAGAAACTATTTGATAGTTTAAGTATGAACGTAAAAATGAATCAAATAATCTAATTACGGAGGTATGGTAAATGGCAAATGAAAAGAATGTGATTACAAAGTCTGACTGGGTTTCAAACTTTACTCTCATTGGTGAAGCAAAGGTTAATGATTACACCTTTAAGATTGATGAGCATAGCAACAAGTCATCTTGGATTTACAATTCTATGAATCTGGGTATTGACTGCGGTGAGAAGTTCGGGACAGTTTTCGCCGATCTCATGGGGGGTTATAGCGAAGACCGAGAGAACATCATCTACGTACATGGCAAGGATGATGATGGCAACGATGACTTCGGGCAGACTTTCACGGTAGACTGGGAAGATCGCCTAAATGATGAAGTGCTTGAGTCAGTAGGCGATTTGTGCTTCATCACTGTTGGTCTTGAGAAGACAGACAAGGGTAAGACGTATTACAAGAATTTCCTTAGTGCATATGACGCAATTGCATATGTCCAGGAGCATCTTGAAGATGGCATGGTAGTGAATGTCCGTGGTCGCTTGCAGTACAGCATCTACAATGATACTGTTCAGGTACGCAAGACAATCCAGAGCATTGTGCTGAGCAATGCTGATGATTCTTCCAAGTATGTTGCTCGATTCACGCAGTCTGTGCTTCTCGACAAGGATTCTGCAAGCTTGAAAGACGTTGACAAAGACAAGGGTGTTATGTATGTGAATGCTCGTGTTCTTGATTATCTCAAAGAGTTGAATGGTGTTGAGATTAGGGGTCAGTATCCTTACAATGTCACTTTTGAGTTCCCTATGGATTTGACTAAGCCCGATACTTGCAAGAAGATTTATGAGAAGCTGTTCAAGGTTAAGAAGAATGTTCGTCAGGTAACGTTTGAAGGCGAGTTTGTTGAGGGTGGAGCTGTAGTTCAAGCATCCTGGGATGACGTACCCGATGACATCAAAGATCTTGTTGAGATTGGCGTTTACAGCAAGGAAGAGGCGCTTCAGAAGTGCAGCGCAAACGGCTCTCGTGAGCGCCGTATGCTGTTGAAGAAGCCTATGATTCGCCTTGTAGGTGAGGACAAGACTGCTGTTATCCAGGTATTTGATGATAAGTATAAAGAAGAAGAATTGGTTATCGATACTGGGGCTGCTGAGGAAGATGATGAGGAGCTGCCTTTTGATGAAGATAAGTTTTCCAATGAGTCATCTGATGACGATTCGATGTCCTGGTTAGATGAACTCTAGTATTTAATTACCAAAGTTATATGCTAAGCGGGAGGGTTTATTCTCTCCCGCTCTATTGAAAGAAACATCTTAGAAAGGGTGTAGTTAATGGGTAAATTCAAGAAGAATATTGTCCGACCAAATATCTTTGATTATAATCTTGCTATCTTTGGTCAGCAAGGCGTAGGAAAAACGACCCTAGCGTATCAGGTGTGCAAAAAGCTACTTGGTGATGACTATGTTATTTTTAACTGTGGTAAGGAAGATGGTATTAAGGCACTTCCCGATGCAATCTATTACGATTGTCCTGATTGGGATGAATTTGATGACATTATCAATGATATCGTAGATAACCGAACCAGTGATGATTATAAAGATACTAAGGTTGTCGTGCTAGATACTATAGATGAAATTTTCAACATGGCGCAGGATGAAGTAATCCGCTTGTCTAATAAGAAAAACCCATCTAAGAAGGCAAGCACTATTAACGAAGCCTTCTCTGGTTTTGGCGCTGGTCTTCAGAAGACAGAGGAACTTGTACTTGACGCTCTTTGGCGATTGAAGTCTGTTGGCATCAATGTATTCGTAATTGGTCATACCAAGAATAAAACTATGACTGATGTAGTTAATGATGCCGAGTATGATATCCTTACCAGTAATTTGTCAAACAGGTATTATACTGCTATTGCAACGAAGATGGATGTAATTGGTATTTGCTATGTCGATAGGGACATCATTACTGAGAAGACGAATCGAAAAGACATCAAGGGTCGAACGATTGAAAAGAACGTTATTGCAAATGAAGCGAGAAAGATTTGTTTCCGTTCTGACAATTACAGCACCGCAAGCAAGAGCCGATTCCCTGACATCGAAGGAATCATTGATTTGGACGCTGATGCATTTATCAATGCAATTGAAGCAGCTATTCAGAAGCTAATCGACAAGTCTTCTATGTCTGAGTCGGATATCAAGAAGCACTATGAAAAAGAGGAAAAGGCTGAAAAGGAACGCATTGTCGCTGAAACTGAAGCCAAGAAGTCTAAGGCTGCGGTAGATGAAGTGATCTCAGAGATCGTAAATTTCTTCACTGAGAACAAGTCTGAGATCGACAAAATCAAACCAGTGATGGCTGAGATCAAGAAGCGCGGATATGGCAAGCCTACTGAGATTACCGACATCGAAGATGCAAAGGCTGTTCTCGCTCTTACTCTTCAGTAAAACAACAGGTGTTAAAGAAAGGTATACATATGAAAGAACCAATTGAATCTATGGAGTATCGTTACAACTGTATGGCTCAGAACGGTAAGAACGAGTGGGGACATGGCATCATGCGTAAGCTCTACTATAAGATTATCCAGGCTAAGGAAGCTGCCGACCGCTCTTAATTAGAGGGCATAAGTTTGAAGGACTACCCGTGGTTGAAATATACTGCGGGTAGACGTGTAGATAAAGGAGGTTTGATCGTGGGCAAGACACCTAGAAAGCGCATGACAAAAGAAGAACGAGAAGCTTGGGATAGTTTATATGAATATGTACGCACAAAGGTAATGCGATACGATTCAAACCAAGCTTTGCCAAGTCAAATGGTTCTTCGCCTTAAGGGTATGTTGAACGGCAAGTTCATGGCTAACGGTTCTACCAAGGATATGGCTAACTATTCTTATGATGTTGTATTGAATACGTTCAAGTATTCTATGCCAGATATTCAACGCGCCTTGGGGAGTGTGAGCTTCAATAGTGAATGGCATAAGTTCCTTTATATTATGAAGATTGTAGAAGGCAATTTGAATGACGTGTATATGAGAATGAAGGGTGCTGAGAGGGCTAAGGAGGAAATGTTGCGAGATGACTCTTGTAGCGTTTCACATAAAGCAGTAGAATATAAACCCAAGAAAAAGAACAAAGATAAGTTCTCTGATTTGTGGTAGACAAGGTGATGCTTAGATGGCAGAAAAGAATATTAAACTGACACCGTTTGAACAACAGCAGCGAGATTCTGCTAAGAAAGTATTAGAGTACAAACTTGGCTCAGAAGCATCTGTCGTATCTATGATATATAAGAAACCAGATTTGCTTACTGAAACAAATCTTACTCTTCAAGATTTTCATAACAATGTCTGGCGTGTCTATTTTGAGATTGCAAGGTCATTGATTCTTGATGAAAAGAAAGTTGCGCTATCTGAGATTGATGTTGGTCTTTATCTTGATAAGCATCCAAAGCTGGCTAAGAAATATGAAGAATATGGTGGATATAAGACAATCGAAGATGCTGGTGCATATGTAGACACACAAAACTTCTATGGTTATGTTTCTGATCTTCGAAAGTGGAATGTTGTCATCAAGCTTATTAAGCGAGGGTTTCCATGTGACAAGGAGCGTATTAGTGAACTAGCTGATATGACAGCAGAAGATGTCTATAATGAATACACTGTATATCTAAATGACATCTTTGCTAACGTGGATAACAACGTAAAGTCTTATAATGGCTTCGAGGGTATGAAGGAGCTTGTAGATGAACTTGATGAAGGATTGAATGTGGGTATTCCATTTGCCAACTGTGATATTCTCAACAAGGAAACTGGTGGTATGCTCGGAGGCAACATCATTGGTATGGGAGCCAGCAGCGGCGTGGGCAAGAGTACCTTGTCCATCAACTACATCTTCCCTTCTATGATTAAATACAATCTAAAAGCACTGTTTATTATTAACGAGGAAGATTCACGGAAATTCAAGAAGGAAGCGCTTATTTGGTATTGTTCAAATGTTCTTAAGCATCCTGTTCCGAAGCATATTCTTCGTGATGGCGGCTTTGATAAGGAAACTAAAGAAGCCTTATACAAAGCTTCTGAATGGTTTGAAGGACAAAAAGATAATCATAATATCACTATTATTCCACTCGAACAATACACAGCCAGAATCGTAGTAAAACTTATTAAAAAGTATACAAATATGGGAGTAGATGTTATTGTTCTTGACACACTGAAGGAGAGTTACGATTCTCGCAACAAGGAATCATGGAAGTCTCTTATGACAGACTGCGTTGATTTCTATGATTGCATCAAACATACTAATACATGTATGATTATTACTTATCAGCTTGTTAAAAATAGAAGTAAGTATCTTACTAATGCAGACATTGGCGTGTCAAAGGGTATTCTCGATGTGTTTAGTGTGAATATGTTTTTTAGAAGACCACTGCAAACAGAATATGCTGGCGAGAGAGAAGAGTTGTATTGTTATAAGCATGGTAATAGCAATAACACTAAAATTCCTTTTAAGCTTGAAAAAGATAAACATTATATGATTACGTTTCTAAGTAAAAACAGGCAGGGTCAGAGCGATATCCAAATTGTAAGCGAAGCAGATTTCTCTATTAATAAATATGAAGACATTGGATACGCTTTGATTCAGCAGGATTTCTGATAAACTACTCACGTTATATGCTATACTGTGAATAGTTGCTTTAACAAGCAAACCAACCATACAAGTAAATCAACTAAGAAAGGAGTGGTATTTAAATGGATACTGTTTCTCTTAAGAAGTACATATATGAAAACAATAAAATAGAATATGTGCTTCAAGAGATTGGCTGCGGCAACATTAAATACCATTCCAATAAAGAGTTCTATGCAGCATCTAATCACAATGGCGATAACCCAGGAGCGGTCAATGTAAAGAACAATGAATACCTTAATGTAGTTAATTGGACTAGGCAGAATGAGTTCCCCGAAGGTTCTGATATCTTTAATCTCGTTCAATATAATAAGCAATACTCATTCACAGAATCAGTTAAATACCTCCACAAGATTCTTGGTCTTGATTACAGTCCATATAAGAAGCAAGAGAAGAAAGAAAAGTTCGATCCTCTGAATGTATTCAAGCGCGTCTTAAGTGCAAGGAGAAGAGTAGATGTAAACGACATACACGTTATAAGCGATGAAGCTTTAAATGATTATGTTCCTTTGCTGCATATCTCCTGGTTCAGAGAAGGCGTGATGCCGTGGACTAGAGAGAAGTTCGGGATAGCATATTCATACAAGCACAAACGAGTAGTGATCCCATTACGTTCCTGGCTAGACGGGACGTTGCTTGGATTCAATCAACGTACAACTGTTGAGAATTATGAAGAGCTTGGTATCTCTAAATATTTCATCACACCCTCATATCAGAAGAGCTTGAATTTGTATGGACTTTGGGAGAATAAAGAAGAGATTGAGCAAAAGAGATATGTGGTGATTGTTGAATCCGAGAAGTCTGTGTTGAAACGGCATTCTTTGAATGATGGAACGTGCGTAGCTCTCCAAGGGAAAACCCTAAGTGATGAGCAGTTGAGGATAATCTTAGGTCTTGATATTGATGAGGTTATCATTGCTCTTGACAATGATGTTCCTATTGAGGAAATCAGGTATATGTGCGATAAGTTCTATCGCTTTCGCAAAGTTAGTTATGTGAAGGACTCATGGGATTTGCTTGACAAGAAGGATTCTCCATGCGATGCGAAGAACAAGATATATAATTTTCTTATGAAGTTCAGAACTACATATGATGATAGTGAACATAATAAGTATCTTAAAAGCTTGCAGAAGTAAGGAACAGATATGAACTATTTTATAAGTGACACCCACTGGGGACACGAGAATGTACTAGGGTTTGATAGCCGACCTTTTAAGACAATTGAAGAACATGATAAGGTGCTAATTGACAACTGGAATGGCACTGTATCTTGTGAAGACCATGTATATATTCTGGGTGATATTTCTTGGCACAACTCTACCAAGACAATTGAAATCTTCGAGCAGCTTAACGGATATAAGACTCTAATTCGAGGAAACCATGACTCCAAGGTCTTGAAGAATCCTAAGATGCGAGAACAGTTTGTTGAGATAACCGATTACAAGGAGCTTACGTTTGATGATGGTGGTGGACTTGTACTTTGCCATTATCCTATTCTCGCATTTAAGAATCATTACTATAATTGGGTTCATTTCTACGGACATGTCCATACAACATGGGAGTACGACATCATCGAAGAAGCCAGAAGGCGTTCTATTGAAGTCTCTGGTAGTCCTTGCAATATGATTAATGTTGGTTGTATGATGCCGTGGATGAACTATACGCCGAAGACATTTACGGAGATTATGTCTACATATAAAGAAGGTGATTAAGATGGACAACTATCCAGATACTACCTACGAAGCAGATCCAGATGCGCCATGGAATCAGCCAGACCCTTGGTTTGGACGCAGGTGCGATGAGTGTATTCGATTCTATGAGATTCCATCATGGATATGTAGAGGAACCACATGTGGGTTTTGTACTGAGAACACAGAGTATGTAGACGGCGAAGAAGAAGCATGTGAGTGGTTTGAGGAGTAAATATGAAGTATAAATTTGGAATTAAGCATTGGAAGTTTGCGAAGGGTCACTGGTCTTTAAGTATTGGAATCGCCCATTCGAATGATGAGACATTCTTAGAGTTAGAATTGTTCAAGTGGGTAGTTCTTATTGGTTTGATGTATATATAAATAAGGAGAGAGTACAATGAAGCGTTATATGAAAGACTACAAGAAACTTACTCTCGAAGACCTTGGCGCAGAGGATTGTATCAATCTTCTTAATCCTGTTAAGTGTCCGTGTGGTTGCGGTGGATACGCAAATCCCATCATCGTAGATGAAGAGGGTGAGTTCAATCCATTTGCGTTTGCCACTATGGTTCTTGAGAATGAGGAATGTAAACACGCATTTGTGTTCGTTATCTCTGATTGGGATGTGTCTGGTGCATTTACTTGTGAAGACGGTATCAAGTATTTCACCACTGCTGAGAACGGCGCATTCGAGTATGCAGATGATACTGTTGCTTGTGTGCGAAATATGATTGAAAAGTTTGAGCCTCATTGTGTAGGTATCTTGCAGTATACTGGCAGCGACAATGCATATCGCGTTGTGACTGACGTAGTATATGATTAAATAAGATAGAGGTGTATTTATGGCTAGACTTTCAAGAGAAGAACTTGACAAGATTAAAGAGAAATATAATGTGTCACGTATCTGGTCGTTTTCGAGAATAAACGCATACGAAACAAGTAAGTACGAATATGCGCTTCGCTACTTAATGCATGAACCTGAAGACAGGCAAGATTGTGCTTATACTACTCTTGGATCACTTTGTCACGATACGTTAGATGATTTCTATGAGGGTAAGATTTCATATGATGACATGGCGGAGCAGTTCACTGATGGCTGGATTACCGCTATCGACATAGCTGGTTTGAAGCTAGACCGCAATGACGAAGAACATGATGCTAAGCTAAAAGAAAAGTATAAGTTTGACATCCAACACTTCTTTAAGAATCATGTGACTTATGACTATAAGCTTCTGATTGAGAAACCAGTTGTTACAAAGGTTGGGTCTAGTGTATTTGTCGGATATTGTGATGCTATCTATAAAGATGACGAAGGTTATTATTATGTAGTAGACTTCAAGACAAGTAGTGCATCTGGATTCTCTGGCAAGAGTCTAGAAAAAAAGTCAATGCAGCTTATTTTGTATTCTATGGCGTTGATTCAATCTGGCGTTGACATCGAACATATTAGACCATGTTTTAATATGTTGAAGTATGTCAATGTGGAAACAACATTGAAGAACGGCAAGAAGAAGGTTCGGCAGATTGAGCGGTGTAGTATTGGTCAGTCGCTTCAGTCAAATTGTAAAACCTGGTTAAAGGCATTTGATTATTCTGAAGACGAGATTGATAACTATCTAAAGATGCTACTTGATACTAACAGCATTGAAATTCTTCCTGAAGAAGTGCAAGAGAAATATAAGTTTGAAGACTGTCATATCTATGTGCCACTTACGCAAGAATTGGTAGATAAGACCACCGATACAATTATTGATATTGTCCGCGATATTATGGCGCGCGAGAAGGACTACAAAGAAACTGGTAGCGACCAAGCGTTCTGGGATGATGAAGCTAGCGTCAAGAAGGAGTCATATTACTATGCTACATTATGCGGGTACTCACCCTCAAAGCTTCTTCCATACAAGGCATATCTCGATCAGCTAGAAAAGCAGAAGAGAGGTATGGATTTCTTCGGCGGTGTTGGTAATGATTCCGAAAATAACGTTGTAACTAATAACGATATATGCAATAATGGTTCAACAGACGAAGTTGACTTATCCTGGCTGGATGAGATTGCATAAGAAATTGGAGGATATATAATGAGCGATGGCATCAATGTTCTGAGTTTGTTTGATGGGATTAGTTGCGGTAAGATTGCGCTTGACAGAGCTGGTGTAAAAGTAAATAAGTATTTTGCAAGTGAGATTGATGAGGATGCTATCGCAATCTCCAAGAAAAATCACAATGATATTATTCGGCTTGGAGATGTTACTAAGTGGCGTGAATGGGACTTGCCGAAGATTGACTTGATTATTGCAGGGTCACCATGTCAAGGATTTTCGAGAGCTGGTAAGATGCTTAATTTCAAAGACGAGAGAAGTAAACTGTTTTTTGAGTTCGTTGATATTCTCAATGATATTAAATTAAAGAACGAAGGTGTTCTATTTATGCTTGAGAATGTCAAGATGAAAACTGAATGGCGTAATACAATCACTAATTATGTTGGCGTTGAACCAATTGAAATTAACAGTAAACTTGTAAGCGCACAGAATCGCCTTCGTGCATATTGGACTAACATTCCTGGTGTGAAGAAGCCAGAAGACAAAGGCGTTAAGCTGGTTGACATTCTTGAAGAGCAAGTTGATGTCGATTATACTTACCATCAGGGAGTCATGCTTGATTCCTCTTTGTCTGAAGCTTCAATGAGTCTTGTTAGTAATGTTAATGGAGAGGTGCGTATTAGCCAAGCCACGAAGAAGGGCTACATTGTTGCCGAAGATGGTGATGGAATCAATCTATCCTTCCCAACGAGTAAGACTAGGCGTGGTCGTGTTATCAAGCAGAAGTCTTCGACTTTGGATCAACAGTGTGAAGTATGTGTATATCACGACAACAAGATTAGACGTTTGACTGTTCGTGAGCTTGAAAAATTGCAGACATTGCCTTGTGGATATACAGATGGATTTAGTAGCGTTGCTGCGAAGAAAGTCATCGGCAACGGTTGGACTGTAGATGTAGTGGCGCATATTCTTAATTACTTGAATAACAATTAAGGTTATATATCAATTTAAAATATCTATTTTAAGGAGTTAATATGTCTGATGTTATTGAGCAGCTTGAAAACTGGGTAAAAGAAAACTATAATCACTACGCTACTGAATATACTTATGAACGCTCAGAGGGTAATAGCTCTGATTGTTTTGCAGACGGATTTGAGTGTGGTACAAGTGTTGCTGCACTTGAGATTGGTAAGATTCTAGGTATGGATATTGAATAATAAAACATTTATTTTAAGGAACGATTATGTGTGATAATACAAAGCCAACTCAATGTATATACCAAGAAATGAAACTTTGTCAATATTGTAAGTATGGAATTCGTATATATCCAGAGGATATTGAAACAAGCGAAGATTTAGATAGGTGTTGTTTTTACACTTCTTGTATGTATGATTTTGATAAGGAAGAAGGTAAAAACATGAGAGATACAGATAGAATTGACAGGATTTGCGGTAAACTAGATATACTTTGGCATGAGTACCCAGACCAAAGATTAGGACAGTTGATTGTAAATTATTTGATGAATGAAGAAGATATGTTTTGGCAAGACGATGATGTAACGGAATCGAGATTGGATTCATTTCTTAATAAAAAGAGTACAGCGGAACAGTTTGCTGTTATGAAAGAAATTATTATGAATTTATAAAAGTAAGGGGTTGTAATGCTATCGTTTTATTTATCAACCGTAATTGTTTGGATGATTATTTTTTTGTGTGTACTTAAATTGTGTTCAAAAACATTCTTAAAACGATACGGCGAGTACATCAACATTGATAAGAAGCATAGCGAAGTTAAATCTTTTGTTGGTTTGTTCGTTATATCCGCTGTGCCGATCATTCGTCTTCTCATTATGATTTCGCTTTTCTATATGACGTTCTGTTCAGAAGAGAATTCTAAGGACATTGCCGAAATACTAAAGAAGGAAAGTGAAGATGATTGAGACAACTGTGAAATATTATTGCGATAGATGCGGGAAAGAGATTGTGTCTAAACCTCTGTTGCCGACTCTTTACTATCGCATGACTCTCAGTTCATCGAAGTTAGAATGGTTTGAAGGTTTGTCACATGAAAAGCAGCTTTGCAATGAGTGTGGGGAAGAGCTTAAGAAGTTTCTAGATGGTACAGAGTTAAAGAATTAAAACATTTATTTTAAGGAATAGATATGAAGAAAGATAGAACCCTCAACGAATGCAATGAGAAAGAAATTAAAGAGCTGTTACTTGGGCATAAAATTGTAGCAGACGAAGCCAGTGATAGTCTTGTTCTTGATGACGGTACGCTACTTCAGATTAATCCGAATATTGGATGTAGTGGCTGTGAATCTGGAAATTATTATTTGCACCACATTGCATCTGTAAATAATGCCATTACAAATGTTGAGTTTGTTGAAGATTATGATAACTACTATAAGCATTATAAGATTTTCGTGATTGCAGATGGTATGACAACAGAACTGCTTGACGTATATGGTACAGATGGCAACGGTTATTATGGCACTGGGTATGAGATTGATGTGTATCTTGAGGGCTTGAATATTTGTTTAAAGGACGTATAATGAATACATTTGATTTGGTCAAAGAAAACAAGACAATGTTGGCTATAGCAAGCAAGTCTGAAGAATCTGGTTTCAATGTATTAGAAGCTACGAGCAATAAAGTTGTAGTAAAGGCTGGCTGTCTTCCAGTAGAAATCACATGGGAAATGTGTTCATGTCATGGTGGTAGGATGTGGTTGTCGCAGAAAAGCACAAATATCTACATTGAACTATCAAGCGATAAATACGATGAGGAAAACGGCATTGTAGATCCAGAAACAGAGCTTGCATTCTATATTAACAATAAGATGGTTGATGTCATCAATGACTTTGAAAAATACGTTTATGTTGTTGATATTATTGGACGATTCGGGAAAGATAAAACAAATACTTATTATTTTAAGAGCGTAGAAGATGCTTCTAGGTTTGTGTTCAATGAAGGTGGGCACGACATTAACAGTGAATATGGAGAAGTGACGCATCAATATCCGAATCCAGACACGCAAGAGCGCATAACTTACATTGGTGAAGATAAGGGTGTATTAAAGTTTAAGGGCGAATATATTAATAAAGGCAATGTTAATACAGAATACGAAATTAGATTTAGGGTATTTAGAAAGAAGTAGTATAATATTTGTTCTAAGGAATTAAAATGGAAACCAAGTTTATTGAGCGCTTTGACAACAAGAGAAATGAAATCAAAGAAACTCTAACGTTCTTGTTAGATACTTGTAAAGACGATATTAATTATAGTGATATTGTTCACATTGTCATTGATGCTATACACGAAGATGATGGCGATCCAAATCCAAATGCAATCCATGAAATAGACGATGGTGATTATCAAGGAACGTTGCTGTTCGTAATCCCAGAAGACCTTTATCAACCATATGACTATTGGTATGTAAGAGTTGAATATGGTTCATGTAGCTGCTGTGACACTCTGGAAAGCATTTTTTATGGGTCAGATAGCAGAGAACAACAAATAGATGATTTGTTTACTCTTGCTTTGCATATTCTTCAAAGATTAAAGAAAATGGAGTAATTTAAAAATCTGTTTTAAGGAGTCGTTCGTGTTATTTATATTGTGTTTGTAACTATATAAGTAATAAGCATAACTAAAACGACACGATGTTTGAGAAATGTTTGCAAGACTAGATATACTTTAATTCGTCTAATAAGGAAGGTAGCAAATGAAAGCAAAAGAACTGGCAGAAGAGCTGCTAAAGTATCCAGACTATGAAGTTCAGACTTCTGTTTGTGTTAGTCTACCGACTTATGATAACCCATATGAAAAATGTGAATATTGTGAAGTATATGGTATCGATTATGTTATACCAGAAGAAAAGGTTATAATTCTTGATGTAGGTTAAATCGTTTTGAGAACGGAGCGCAGATGTCTCGGTCTTATAAGAAAACTCCTTGTTACCAGGATAATGCAGGTATGAAGAAAATCTTCAATCGTAGGCTTCGCCGCAGTTCCAAGTGCCAAGACATCCCTTCTGGCAAAGCTTACCGCAAAGTAAATGAGACTTGGGATCAGTGTGATTATAAGCTTAGTTGGAACAGCTATAATGATTACAAAAAATACATGGAGTCTTTTTATAAGCATTATGGTGGCGAGTACGGCGAACGCGATGAGGATTATTGGCGTAAGTTGATTGGAAAGTAAGATGGGTATAATGACGGCTAAAGAAGCCAAAGCTGTTTCGACCATTGAAAGAAAGAAACGAGAAAGTCCGCAGTATTGGCTTGACTTCCTTGAAATGAAACTGAACCATCAAATTAGGAATGGAGAAGAACGGTGCGAATTATTTTTTCCTTATGATATTTTTCATGCCAAGAAGAATCAGGAAAAGATTAAAGACTGGACGAAAGTTTTAAAAGCAAATGGTTACAAGGTAGATCTGATAAGGCAATATGATTTTTCCATCAATCAAAAAATTATAGCAGGTGTTAGGGTAGATTGGACTTTCAATGACCAAGATTAAAAAATTTTGTCTCGTCTTGATTATGGCTATCGTTTTAGCTTTCGGGCTATGTGGGTGTGAAGATGGGTATATTCCAAAGTCCCAGGATGACAGTAACAGTTTGTTCAAATTAGTTTATAGTCAAGGCGCTAAGGATGTTCTTGTAGACAAGGAGACTGGTGTAATGTATCTTTCTATTGCTTGGGGCGGCACTACACCTCTTTATAATGCTGATGGCTCTTTGAAGGTTTGGAGAGAAGATAATAATGATTAGTGCAAAAGAACTTAGTAACTTACAAGATACCCTTTACTGCGAAGACAGCTTTATTCATCTTATTGGATTATTCTTTCTTTACCTTGGAAGCGCCGTAGAAACTGGTAGTAAAAAGGCTCATTTTCCTGTTGCTTATCACACTTGGCAAGATGCGTATGATGACTTTAAAGAGCAATTAGAAAAAGATGGGTTCTCTGTGAAATGGAGTAAGTGTGAAAGAGAATTTATGGTAACTACGTATGACGGGGAATCGCCTTCTATGGTACTTATCGAAGTAGATTGGTCTTAAATATGGTGGCGAATATTATTTTTATAATTTGGATTATACTGGCTGTAGTATGTGTTGTATGTTTTTATTCTGAGAGGTAGATATGAGTATTTATATTGTTCATTTTTCAGATTACGATAACGATTTCTCAATTGGATACTTCATGAATAAAGAAGATGCCGAAGCTTGTGCTGAATACTACAATGAAACAGAACCTAGTGTGTATTTTGATAATGAATATGAAGTAGAAGAGTATGATTTAGATGATACAGATTACGTCATATTGTTAAAAGAGATTGAGGAGAAAAAACAGAGGGAACTTGAAGCCATACAAGAAGCTGAACGAGAAACCATTAAGCAGAAAGAACTTGCTGAACTTGCCAGGCTGAAAGCAAAGTACGAATAATAGACAACTTACAGGAGTATAAAATGCCAGTGAAAGATGAACTCGGAAAGAGAATGAAGGAGTATTACGAGAATATTCCTAAGACAAAGCTGATGCGTAGAACACCAGTTGCAATTAGACTGGATGGCAAGGCATTCCACACTTTTACTAGAGGTTTTGAAAAGCCATTTGATAACGTAATAACCGCTTCTATGCAAGAAACGATGAAGTATCTTTGCGAGAACGTTCAAGGTTGCGTGCTTGGGTATACTCAGTCTGATGAGATCACATTGATTCTTATAGACTACAAGAAGCTTGATACTTCTGCATGGTTTGATTATGAAGTGCAGAAGATGTGCAGTGTAGCTGCAAGCATGGCGACTATGGCGTTTAATAAAGAATTTGATAAGCAGCAGTTTAAATGGCTGAGAAACAATTGTCCAGTTTTTTGGTATGATGAGAATTGTCAAGAAGTTGATAAAGAAAAACATGACATATATCGCGCCTATAATACAGCAGGCGCAAAAGGCGCAATGTTTGATGCAAGAGTATTCAATATTCCAAAGGAAGAAGTGACCAACCTTATTTATTGGAGGCAGCTAGACGCGATTAGAAACAGCATTCAGATGGTTGGTCAAGCAAACTTCTCTCATAAAGAATTGCAAAATAAGACTTGCAACCAAATCAAAGACATGCTTCTAGATCGGAAGGATATCAATTGGGATGACTTGCCTACGTATAAGAAGATGGGAAGTTGCTGTATTAAGAAGAAGTTAGATAACGGTAGAACTCATTGGGATATTGATACTGATATTCCTGTCTTCAAGGATGAAGGCAGAGAGTACATTGACAGTTTAATTTATTTTTAAGAAAGGTACTATTATGAGAAACGTTGTTGGTCTTTTGGTTATGATTATCGGCATCATCGCGGGGTTGTATGTCGGTGGATGGCTGATGTTTATTCAGCCAATTCTCGAAGCTTGCCAGGCTTTTGACGCTGGTACTCTAACTGGTGTGACAGTTGGTATTACGGTGCTGAAGTGTATTTTTGCTAGTGCCGTAGGATTGTTTATTGTTTATGTTGGTATGGCTGTTGGTGTACTTATTCGAGATTAAGAATGGAGAAGATAACTATGAGCGTTGAATTTGAAGTTGATATGGGATATTTGGCAGAATATGACGAGCTTGATTGCGTGATTCTGCATGATGAAAATGGTGAGATGGAACCGATGAAATTTGTTCCAGAAGAGAAGCAAGAGTAGTTAAGTTAAGATTGGAGTAAATTGTTATGGGTAAGATTAATTCTATTTGCATTCATGATTGTGATGCTGAAAAGGTTTTTGGTTATGATTGGTTTGGTTGTGATTGGATGGCTAACCCTAAGATATTTGACAAATTTACCATGTTAACTAACGCTGCTACGACCACCGTTGATGGAGTAATGCCGCGTGAAAAGAAGAGCGTTGTATTCCCAGAAATCAGGAATGTCATCTTCAGTGACCCTGCTATCATCGTATTCTGGAAGGATGGCACCAAGACAGTAGTTAAGGCTTATGAGGACAAGTTTGATGCCGAGAAGGGTCTGGCTATGGCTATCGCAAAGAAGGCTCTTGGTAACAAGGGTAGCTACTACGAGGTAATCAAGAAGTGGGTTGGCGATCTTATGCCTAGGTGTGAAGGTGTTGCCGAGAAGAATGATGAGAATGAGAAGACTGTGGATAAGAAGCCTAAGAAGAATGTGAAGGTTAAGAACAAGAAGTAATAAGAAGTAAGAAATAGATTTTATTTTTTAGGTTTACTAATAAACTTATATGCTATAATTAAGGGGTGATTTTATTCGCCCCTATTTTTATAAGAAGGCAGTGGTGTTTGTGATTAAAGAATATGAGAATTACCATAAGCATGATTCTATATCGAACTTGTATTTACCCGATAGCAATGTAAAACCAATTGACTATATCAATAGAATCAAAGAACTTGGGTATGGTTGCTATTTCACCACAAATCACGCAACGGGTGGTGATGTATTTGAATCTCTTACTCTGTGCAAAGAGGCTGGTATTCGTTGTTTGTATGGTATTGAGGGGTATATTGTTAAAAACCCAACAGAGAAGGATAAGCGCAATTATCATATTGTGATTATTCCAACCACAAACAAAGCCAGAAAGAAGCTTAATCTCATTACAAGCAGAGCAAGTACGGAGGGGTTCTACTATCGTCCGCGCATCTTCCCAGAAGATCTTCTTAAACTAGACCCAGAAGATGTATATATCACGAGTGCCTGTGTCGCTGGCATCGTCAAAGACAAAGATGCCATTGTTGATATCTTTATGCCTTTGATGAAGCACTTCGGTAAGCATATGTTTCTTGAGGTGCAGAATCATAATGAACCTAATCAGATTGCGGTAAATAAAACATGTCTTGCTTTGGCTGATAAGTTTGGTCTTGAGCTTATTGCTGCGAATGATAGTCACTATATTTACCCAGAACAAGCAAAGGAACGTCTTGATTTTCTTCGGGGTAAGGGTCTTACATATAATGATGAGGATAGTTATATTCTTGATTTTCCAGACTACGACACATTCTTTAGGCGATTCCAAGAGCAAGGCGTTCTAACTGATGCGCAAATTGAACGTGCTATCGCCAACACTTTGACTTTTAGAGAATGCGAGGATATTGATATTGATAAAAACATCAAAATGCCAAGTATCTATCCTAATTTGTCGGCAGATGAAAAGATTGACGAACTTAAGAAGCATGTACTTGCTAAGTTTAGGAGTATTGTTAAGCAGGATGATATCACTGGTAAAGAATTAAAAGAATACAAGCAGGGCATTGCTCAGGAAATGAAGGTTATCGAAGACACCAAGGAGGTCAATAGCGCAGACTATTTCTTGCTTAATGAAAAGCTTGTTGACCTTGCTGTGAACAAGTACAGCGGCGTTCTTACTCGTACGGGACGTGGTAGTTGTGGTGGTTTTTATATTAACCGTATTCTTGGCATGACGCAGCTTGATAGGTTTAAGCTTGATATTAAGTTATACCCAGAGCGCTTTATGTCTACTGCTCGATTGCTTGAAAATAGAGCTATGCCAGATATTGATTTTAATGTTGTTTCTCAAGAACCATTTGTAAAAGCTGCGAAAGAATTACTTGGTGAACACGGATGCTACCCAATGGTTGCATACGGAACTATGAAGATGGGTGAATCATTTAGAAATGTGTGTCGTTCTCATGGGTTAAGCTTTGATGAATATAATGAAATAGCAAAAGATATTGAACATCATATGGATGACAAGAAGTGGCTTCCATATATCGAAGAAGCCAATAAGTATGTTGGTACTGTAGTATCTGCTTCTGTGCATCCATGTGCGTTTCTACTAGATAACAAGGATATCCGCGAAGAATATGGAGTAGTTAAGGTTGGCGATGCAATTTGTGCAATGATTACGTCTGGTGAAGCAGATGAGTATCGCGCCCTAAAAGATGATTTTCTCGTGGTGACGGTGTGGAGCATTATTGATAAGACGTTTAAGCTTATCGGCAAGCCAATTATTACTGTTAATGAACTGTTTGATAAACTTGATGATAAAGTGTGGGATGTTTTTGATAAAGGACTCACATGCACCCTTAACCAAGCTGATGGTAATTGGGCTACGTCTTTGCTAAAACAATTTAAACCACGATCCGTTTCTGATATGGCTATGTTTACCGCTTGTTTGCGTCCGTTCTTTGAGCCATGGCGTGACAAGTTTATTGCAAGAGAGGAGTTTACTACTGGGTCTAAGTATCTCGATGAAGTGTTAGAGTCTACGCACTCATATATTCTTTTTCAAGAGAACTTGATGCAATACTTCGAGTGGCTTGGTGTTACGCCAGCAGAATCTATTGGGCTTATCAAAAAGATTTCAAAGAAGAAAATTCATCCAGAAGACTTTAAGAATCTTGAAGAGAGAATCAAGGTTAAGTGGGTTGAAAATACTGGATCGCTTGATGATTTTGATGAAACCTGGGAAATGGTACAGAGCTGTATGAGCTATGGGTTTTGTAGCGCCCACGCAGTAGCAACTGGAATTGATTGCTTGTATGGTGCGTATCTTAAATCTCATTATCAGTTAGAGTATTACACTTGTACTTTATCTTTGTATGCCGATGATATTGAGCGCACATCAAAGCTTATTGCTGAAATGCCTTACTTCAATATCAAACTTCAACCAATCAAGTTCGGCAAGTCTGGTGCAGATTATACCCTCGACCGAGATACGAATAGCATCTACAAAGGAGTTCAATCAATTAAGTTTTGCAATAGTCAAATCGCCGATGAACTACTTGAACTCTCGAAGAACAAGTACAACTCATTTATCGACTTGCTAAAGGACATCAACGAACATACGTCAGTGAACTCTAGGCAGCTAGAGATTCTTATTAAGCTCAACTTCTTTTCTGATTTTGGCAACAACAAGTATTTGCTTGAAGTAGTAGACATCTACAATAAGTTTGCAAACGCGAAGATTATTGCCAAGAAGAAGATGGAAGAGCTTGGCGTGTCTGAGTTCCTTATGAAGAAGTATGCTGGGAAGGAGACTAAATCACAGTGGCGCGATCTCGACAACAGCGGTCTTATCAAAGAGCTTTGCAGTAAACTAGAGAACAAGCCATTAGATATCGTTAGTCAAGTCAAGGCAGACATGGAATATCTGGGATACAGCGACTACATCAATGAAAACATGTCAGAAGATTACTACATTGTAACGGTGTATGATGACAAGTATGATTCATGTAGACCTAATGTAGTTTTACGTAGAATCTGCGATGGTGAAGAGATTAAGACTAGAATTAAACAGTCTAAGATATTCAAGGAAAACCCATTTGGCGAATTCTCTATCTTGAGAATCGAAGGATTTACTTATGTATATAAGAAGAAAAAGGTAGACAACAAATGGGTGTCAACCGATGAAACAGAGCCAATCTTAGAGAACTATGAATGTATGAAGGGATAGATGCGATGAGTGATAAACAAGTAGAGTTCAAAGGGAGGGCGGCTAGATGCGTTTATTCCTCTCCTGATTTCAAGACTTATGCAATGGACGTTGATAAAGACGAATATCCAGACATCAAGCAAAACAAATACAAAAATGTTAGCATCATCGGCAACATCTCAGATTTAACAATTGGTGTTGAATATGAGGTAACAGCAACAGAAGAAGAATCAAAGTATGGCACTAGCTATCGTGTTACGAACATCAGGCGTAATGTACCTACTACGGCAGCAGATACTAAAATCTTTCTTGAAGAGATTCTTACTGCAAACCAGGCTGATGTTCTGTACGAAGAGTATCCAGATATCATTGACATCGTAAAAAACGATAGATGCGATGAGGTTGATATCAGCAAACTGCATGGCATTGGTGAGAAGACTTTCGAGGTAATCAAGAACAAGATTATCGAGAACTTTAAGCTTGCAGACCTTGTTGCCGAGTTCAAAGGAACTGTTTCCCTTAGTATGTTGAAGAAGATTTACGATAAGTATTCCGATATTGATGTACTACGTGAAAAGCTTAAGACTGAACCATATAAAACACTTACTAGGATTAGCGGTGTTGGTTTTAAAACAGCAGACAGCCTTATCCTCGACTTGCAAAAAGAGAGCATTATTGACTTCGGCTATGATGTGAAGACAAGTGAAGATAGATGTCTTGCTTGTATTATCTACTTGCTTCAAGAGAATGAGAGCAATGGCAATACTAGGGCTAATCTAGCTGATATTCGCAGTCAATGCATTGAGATCATTCCTTCTTCTGTCAAGCACTTTGCAAATGCGATTCAAGATGATGCTATTTATTACAGTAAAGAGTCTATGTCTATCGCATTGAAAAAGACGTATGAGGATGAGTTATATATTGCTAAGACGATTGCCGACAACCTTCACAACGTATCTAAGAACGATGATATATGGGATTACGATGTTGAGAAATATCGCGTAGTAGAAGGATTCGCTTTGTCTGATGAGCAAATGAAGGCTGTTGAGAATGTTTGCAAGCATTCAATCAGTATTCTCAATGGCGGGGCAGGTTGCGGCAAGAGCTTTTCTACACAGGCAATCATCAATATGCTTGATGACAACAAAAAACGCTATATTCTTCTTACGCCGACAGGGAAAGCCAGTAAAGTGTTGTCTGAATTCACACACAGACAAGCATCAACGATTCATCGAGGTCTTTGCTATAATCCTCAGACTGGATGGGGATATAATAAATACAACAAATTAGAGCATGATGTTGTAATAGTAGATGAGTTCTCTATGACAGATGTATCACTATGTCGGCACTTGTTTGAAGCTATTGACTTTGAATTTACGAGATTGCTGATAGTTGGTGATAATGCGCAGCTTCCATCTGTCGGTTGTGGCAACTTGTTGCACGATTTCATGGAGAGCAACGTGATTCCAACAACAACCCTTACCACCGTGTTTCGTTACAATGAAGGCGGTTTGTCTAAGGTTGCTACCGATACAAGATTTTGCAAAACCTATCTTGATAAATCTATGAAGGGAAAAGCAACGTCATTCGGTGCCAATAAAGATTATATGTTCATTGATATGCCACAAGAGGATATCCCAAGAAGTGCCGTATCACTGTATAAGAAATTATATGATAGCGGAGTTGACGTTACGGACATTCAGGTATTGACTGCTAAAAATGTTGGCGATTATGGAACTATCGCATTAAATAATATGATTCAAAGAGCTGTGAATCCTAACTATGGCAGTGAATTATGCATGAAGATTGGCGATACTTCTTATTACAAGGGCGATCTTATTATTGAAAAAAAGAACAATTATAAAGCCATCTTAGCTGATTGCGATAATGAACAAACAGCCTTCGTTGCAAACGGCGAGACAGCTATTGTTGAATATGCTTGTAAAGAACATGTCATTCTTAATTTTGATGGCATTAGGGTAACGTATGGCAAGTCGGATATGCAAATGGTTGGACTTGGTTATGCAATTACGTCACATAAGTCCCAAGGTAGCGGCATTAAAAATGTTATTGTATGCACTCCAAAAGCAGATATCTTCATGCTCAATTCAAATCTTATTTATGTTGCGCTTACCCGCATGAAAGAGCGATGTTTCCATCTTGGCTCTGTAGATACTGTTAACATGGCAGTTAAGAAAAAGGCAAATCTAAGTAGACACACGTTCACGCAAGGAATGCTAAAGAGCCTTGTCAAATAAGTCAAAATAAATATTGAACACAAATAACAGCTATGATACTATTTAATGTGTCATAGCTGTTAATGTTATATGCCTAAAGGAGCGATAAAATGGATGACAAAGTATTGATACAAAGAATCAAACAGCTAGTTGAAAAGCTTAACGCCGCATCTGATGCATATTATCTGTACGACAATCCGATTATGTCAGACCATGAGTATGATGAGATGATGGATAAGCTTAAGTCTCTTGAGCAGCAGACTGGATATGTGCTTAGCAATTCTCCTTTGCATAAGGTGCAAGGCAAGCTGCTTGACGGTTTCAAGAAGGTAAAGCATACCAAACCGATGTTGTCTGCAAACAAGACAAAGGATATGAGCGAAATCGGTAAGTTCATTGGTAGCCACAAAGTAGTTGAAAGCTTCAAGCTTGACGGTCTGACTATAGTTTGTAGGTATGAAAAAGGCGTATTCAAGCAAGCCATTACTCGCGGGAACGGCGAGATTGGCGAGGATGTAACAGAGAACTTCAGGAATTGTATCAACCTTCCATTGAAGTTGCGTTATGATTTTAATCTTGAGGTTCGCGGTGAATGTGTAATCTCGTGGGAGAACTTCAATAAAATCAATGAGTCTCTTGAGGAACCATATTCGCATCCAAGGAATTTGGCAGCAGGATCGTTGCGTTGCCTTGATACGAATGTATCTAAAGACAGGCATCTTGAGTACATTGCTTTTGAGCTTGTAGATGCGAGCGGTTCTGGAATCAACAACGATAACATTGCTAAGGCTGACTTGATTGATACGTATGAGTTCTTGAAGACTGTTGGATTCGATGTTGTGCCACATCATATAGTCGATGTTGATAATTATGAGGATATTGATGCTGATTTATTCAACCCAGAAGAATACGGGTATCCCGTAGACGGTACAATCTTCAAGTACAACTCTTATGAATATGGTAAAAGTCTTGGTATGACTGCTCATCATCCATTGGATATGATTGCGCGCAAGTGGAAAGACGAAGAGATTGAAACTACACTGAAGGATGTTCAATGGCAGCTTGGAAAGACTGGTCAGATTACTCCTGTTGCCGTGTTTGAGCCAGTAGAAATTGACGGCAGCATTGTGGAGAAGGCTACACTTCATAATCTCTCTATCTTTGAAAACTATAAGCTTGCAGTTGGAGATACAATTACTGTATACAGAGCAAACGCCGTAATCCCAGCTATTGCAGAAAATCTAAGCGCAATTGACCGAGATGATGATTCTGTAGAATATATCCAGCCTCCTAAAAGGTGTCCCGTTTGTGGTATGCCAATCGAAGTAAAGCAGGATAACAACACGAAGTTCTTGGTTTGCGGGAACGAGGGTTGCGATGGCAAGCTTGTTGCTCAGTTGACGCATTTTGCATCTAAGAACGCAATGGATATCGATGGCTTGTCTGAATCGACTATTGAAAAGCTTGTTAATGCTGGTATCATAAGCAGCATTATGGACATCTATGAGCTTCATATCAGACAAAATGATATGGCTAAGATTGACGGTCTTGGAGAGAAGCTAGTAGACAAGCTGCTGAAGTCGATTGATGACAGCAAGGTTACTACGCTTGATAGATATATCTATTCTCTGTCAATTCCCTTGATTGGCAGGACTGCAAGCAAGGCTATCAGCAATTACTTTAACGGTGACTTCGATGAATTCTATAAATGTTGTTGCGAGAGTGTATTTGACTTTGATCAGCTAGAAGGTTTTGGAAAGCAAATGGCTGAATCGATTCAAAATTATATCGACAATAACTACGATATGATGTTCTATGCCCTTCCTCAGATTCTAACAATCAAGAAACCTAATGTTACGAATGCCAACAACAGTAATATTTCTGGTAAGACGTTTGTTATCACTGGAAAGCTTAATGCGTTCGGCAACCGTGATGAGTTGAAAGATAAGATAGAGTCTCTTGGCGGTAAGGTTGTTGGTTCTGTAAGCGCTAAAACTGATTATCTTATTAACAATGATATTGAATCCAATTCATCCAAGAACAAGAAGGCGAAAAGTTTAAATATCCCCATCGTAAATGAGCAAAAAATTATTGAAATGATGTCTTGATATTGGTACAGTGTTGTTCTATACTGGTATACAAATAAGGTTATACACCCAAGAAAGGAGCTGATGCTTATGGTTAGCATTACAGTCAAGCGTGATGGTAGAAAAGAGGAGTTCGATAAAAGCAAGATTTCAAATGCAATCAAGAAAGCGTTTATCGAAGTAGACGGTGATATTGACGATAAGGCAGAAGCTATCGTTGACAAGATTGCAAACGAAATTGCTAGCGTCAAGAAGGAGGAGATGTCTGTAGAGGATATTCAGGATATGGTAGTCAATAAGTTGATGGCTACTTCTCGCAAGGATGTTGCATCTCGTTATGTTGAATATCGTTATCAACGTAAGATTATTCGTGAAGCGAATACTACAGATGAAACAATCATGGAGTTGCTGAGTGGTCAAAGCGACTATTGGAACAATGAAAATTCCAATAAGAACGCCGAGCTTGTAACAACGCAGCGTGATTATATGGCTGGTGTTGTAAGCGAAGATATCTCTAAGCGATTCCTCGTGCCAAAAGATGTTGTCGAAGCACATGATGCTGGCATTATTCATTTTCACGATATGGATTACTTTGCTCAGAATGCGCTCCATAACTGCGATCTAGTAAATCTTGAAGACATGCTTCAGAATGGCACTGTAATTTCTGGTGTTATGATTGAAAAGCCACATAGCTTTGCTACTGCTTGCAATATCGCTACGCAGATTATCGCACAGGTGGCTTCTAGTCAATATGGTGGACAGACCGTATCTATTGCACATCTAGCTCCATTTGTAGACGTAAGCCGTCAAAAGTTCAAGAAAGACGCAATGATCGCGTTTGTTGAGTTTGCTGGACATGAGCCAGATACCGATGACGAGTTTGATAAGTATAACGACATGGTTGAACGTATGGTGAAGAATGAGATTGAGCGTGGAGTTCAGACCATTCAATATCAAGTAGTAACGCTTATGACCACTAATGGTCAGGCTCCGTTTTTGTCCGTGAATATGTATCTTAATGAAGCAAAGAATGAACAAGAAAAGAACGACCTCGCTCTAATCATTGAAGAGATTCTTAATCAGCGAATTCAAGGCGTAAAGAACGAAAAGGGCGTATGGATTACTCCTGCATTTCCAAAGTTGCTATATGTTCTTGAAGAAGACAATGCTTATAAAGGTTCTAAGTATTTTTATCTGACTGAGCTTGCTGCAAAATGCACAGCAAAGCGCATGGTTCCCGACTATATCTCCGAGAAGAAGATGCTTGAATATAAGATTGATGGCAATGGAAACGGCAATGTATATCCTTGTATGGGCTGTAGAAGCTTCCTAACCCCAGACCGTTCTGGAAATGGCTATGGTAATATTGCGAAGGCAAAAAATTACAATGGCGAATCAAAGTATTACGGGCGTTTCAATCAAGGTGTCGTAACTCTAAATCTTGTTGATCTTGCGTTGTCTTCTAATAAAGATATCGATAAATTCTGGGAACTTTTTGAAGAGCGCACAGAACTGTGTCATAAAGCTATGCAAGTTCGCCATAACCGCTTAGAAGGAACTCCGTCAGATGTAGCACCTATTCTGTGGCAGCATGGAGCATTGGCTAGACTTGAAAAAGGTGAGACAATCGATAAGCTGCTTCATGGTGGATACTCTACGATCTCTCTCGGATACGCAGGTCTTTACGAATGTGTAAAGTACATGACTAGTCATAGTCATACAGACGGCGATATCGGTGAGAAGTTCGGTCTTGAAGTGATGCAAGCGCTCAATGACAAGTGTACTAAGTGGAAGCAAGAAGAGGATATTGATTATAGTTTGTACGGAACTCCAATCGAATCTACTACGTATAAGTTTGCAAAATGTCTTAAAAAGCGTTTCGGTGTAATCGATGGAATTACAGATAAGGACTATATTACTAATTCTTATCATGTTCATGTAACAGAAGAGATTGATGCTTTTGATAAACTTGCATTAGAAGCAAAGTTCCAGAAACTATCCCCTGGGGGAGCAATTTCATACTGTGAATGCCCGAATCTTCAAGATAATATCGAAGCAGTAATTCAAATTATTCAGTTCATTTATGAAAATATCATGTATGCTGAACTAAACTCTAAGAGTGATTATTGTATGGCGTGTGGTTACGATAAGGAGATTCTTATTGTAGAAGATGAAGAGAGTGGAGAACTCGTATGGGAATGCCCTAACTGTGGCAATCGAGATCAAAATAAGATGAGCGTTGCAAGGCGCACATGTGGGTATATTGGCACTAACTTCTGGAACCAAGGTCGTACAGAGGAAATCCGAGAACGCGTCCTCCATGTAGATGATATGCCTTATATCGAAGGCGTATAGAAAGGTAGTATTAATTAATGAGATACACATTAATGAGGAAGATGGACATTTCAAATGGTAAAGGCATCGGTGTTTCATTATTTGTCCAGGGATGTCGAGCGCATTGCAAGAATTGTTTTAATCCAGAAACATGGAGTTTCACTGGTGGACATGAATGGGCTGAAGAATCCAAGAATACATTTTTCGAACTTGTCTCAAAGCCATATATTACTCGCGTAAGTATTCTTGGTGGAGAACCATTTGAGCCAGAGAGTATTGATGAAGTAATTAGTATTCTTAAAGAAATCAAAGATAGATTTCCAGAAAAGCAAGTATGGGTTTATACTGGGTATAAATTTGAACAAGTGCTTAGTAGTAACATGAAGGATGCATTGCCGTATATTGATGTTCTTGTAGACGGTAGATACGTTGATGAGCTTAATGATATTTCTCTAGCTTATAAGGGCAGTTCTAATCAGCGAATCATAGATATTAGAAAATCTCTAGCAAGCAATGAAGTTGTGTTGTATAATATCTAAACAACAAATGTTATATGCAAACAAGGACAATATGTTAGCTAAAACAGCCAAAAATAGCGAAAATGGCTAACATATTGTCTAAGCAAAGAAAGGATAACATATGGGTCTTTTTAAGCAGAAGGTAAAGAATTTTCTTGAAGGCACATACTTTGACAAAGTATCGTATGAACAATTCAAGTCTGACTGGTTGAACACATTCCCAGACTATGATGAGTCAGATGACGAGGAAATCCGTGAAATCTATGACGCTATCGAACTTCCAAAGCGAAGCACATCTGGTTCGGCAGGATATGACTTTGTATCTCCAATTCATCTTTGCTTCAAGCCAAGTGAATCAATTATGATTCCAACTGGTATCAAGTGTAACATGGAACGCGGCATGGTTCTTATGATGTTCCCTCGAAGTGGTCTTGGCACGAAGTATCGCCTAATTCCTTGTAACCTTACAGGCATTGTGGACAGCGATTACATTAATGCAGAAAATGAGGGTCACATCTTTATGAAGATGGTAAACGATGGCGATAAGCGAGTAGTGCTTAAGCAGGGTCAAGCATTCTGCCAGGGTATCTTGACAAATTATCATGTAACAGATTACGATATCGCGTCTGGCGCTCGAACTGGTGGCATGGGTTCTACCGACAAGAAGCAGTAGCAACAATAAAACGGCATGATGTGTGGCAACATCGACATGGGTAGATTTTGATGTTGATGAGATAGCTGAAGACAAGTTGAATGGAGAAGGCAATGGGTAAATGGTATAGTAGTCCATACGAAGACGGTACATGGGCTTGTTTGGTTGAGTATGACTCTTATGAGGATGCAGTTGAAGACGGTGTGCAGCAATATAGGGACGCTCTTGACAATAAAAGCACCGACTTGTTTGATGATGATTATCCAAATGCTCCATCTGGCATCTTCTATGTTGCAGAGGCAAAAGAGTTCATTCCGAATATAGATGTGTATGGAATCATAGAAGAGGCAGAGCAACAGGCACACGATGCATATTGCAGTGAATATGATGATTATCTAAGCGGTGTCAAGAAAAAAGACATAGAAGAGCTTGAAAGTATGTTGCAGCCAGTTTTTGCAGATTGGATTCACGAACATCAGGGTACTACATACATATTTGATAAAACATATGAGATTGATGCTAAAGAATTTTTAGACAAGTATCCAAGAGAGCCAATCGAACTTAACTCTAATGGGGTTAACAAGCAAATCAAATATCATATTCTTTCTGATGATGCTATGCGCAACATTGGGTTCACAGATCACAATCCTAAAACGTGGTATTTTTGTCGTAATATAGGTGATGATATCTCATTTAATGTAAGTATTCCAAAGAACGGCGTTGGTGATTTTAGAATCGATGTCCTTGATGAAGATCTCTGTCAGCCATATGATTATCAAGCTATCTTAGACAGAGATTCAGATTTTCCGTTTGCATTGCTTGTAGAACAGAAGGTAGAAGAATATATGAAACACCTTCAGGACAAAGGTGTTCTTAGCGGTCATGTAAGAGGAGAGTATATTTAAATGAGCGTAGTAGCAGTAAAGGTATATGACGATAAGATTCAAATTGCAGCCGATTCCATTGTTTGCAGAGGAGCCTCAAAGAGAGTAGATGATAATTTTACAAAGCTTGTAAACATCAATGATATGATTATTGGCGGTTGTGGATTATGCGAAGAATCAAGCCTACTGTACCATTATGCAGAAACTCATAAGCCTTTAAGCACAAGTGAAAAAGATATCCTCGCTTTTATCATCGAGTTCTCAAAATGGAAAAACGATCTCGTTGGAAGCCCTAGCATCAATAATGAATACATTATCGTGTTTGACGGACATGCATTTAGTGTTGTTGGTATGCTTGTTAAAGAAGTCAAGACTTATGCCGCTATTGGTGCTGGTCTAGATTTTGCTAACGCAGCCCTATATCTCGGACACTCCCCAAAAGAATCGGTTAAGGTAGCTTGCGCTTTGTTCTGCTATGTTGCTGAGCCAATTATTGAATATGAGGTAAAACTCGGCAGCAATAAAAACAAGAACAAAAACAAGAACAAAAAGAAGCATTAACTCACTACAAGCATAAGGAGTATATATGAGCAAAGATAAAAACAACACTCCAAAGTATTGTGCAAATTGCAAGTATTGGGAATGTTATAACGAAAAAGAATTTAAAAAGTTTGGAGAATGCACAGAAGGTGAATGCCATCGCTACCCACCAAACACACTTAACTTTGAACGAGTAAATGAAGTAGGTATCATGGTTCCCGAAACGATTATGAATACACCACTCCTTAGTCATCCATTTACGTTTGCTTCTGAGTGGTGCGGAGAGTTCAAGCCAATGAAGAACCCAAGGTGGGCGTAGCATGTCAAACTATATGATGAAATATAAAGGCAGCTATAGACTACTCCCCGTAATTGACCAGTCAACGAATGATTTTCCAAGGGATTCAAATGGAAACATCGAAGACGATCTTGAGATTTACGTGTCTTGCCAAAACGGTAATCGAATTGAATACTACGGACTCAATGATAGTAGACGAGCCGTATTGCTTGCCTATGTCCCGTCACTCGGACGTGGTAGAAACATCAAGAAGGCTTTGAAGAAGCAGGGTGTAGATATTCTTTTTTACGATGAATCAGACGAAGAGGTGCTGTTCCACTTCAACGCAACCGATATCGAAACGGTTGCAACTCTTCTAAAAGCCAAGACCAGTGGTGCTAACATTTCACCAATGATCAAGAGAAACTTGCCAAAGGTAAAGCTTGAGTTGCCAGAAGAAGACATGGCTGCATATAAGGATATTGTCGATAAGGTAGATAAAAACGACAAACTGCTGATTCACCGTATCACTACTGAGTTCCTTGATGAAGTTTTGGCAAAGAAACTTCGTCCAAAGAACGCCAAGAAACCGTATGATTACAAGACTGAGATGAAGAAGTTGAAGCTCGCCAGGGATTCAAAGGGCTACATTTGGACTAAGGGGTTTTGGGGAGAATATCTTGAATACCTAGAAAAAAAGATTTATTCTCATTACAACAAATAAATATATATGCTATAATAATGTCAGTTGTATAGTAAATACGCTATATAGCTGACATTTTGCTAAGGAGATACAAATGGATATTAAAGAAATTGAAGAGAAGATTGCTTCAAAAGAATATAACTTCTTGCGAACCAATGAACGTCTTAGAAGCAATATTGTCTTACTTGGTTTAGGCGGCAGTCACGCATATGGCACCGACACTCTTGAATCAGATCTTGATGTACGTGGTATTGCACTGAATTCTAAAGAAGATATTCTCGGACTTGACGTTGGTTTTGAACATGTTTGTGACAAAGCTACAGACACAACAATTTATTCTTTTAATAAGATGATTAAACTTCTAACTGCTTGCAATCCTAATTGCATCGAAATTCTTGGATTGAAACCAGAACACTATCTATACATGTCTCCGATTGGACAAGAGCTTCTTGATAACAGCAGTTTGTTTCTCTCCAAGAAGGCTGTCTATAGCTTTGCAGGGTATGCAAATAGCCAATTGCGTAGGCTGGACAATAAAGCAATGCGCTCCACATCTCAAGCTGAACAAGAGCAACATATTTTAAATAGCATTAACAATGCTTCTGTAGATTTCGAACGACAATTTTTCGCATATTCAGAAGATAATATTAAACTATACCTAGATGATGCCGTAAACGATAGTTTTGATAAAGAGATTTTTATGGATATCAATCTGTCTCACTATCCTTTGCGTGATTACAAAGGTATGTGGAGTGCAATGAATAACATTGTAAAAGAATACGGAAAGGTCGGTCATAGAAACAAAGAAGCTGCTTCCGCTGGTAAGCTAGGAAAGCATATGATGCATTTAGTAAGACTTTATCTTATGTGCTTTGACATTCTTGAAAAAGAAAGTATCATCACGTATAGAGCGGAAGAACATGATTTTCTAATGAGTATTCGCAACGGTAAGTATCTTGATGGTAATAACCAACCAATTTCAGAGTTCTTTGAAATCGTAGACGAGCTTGAAAAACGATTGGAATACGACAAGCAACATACAAATCTTCCAGAAAAACCAGACTATAATAAAATCCAAAAATTTACTATGAGTGTTAATGAGCGAATTGTGAAAGGAGATGTGTAATGAAAGAGAAAATTAAAATGCCAGAAGATGTATCGTTTATCTTGAAACGTATCAGCGATAATGGATACGAAGGCTTTATTGTAGGTGGATGCGTCAGGGATTCATTAAAAAGTATAAAGCCAAAGGATTGGGATATTTGTACGTCTGCAAAGCCAAATGAAATTATCGAGGTATTTAAAGATTATAAAATTATCCTTACTGGATTAAAGCACGGCACTGTTACTGTGGTTGTTAATGACACGCCTTTTGAAATAACAACATATCGTATCGATGGTGAGTACTCAGATAATCGTATACCTGACAACGTAGAATTTACAGATGATATTGTAAAAGATCTCAGTCGTAGAGACTTTACCATGAACGCTATTGCATACAATGATGAAGTTGGCTTTGTAGACCCGTTCGATGGCGTAAAAGATATCTATAATGGTATCTTGCGTTGTGTTGGAAGCCCAGAAGACAGATTTAAAGAAGACGCTCTTAGAATTATGAGGGCTTTGAGATTTATGGCACAACTTCCTATCAAAGGAGATATCGCGCTTCAACGCGCATTATGGCAAGATAATAACGTAGCCTTGCTAGACAACGTTTCGAGAGAGCGTATTAATGGTGAGTTATGCAAAATACTTTTATCAAATTACTGCTCAGAAATTCTTAGAGAGCATTTTAATATTGTATTTAAGATTATCCCAGATATTAAAAGCCTATGGGAGTTTGGCGATCTTTATTCTCTAGTATGTTCCAGTATGTTTAATGCTGGGCAATTTTATAATAAAGATATTGTTTTGCGACTCGCTCTTTTGCTATGCGATGTCGGCAAACCAAGATGCAATACGATAAAAGATTCTATGCATGTATCTCAAGTATCGGCAAAGATATCATATAGAATTTTAAAAGAACTGCGATTCAGCAATGAGGTAATTGCAAACACAACACAACTAATCAGTTACTCGTATATCAAAATCAACAACAATAAATCATTTGTTAAGCGTATGCTTAACTTGATTGGAGAAAAGCAATTTAGAAGATTGATTGTGTTCAACGACTGTAGATGTTTTCCCGATGAGGTTATGGAATATGAAGTAAAAAATACCCTTAATACTCTTAATGAGATTATTGCAAACAACGAGTGTTATAATCTAAAGATGCTTGCCGTCAATGGCGATGACCTTATTGAAAGAGGCATTCCGCGAGGCAAGTCTATCGGTAATGTACTTAATATATTGCTAGAAAATGTTATTAATGGCAGTATTGATAATAATAGAGAAGACCTATTGAAAAAAGTAGGCAGAATCGCTAAAATATACAGCGTTATATAATTAAGGTTAGATGCTAAGGAGGATATAATGCTAAAGATTGAAAACACTGAAACCTACGGCTGGGAAGCAGCTGTCCGAGGTATGCGAAATCCGATGAATTCTTGGGATAAGAGCGATAGTTATGATGGATGCTTAGACAAAGATATGTTTGAAATTTTTAAAGAAGATGGCGATATCCCAAAGAACGCAGTTTGGACAGATGATTTCATCAAATCTGGATGTACATTTGTTATTGGTGATAGCGATATTGCTCTAACGAAAAAACTAGCTAAGGCTGGTACAGATCATCGTAAGTTTATGCGTATGATTACTGTATATTGTGACGTGATTGCTCCGCTGTATTGGTGGAAAGAGTTCGATACTTACAAGGTTGGCACTGTTGCAAATTCTTGCAGTACGATGCATAAAATTCAGGCTAAAGAATTTGTAATGGACGACTTTAGTCATGAGCATCTTATTGTAGATGTTTCCAATCGAAGCGCAATTGGGATACTTAGGCTTACTGTTCAAGTTCTTAATGATTATCGATATAAATATCTCGAAACAAAAGACAAAAAGTACTGGTGGCAAATGATCCAGCTTCTACCTAGCTCATATAACCAGAAGCGTACTGTTATGCTTAATTATGAAGTTCTGTCTAATATCTACAAATCTCGTAAGGGTCATAGGCTTGACGAGTGGAAAACTATGTTGGATTGGATTGAGACGCTACCATACTCTGAACTTATTACTGGAAAAGAATAATCAAATGTATGCAGATTATAGTATGTGTTGCTCCAAAGAATATCCGTATGGCGCTTTTTGTCCGTGCGGACGTACCATTCATATAAAAGCTTCCGAAGTAGAAATTGGGCGCAATAACCGAATTGAATGCCCAGAATGCGGATTTGTTGTTGGTCTGACAGTTAACGGTAAAGAACTTAAGTATTGGGAGGAGAAATAGCATGGCAGTAGTTAGCTATAATGAAAGTAAGAACGGTAAAAACAATTCTCTTATTGTCCACGGCAATGAAGAAGAACTTAAAAAAGTCGCTAAGTATGTGAACCATATGCACGACAAGGTTGAATCATATGATGCAGTAGATAAACCAATGCATTATTGCGCACATGGCATCGAGACTATCAACAAGATTGAATCCGTGGTCGATGGTTTGCCAGCAAAGCAAGCTGTTTCTCTTGCAAATATTCTTAAATATTTTGATCGAGCTGGCATGAAAGACAGTGCAAAACAAGACTTATCTAAAGCAAACAACTACGCATTTCGCCTTGTCACTGGTGAATGGCGCAAGGATAACTAATACATAACAACTAAATATATATGCAATGTGGGGCTTTTATCAGCCCCATATTTATAAGCAACAACCAAGACTTATCTTTTGTGATTTACGCAAAGATATAATACTATAAAGATATAGTTGGAATGTTGTTAATAAAAACAGCAGGAGTGATTCATCATGGGTAAATCGCTAGATAAAAAACATGAGCTTGGAAGGGGAATATCGCAGCGTCCTGATGGAAGGTATCACGCAAGGGCTATTGTAAAAGGGAATCGCATAGAGCTATATAATAAAGATTTAAAACAATTACGTAAAGATTTCGAGCTTGCTAAAGCGGCAGCATTACAAGGCAATATAATAGAAGAAAAAGATATTAAATTTGCAGAATACTTTGATTCATGGTTTGATACCTACAAGAAACATAAGCTTAAATCTGTTATATCTCAAAATGCTTATTATCGCCGTGTAAAGAACACTTATTGCACCTTGCTTGGGAATATCAATCTTAAAGACATTACGCATGAAAAGATTCAGACTGCTACAAATGAATTATCAGAACGCAAATACACTCCTAGAACAATAAGAGAAGCGTTGTCTGCTGTGCGAGAGTGCTTAGATATCGCCGTAATCAATAAGAAAATTGATTATAATCCAGTAATTCGTATCAACATAAAAGAAGAAAATGAAGCAATGCTGGAACGGCGTGTTCTTGATAATTGGGAAATCCCATTGTTTATAGAAGAAGCTAAACGCGATTGGTATTACGAAGCGTATATGATTCTTCTTAATAGTGGGATGCGCATAGGAGAGTTCTCTGCCTTGACTTGGGATTGCATAGATTTTCAAAAGAAAGAAATCCGTATCAACAAAAGCATGAGCTTTGGCTATGTTGAAGGCAAGAAGATTGAGATTGTCACATCTCCAAAAACCAGGGCAGCATACAGAACCATTCCATTTTTCGATGGTGTAGAAGAATGGTTTAAATCTTGGAAACAAAAGCAAGATGAATTAAAAGAAAGACTTGGCGATAGATGGAGAGCAAGACAAGAACTTGGGGATATCGTCTTTTGTACTAGCCTAGGATCACCAGCCTCTCGTTATGCCATATCACACAGCCTTGCTAAAATTGAGAAGAACATGCAACTCAAAGAAGACTTCAATGCGAGGTTAGAGAACAGAGAGTCAAGAAAGATCGAGCATTTACATCCTCACTGCCTAAGACATAGTTTCTGTACGCTTTGTTTTCAGCGTGGTATAAATCCTTCTGTTATACAGGCTCTTATGGGGCATAGCGATTTTGCCGTAACAACATCTTATCTTCATATTCTTGACGATAAACGTAAAGAAGAAGTAGCAAAAGTAGGCAGCTTATTAAATTGAGTATTGCGTATAGATTTCAAATTGCGTATAATATTAAAGATGCTTGAACATGTTATTAGATTTTAGTTGCGTATTGTATTGCGCAAGTGTTAGACACACACCATACGAACGCCGATGCAGCAACGTTCTTAAGTGAAACTTCGCAATACAAGTTTCACGAGATAACGTCAAATAAGTTTGATGGAAGCCTTAATATACAAGGATTCCAAAATCGTACTCAAAAGAGTACATTACACAAAACATTGTATTAATGTCATATAAACTGAGTCGAAAGTTGAGTCAATAACATCGTAAAACTCGTCCATTTTCCTTCAGATAAGTTGACTCAACTTAATATTAAAACAAAAAAGATTAAAACAATAACATTCCAACTATTATGTACTTAAATTGTCGTTCATTTTGAGGCTCTTAACAGAGCCTCTTTTTTCGTTTAGGCATAAAATTATTCTTTTAAGCTTTCTCCTGATAAGATAATGAAAGGGAGGGAGACACCAAGAAATGCACATAGTATATTCTAAGCAAGCATATAAATATTTAAAGAAGCAAAGTGAACAAGATTATAATCGGATACTCAGTGAGATAAACAAGCTGCCAAATAATCATAATAGAATAAAGAAATTAAATGGTTTGTCGAATTTATATCGTTTACGCGTTGGAGATTTTCGTATTCTGTTCACACCAGAGTTGGAACATGGTACAATCAAGATAGAAAAAATATTGCCAAGAGGTGACGTATACAATGGCATTAGATAAGAAAGTTGCTGAGAAATTTTTGAATAGGCTTGATAGTTTGCAAAAGGAGATAGAGTCAATCCACCGTGATTTAATGTTTGCAATGGATGAAGATAAATTGAGTCCAAAAGAGTTAGATACAGTGAAAAAGATAAGGGAGAAGAATGAATATAAGACCATTGAAGAATGGGAAGCAGAAGAGAAATAAAATCGTAAAAAAAAGGAGCAGCATTAAATTGCTACTCCTTAAAAAATTATTTAAACACCAATCACATAACGAAGAACCATATTCCTATTGTCAACAGTTTGACCATGAAGAGAGAAAGTAGAATCGTTGTTTACAGCATTCCCTCTTATCTCATTATTATTAACATAGAGATACTTTTTGTAAAATTTTCCTCCACGTTCTAGGATAAACGAAAAGCCACCGCCGCTGTCATTCGCAACAGCATACTTAGGAACGAAGAAGGAATTCCAGCTAGAGTCAACAGGTGCAGTATTGCCAACGTCATAAGCACTGAAAATCAATGAGATTCCGTGTGGCTGCGCAGATACATTTCCAGAAAGCGATATGACGACACCCTCTTTTACATACGAAGCACCGCTCCACAAAACCTTGTTTTCTCCGTAATAGGCACCAGCAATCCCACCAGTCCTACTCCAAACACGCACAGAGTTTCCATATAGATTAGTTGTTCCATTAGACTTTTGGTAATTATCATACCCAATAGCGGTATTGCCACCAGCAGACATCGGCATGAACACACTTTTTAGTGTACCGTCAGCAGCCTTACCGTTTATAGCTGCCTCTACGCCCATATCAATGTCTTTACTAGTTGTGACATCACCTGTAAGTGTGCCGCCATTTAAAGGAAGATAGTTATGTGAATGGCTCTTTGCCGCATACTTGTTTGGTAGAGTATTGTGTATTGCGTCCATAGCATTCAAATCATCGGTTAGGCAGCGTGTAGAGTCTGAACCTCTCCAAATATCGTCTGTTGAGTACAATCCAACAAAATCTTGACTAGACATAGTGTTCTCCTTAGAACGTAGTGTCAGTTTATGTTATATAGGCTAAGCTAAATAACGTTATGAGGTTTGCCGCTTGAGTCATAAATTGTCATAATTGCGTAGTGCTGCTCTCCACTGGAATTATATGTATAGCAAAGACCAGTATAAGCTTTACCATCTTGATCGTACCAAGTCACTCTGGAAGCAGCCAGTTCCCAAACTGCATATAAAGTAAGGTTTGCATTTGTAGAATACTTGTCTCCACCATGATATTTAACATCGCCAGTAGGAGATGTTGACCAACCTAAGAAGTTATAGCGCTGTCGCATAGGCTTTGTTGTAGAGATCGTTGCGGTGGCATCGTAATCTTTTACCTGTGGCTCTGGAACGCCAGTACCACCATTGCCATCGTATCGAATAGCATATTTCAACCTATCCCATGCAGCTACCATCGTTGTGCTGGCGTTCGTTGTATATGAATCGCCTGGATTATATCTCTTCGATGATTCTTCCCAATATAAGAAGTTATATCCTTCATATGTAGGAATAGTTTTAGACAGCGTTAGATTTGTAAAGTATTTCTTCGTCTGATTGCCAGGAGCGCCAGTTCCTCCATTAGCATTGTACTTTACCGTGTACGTAAGCTCTTCCCAAATAGCCACCAGCGTTTGATTGCCGTTGTACGCAACTGTGTCACCTGGCTGATAATAAGGTTGGGTCTTATATTTGCTATCGATATCTGAGCGGTTTGTAACGCCCCATCCTTTGAACGTGTAACCAGTTTTCGTAGGTTTCGTGCTAGACAGAGTAAGGTCTTCATTCCACCATTTAGTTTGACTGTCGGGAGCGCCCTTACCGCCATCAACATCGAACGAAACCGTGTAAGATGTCTTAGCACCAACCCAAACATTAACAGTTGTCTCAGTGCTGCCGTAATAGCCACCATAATCGTTTACTGGCTGAAGGTTTACCCATACTTTAACTGGTACATTACGACCAGACTTGCCCTTTGAAATTGTAGTATAACCAGATGTTTCAGCGGCGGTTCTATATGAACCTCCTGGGTTAGATGATAGATATCCACTAGCAGAACCTCTATCCGTACCATCAACATTGCATACTACTCTTACGCCATATTGATAAGCCCACTTGAACTGAGCGCATACATACCAATAAATAGTTGCAGATCCATCGGCATTCGAATTAACATATGCATTGACATAACCGCGCACATATCTTTTACCGTTGTAAAATGTTTTCTCAGGAGTATAAGCATCTGCCATACACCATCACCTCCTTAGCATGTATATAGATTCATTAATTAATCTGGATATAAATACTATTAGGAGTTCCAGTAGAAGGCGCGGCACCAGTTCCCCATGTAATTCCAAGGTTATTTAAAGCTTTTGCACCAGTAGTAGCACCAGTTCCGCCATTAGCCACGGGTACTGCACCACTTGTGTTTCCAAGACCTAGATTATTTCTGGCACCAGCAACAGTCTCAGCGTTCGTACCGCCATTCTCAATAGGGAGAGTTCCGTATGCATCATTCATATTCGGCTTAACATAGCTTACAATCCAAAATGTACCATCATACATCACATTGAACGGCTTACCTTCAGAAATCCAATTCTCATAAGTACCAGCGATTGTACTCTTTGGATTGCTAGAAAGGCGTTGTCTGATATTCTTTGCACCAAGACCGTTTACATCAAGAGTCGGTGCAGTAGTCGTACTATCGATATGAGGAATCATTGTAAAGTTAACACCAGCAACAAGGCTATCTATTCCCTTTACAGTAGCGGTATACGCAGCGCCAGTGCCAGCAGTTGTAACACCATTGATTTGCTGTCTTGCAGCTTCATCGTAAATCTCTAAACCGTTATATGATTTTATAATCTTGTTTCCATCCATATCTATTCCACCACCTTCAATACTTCAGTTACATTGCCATGTCCATCATTGCTCAAGACTAACTTATATCCCTTTTCAACTATCATAGACCTGATATCTTTTTCGATTGTATTCTCTGTATCGCCAGCAATCTTAATAGTGTTCTTATAAATAACATCGGTGTCATCGTCAAGCTCTTGAAGCTTATTCCTGATCTCAGAGAACTGTATAATCAAGTCTCGTTTTTGTTCGGTTATGAAGGATACACCTTGCTCTTTGATATAGCCAATATTGTTTATAGCATCAACTCTGATGTCCTCGGTTTCTTCAAGAACCTCTTCTTCTAGCATTTGCTCAGTGATGCGCTCGATATTCTCAACATGATAAGCGGTTGCCATACGCTACGCCTCCTGTGAATTCAAGAGAATCGCAACAGTAACATTGCCTTCTCCGTCATTTTTCGTAGCAAGGACAAGACCATCTTGAGTCATCATGTTATCGATATCTGTCTCAATCTTTGTCTTTGTTTGATTGGCAACTTTTACGGTATCATCGTATGTCTTCTGCGTGTTATCCTTTATTGCAGTAGCCGTCTTTACAAGACCGTTACCAATCGTTAGAAAGCTATCTTTATTTTGCGTTACAGTCTCGATAGCACTATTCTTCGTATCTGTGATATCCTTGATCGCATTTGATCTTGCTTCTTCTGTGCTTGCTTCAATCTCGTCTTTGATGTCTTCTGCGGTGATACGCTTGATATTCTCTACATATAGATAGTCATTCGGCATCTCTCGTTTGCGAATTGGAATCTCAGAGAATAAGATAGTCCGTTGAGAAGAAACATCTTCTGAGTTTGTCAGATAAACATATACAAGAAGAGGATAAGGCTCTTGCAATAGAATGTTAGGTATCGTAGCCTTCATAACGTCTTCGCCGATTACATTAGACCTAACGATCAAAGCAGTGTCTCTGTGTTTGTTAGTGAAATGAAATTCTGGTGCGATAGAAAGATATCCTTGTGGACAACCTTCAAGCTTAATGGTTATCTCCTGGTCGATATCCCACTGAAAGAAGTTGTTTATGGTATTGCCATATTGATCTAAGCATTTTACTTCGTACATAGGCTACACCTCCTTTAAATTGATAAGCTTTAATAAGTCTACTTCCATTTACCAACAACGCGCACGTAGACGTTAACATCGAAGTCTAGGTCTGCTGGATTGGAAATACGAAGACCCAACTTATTATTGGTATTCAGATATACACTTACATTGGGAACGCCTTGTTCACATTCAGCAGTGCAATACACACGTTGCTTCGCTCCAATAAGCTCAACGGGGTAATTAACCTCGATCTCGTTGTACTTAACATCATAGTAAGATTTTGCAAGCATACCGCTGACAGAAAGCCTTGCTTCACATTCGATTCTTCCGTTGCCGAATTTCTTAAACTCCCATAAGCCATCAGAACCAACTTCAACAGTATCAAGATTGCCTACCGCGCTTTTGAGTTCCTTAATGTCTTCCTCAATAAAATCAAGATCATCAGTCAGGCAACGGTTAGTGTCTTCTCCGCGCCAAACTTCATTAGATGATACTACTGGGTTGAAAGCATTAGCTGACATACGCATCCTCCTTTTGTAATGAATAATCAATTAATTGTATCTTATTATTGTATTTCAACATTTTCCAAAAAATATTTTCACATTTTCTATATGAAAAATCCCACGCACAATATATACTATTTCTCGTGTAAAACTGCGTGGGATTTTTAGCATCGAAAGGACTAGAAAAATGAAAATTATCGACATTTATGAGCAACATTACCTGCCCGAGAAAACAGCAAAAAGAGCCGCGTCTACCATCTCTGGATACGACTCTTCTATGCGTCTTCATGTTCTTCCACGATGGGGAGAATGCGAGATTGAGGATATCGACCCAGACGATTTGCAAGAATGGGTTGACTCGTTCGAACTCAACGGAGCAGCAGAGAAAGCATTCAAATGCCTTCGTCAAATCATCCGATGGTGGGTACGCAAAAAGCGTCTTCATATCGCCGACCCGACTATCTATATTGAACTCAACTCCCGTGAGCCATATAGGGCAGAAGTTCTCGATGCTACAGAAGTATCAGATATGCTTCGCGGTATGTGGGGTCATTGGGCAGAGGCAGTCACCATCTGCGCCGTAACCCTAGGTCTTAGAAGAGGAGAGGCTTGCGCTCTTGAATGGTCTGATATCAACCTGAAAACAGGTGAAGTTCGCATTAACAAGTCAAGGCAATACATAAAAGGCAAGACTGTCACAGTAAGAACCAAAACAGATAAATCTACAAGATCGTGCTATCTACCTAAATTCGCACGTCAGCGCCTAAAGCAAATTAAAGGAACTGGTCTTCTAACAGGCGATACATCACCAGACAAGGTTGCTCGTGCAATCAAGAGGCAATGTGAGCGCCAAGAAGTACCGCATGTGTCTATGACAAATATGCGTCATACATGGGCTACTCTAGCTGTAGAAGCTGGCGTAGGAATTGAGACTGTAGCTATGATGCTTGGGCATACAGACATCAGCACCGCATATAACCATTACATTATTCCTCGCAAGACTATATGCCAGGAAGCTCAGGCTGCGGTAGAGAAGCTGTTATTCGATAAGGCTAAAAAGGTTAAGCATCTATCTGTTGTTTGATAAGGTGTCGAGATAGTATTCCATATCCCCTACACAGCTCTCTTTTACCAAACACGTTTCAATAAACGGTGGAGGTATATCTGCTGTTCGCTCTGGTAATGTTGTCGTACTGTCGTTCTTCTGCTCAATGGACGACCTGCCGACCAACGGGAACACTACGAAGTTATTCTCAGGGCTTCCTAAAGCGCTTACAACAACTAGAGGTTTCATTGCCGCGCAATATACCAATTTCGTTGCAGACTTTCGTATCGATACAAGTGGCACCGTTTACGTAACAAATAAATCGGATTGCGCCGATGCTTACTGGGTGGCTGGCTCACTGACCTATATTGCCGCTAAATAGTATTCCATATCCCAATACGGTACAACAAGTTTCTCGTCACAACAGTTGAGTGTCTGGAAAAATATGAATATGTGTACTGTTGACGTACCAATAGGTAAAACGCTTCCTAACAATACGTACACGGTTGTTCCAGTAATTCAACGAAATGGTGTTCCGTTTACGTGTTCTGTTGTTTCAAAAACTACCACATCATTCAAACTCTACGTTTGGACAATGGGAGATTTCGGTGCAGAAAGCTTCACAGTCAATTGGCATATTAGTTATTAGTATTCCATATCCCGTGTACGTTACACGCTTAAATCAGGTAGCAGTAGTAGTGTTATTAAACTCAATGGTGATTGCTCTTTTGCTGACTCTAATGGATATATTAACCTAGTTGTTTTTAACAAATTAGCCTATGTTTATTGGCGCGGACTAAATCTACATAGCGTAGGCACATGGGCAGACGGTTTTACTATAAACAAAAAATTAGCCAATAATAATGCATGGATAGACGTAGTTCTATCAAATGGCAAAAGCAACATATCAGACTGCGGGTTTGAAGCAAGAGGTGATACATGCGTTTTAGTTTTTAATAATACGTCTTCTGGTGCTGTTAAGACATCGGCGTTTACTATTTTAGAACTTGCCTAGCATTCCATATCCCAAACCCTTAAAACCTCAAAGATGACGCTACCGAATATCTACATCGGAGAGAACACAGCCACGAAGGTTAGTGTCTCGTGGAGCATTGACTTCTCCAAAATAAAAGCCGTGTTCCTGACGTACATATGCAATGATTTGAGTGACCGAATCGTGCTATCCGACTACGATTCAAGCAGCATCACACTGCGCGGAAGCGTTAAGCAGTACATCGGCGCATCGTTGACGATCTTGCACGAGTGATCACTTCCACCATCCACGAACAAGATAATTAACCGTAGTAGTACCTGTTGCTGTGACGTATGTGACGGCGCAGCATACTTTTGTTACGGTCGATTCGGATATTGGGTATTTGGGATAAAGCACTGGGGCAATGTAATCACCGCCAGACACGAAGATGCTAAAGCGCGATCGCGAGTTTGCGGTCTTCTTGAATGTAAACGGAAGGTTGACTTCAGGAAGCCAGTAGTTGCCTGTCTTTGTTAGGCTGACCTCCATTGTTCGGCTGCATTCCGCACGACCACTTGCCCATTTGACGTACTGCCAATTATCTTTAACGCCTTGCTCTACTACATAGTCATTTGCTTGGGATATGGAATACTATGCCCAAGAAAAATACTAGTGTTGACGAACAGTAATGAACCATGAAAATGACGGTGAATTCCCGAATGAGCCGTCAGTTCTATAGACAGAGAAGTTATATGCGCTGCCAGACTTTACGCCTGAAAATACGGCGCGCGCTCTGAATGATCGTAGAACCTGGTCGTTTCCGTTTATTGCGCTTGCCGTTCCTGCTATGAGCGTCAACCCATCTGGCGTGGCGATTCTCGCACTTAGATTATTTGCCCACGCTCCAAAAGTTGAATGCACAACACATTCAACCTCAATAATACCAGATATTTTTGGTGTGACATTAAAAGTATTTGACTCAGATACGAAATATTCTACTTGGGATATGGAATACTATGTTTGATGTTTAGCTGTTCTTGACGTATAAGACAGTGAATTTAAAGTCAACGCTACTCCACGTACCTCCACCTGGGGTTTGACAAAGCGCAGCAATGTATGCAGTTGTTTCGCTAGTAACGCGGAACTCTGTTAATACCAAACTACCGTTGTGATTCGTCCACACGCCGACTATACCAAGAGGAGTATATCCATTTAGCCCAATAGAAACCGATCTCTCAATACATAAGCCATATTTAACCGATGTAAATGTAGTGGTAAATACCTTCAAGGTAAACTTTGACTTGATCGGGGATATGGAATACTAAAGCTAACGAAACATGAGTATACCATCAACATGAAATGTGTATATCCAGTCTTGCGTCTCAGATTTATAGTCTATTCTTAGCGACCCATTATTTTCATCGATATGCACCCAAACAGCGTCATTGCGATTAGCGCCTTTAGTCCACATAAATCCAGAGATGCCTTCTAAAGATGTTCCAGCAAGTGCAGGAATTTTAGCAATTTCATATCCCCATTGCTCACCAGATGAAACAAGCGGACTAGCTGTTCCGTAGATGTGAATCAATACGCCAAGTGGCATTTTAACCGCCGTAATTTCGAAACCAGATTTAATATTTGTTACTGATAATTTTGTAGGGGATATGGAATACTATCAAATTATTTGTGCCAAGTGTAATTACCATCTTTATAAAAGTTTATACCGTTACTATCAAATGTAACGATAAATTGTGGCAAGCCGTTGGCACCATTACATGCCATTTGAAAGCCATTGTTCCATGCATGAAAAGCAATACTTGCCACGTAACTATTAATACTAAGCTTATCGGTCTTGTTTTTAATATCTTCGACCGTAGGGGATATGGAATACTAATCTAATAAATAGGCAACCTGACCTTCGATATTATGTCCAGAATAAATTGTCGATGATTTTGAATTTACTTCTATGGAACCGTTAGCGGTAACTTTAATTGCGGACACGTTAGAATCAGTTGCAATTGCACCATATATATTCTCTGATGGCGCATACGATTCGCTTATAGTGCCTATCTGAAGACCTTTCCATGCGTTAATGGTAGAAGACACACCGACACCGCACATGTAAATGACTATTAGTTTCCCAAACTTTTTTGCTTTTAATGTTCCATAGCTTATGTTCTTTTTTGTAACTATGATTTCGGTAGGGGATATGGAATCCCACGCACTTTGCAAAGTGGTATCATCTGACAATTTTATATCGCTGGCACCAAGCGTAACATTGGAGGACAATGCCTTTCCGTTGATGGTTCTCGTATTGGGAACCTTTGAATTCACCTCTGATTTGGTGGCATAGATTGTGTTTAGATTTACCCAAGCCATATAATCACCTTCCTAGTTGATATATTGAAAATAAGAAAAAGAAGGGTGCGAACACTAAGTTCACACCCATTGTAATAACTTATTCAATCTAAAAATACAAGACTATTTGCTGGAAATCATTTGCTCAATCAGTGCAACGACCTCAGCTTTTGAATACACATCAAGATTATCTCTTGCAGCGGCAGCAGTGGTAGCGCCAGTACCACCTTGTGCAACTCCTAATGTGCCATAAAGATTCGCAACGCTCGGTCTAACGATGTCGATGACCCATTGAGCGCCATCGTACATAACACGAACAGGCTTGTTTGCAACAAGCATGTTGCTTGAACTCAGAGTAGTCGTAGCCGTTGTGTTGTTGGATATCTTCATTCTGATGCTCTTGGCACCAAGTCCATTCACATTAAGAGTAGGATTGACTTTGGTGCTTGTAACATTGGGAATCATCACGAAGCTCACGCCAGCTGTTAGAGCTGTGATTCCATCTACAGATGCAATATATGCCCCGCCAGTGCCAGTGGTGGCAACGATTTTATCACCGCCATTTTCTTCTCCCCAAACAGCGGTGCCATCAGAAGACCAGCGAAGAACCTGTCCGCTCGCACCGCCAGCAGGGACATGCTTGCTGCCAGCGGCGGTAGGATGCGTATACACCGTATCCTTGGATGCAATTGTCACAGACTTGCCATCGGTATTAGCGGTAAGCGTTACATTGTTCCCAGCAATCATGGTCAACATATCGGTCTTTGCACCAGAGGAAATAGTGGAGTTACCTACTTTTACCTTTGAGAACGCATTCTGATTAGCCTCTGCGCCACTAGGGGCATGGGTAGACTGAGAATGGGTATATGCAGCATCCCAGTTGGTTTTCTTCGCAGATGTAACATGCACATCGGCATTGCCAGTGTGAGAAGTCAAGGTGCTTGAGTCAGCCTTCGCGCTCAGCTTCGAGTCAACATCTGACTTCTTGTAATAAGAGCTGTCATGATTATGGCTAGTAGAGGCATATTCTGTATGCGTGTGATTTACATTAGCCTTGCTGCTTAAAGCATCTCTAACTGCGGTCACGTCTTCGGCTGTAGCATAACCCGTATGTGCGTGGTTCTTTGCTGCATAAGTGCTTGGCAAAGAAGCGTGAACTGCATCAATAGCATCGATATCATCCGTTAAACAACGGGTCATGTCGGTGTCTCTCCAAATATCGTTTGTTGAATAAGTTGGTGTAAAATTCGGGTTAGCCATAATATTCTCCTTAGAACGTAGCGAACAAGGTTGTTTCGGTTGCTACACTGGTATTAAATATAAACGTATACCTCTGGACTGCCGTTATTTGGCTCAATCCATATGCTTCCCTGAGTAACATCAGTAGAGGGAACATCAGTGCCGTAGTATATAGGCTTAACACCAAGATTATCCCTTGCAGTAGCAGCATCAGTTGCACCAGTGCCACCACCAGAAACAGGAACAGTGCCGTATAGCCCAGTGGCGTTTGGTCTAGAGCCGTCAATAACCCATTGAACACCATCGTACATGACATCTACTGGTCTGTTTGCAGCTAAGGTGTATGGGACTGTCAATGCAGTTGTTGCACTCGTATAGCCAGACAAACGCATTCTAAGATTCTTAGCGCCAAGACCGTTTACATCCAACGTAGGCGAAGTAGTAGTGCTTACAGTATGTGGAACCATAGTGAACTTGGCACCTGTTGTGAGAGACGTGATGCCATTGACAGTGGCAGTATATGCAGCACCAGTACCAGCGGTAGTGACTGGGTTTATGCCGATGTTAGTCCTGATGCCGTTAATGGAATCTGCGCCAGTACCGCCATTTGAGATTGCTAATTTACCAGATACACCAATAGACTGTGCATCTGCCGAGCCGTCAAATGACGCGGCATCGGCAGCAGAAAGGCTCACCTTTAGTTTTCTTGAAGTCTGTAGTTTTGTTGCTGTTGCCGCGTTGCCAGAACAAGAGGACGCAGTGGTAGCAGATGTTGCCGAAGTTGCCGAAGTTGCTGATCCAGCAGACGTAGCATATTTTACCGACTTATCGGCATCGGCAGTATTGTCTACGTTGCCCAAACCGACATCTGATTTGGTGTGTGTATGAGAACTGCTAGCCTTGTCGCTTAAAGCAGATGTAATAGCGCTCTGTGTCATAGTGCCATCTGTATTAGTGCCAATGCCAGAGTAAAGCTTAGTAGTGCCAGTAGCAGTAGCGCTGCCAACAGGATATGTAGTATTTGTAGTAGGAGGAGTATAGCCAAGAGCCGTGGTCACATTTGCCTTGGTAAGCTCTCCACGGATAGTGGCAGAAGATTTGTTCTCAACGCTGCCAAGACCTAAATCAGATTTGGTTGTACCATGTGGGTTTCCAGTCTCCTGAGAATGGTCATAAGCAACTTTGCCTCTATCGCCACGATAAGCAGTAGAAGAAGTTTCTCCAAGGGCAATCGTATCAGAGATTACTGCAAAGGCAGAGCCACTCCAACGATAGATCTTATTCGTATTTAGGTCAGTATAAATCTTACCAGCCTCACCATCAATCTCAGTGCTGTAGGTGTCATCGGAGTTCTTCGTCTTATAAAACTTTGAGCTAGAATAATAGCCTTCGATAACATCATCTACATAGCCAGGTAAGTTAGCAGCAGGTATTACACCGCTTAGTTTGCTTGTGGCATCAATAGTGCCAGTTATCTCGCTATAGCTGTAAGACGGTTTTGTGCTTGCTTTAGCCCAAGAGCTAACATCTGATGCTGGCATAGAAGTGGGGAAATCCGTAATCTGAGATTTCGTATGCGTATGACTTGAAGCAGCAGCACCAATGCTTGATGGCGTGACATTCACAGACTTGGCGGCAGAGCCATCATACGCACCTTGAGAAGCCCCGTTCAACGAGATTGTAAGCGAATTGGGATTCTTCATCGTTGTCGGGAAATCCGTAATCTGAGATTTCGTATGCGTATGACTTGAAGCAGCAGCACCTATATCTGATGGAGTAGGTTTGTATAAGGTACTGTAGTAATATCCCCAGTCACTCCATGAAGAAGCATCGAATTGTCTTGTCCAAGTTTTCCCAGCAGAAGCATTGCCTTCGATTAGAATCTGAGTAATATATCCAGTGGAAGTTCTCTGAACCGTCAACCCAAATGCATCAACGCCAGACGGCTTATTCGTAACGGCATTGTCTCCGTCAGCATAATAAGTGCCAGTTGCCTTAATGTTGTTTAGGCTCTCAGTTGTCAGTTGGTTAGCGTTCAAATAGCTAGCGGTTTCAGCAGTATCGGCATGTTTAACGCTTTTGTCTGCGTCAGCGGTATTGTCTACATTACCCAACCCAACTTCGGATTTATTATACATAGGCTTTGCAGCAGCCTTTGCCCATGCGGGAACATCACTTGCTGGCATTGAAGCGGGGAAGTCGATGATCTGGCTCTTGGAATGAGTATGCACAGAAGCAGCCTTCTCACTCAACTTGTCATCCATTTCTGATTCTGTATAATAAATATCATTATGGTTATGTGCAGAATCGGCAGCGCCTACATCAGATGCAGATAGGGTAACATCAGCAGACAAGCTCTTTCCATTTACTTTTCTTGTCGTAGGAACTTTACCAGAAAGAGCAGAATTCACTACCTTGTTCTGCACTGGGTTAGTTGAAGTAGAGCTGAGCGAGCCATCTACAGGATGCGTATGAGACTTCGAGGCAAACGTGTCTCTGAGCTTCGCAAGAAAATCTGTCAGTCCAGTAAGGTCAAGATATTTAACCATATATAAATCACATCCTTTCCTGTATCTAAATATATCGATTTTATTGATTTTTCTTTTTAAAAATAGAGATACTTAGATACAATATCTCCATGTGGATTACCCTACAAATTGGAAATAGATGCGATAAAGTAGGGTAGAGGGGTGGGGTAGGGGAGTTAATCCCTCCCCCACCGTCACTAATATCGTTTAAACTTACGCGAAGAGAGCATTTACTTCATCCGTAGTAACGGCTACGAAATCCGCAACAAGTCCATCAGCATATGCCTTTGCATTTGTTTCCGCAGAATCCCAGCCAGAAACCTTCGCAGAGGTAATGCCGTCAAGTACAGTTTTATTTGTATGAGAATGAGAAGCGGTAGACGCAGCATCCCAATCTGCAACCTTACCAGCATCAATACCGTTAAGCACCTCGACATTAGCATGGGTATGAGCCTTGCCTTCGAGAGTCGTAACCTTGCCTTCAGTGGTAGTAACACGAGTACCGAGTGCGGTAACATCGGAAGCAGCAGCCTTGGTTGCCACAACCTCTTCAAGTGCGTCTACGTCCGCTTGAGCATCGTCACCAGCCTTCTTAGCTGCGGTAATTTTGGTATCAAGAGCGGTATCGGCAGCAGTACGAGCATCGGTTTCGACCTTGACCGCAGCAGCAATCTGATCGGCAACAGAGCCTTCACCCTCGCCAAACTTAGCCTCAATAGCCTTTACGCGAGTATCAAGTGCGCCCTCAGCCTTCTCTGCACGAGACTGCTCAGCAGTTACCTTCTCATTGATATAGCCGATTACATCAGCAGCAGAAGTGCCTCCAGGAAGCTTGCCTACGAACTTCTCAAGGGTAGAGATAGCGGTAGCATTCTTGGCGATATCGCCAGCCATCTCAGCAGCTTCGGCGCTATGAGTTGCACAATAATCGACCAGTTCCTTATAGGTGTTCACAACATTGTCATCGGATACCTTGGTTGCGAAGTCGTTGAAAGCATCGTCAATCTGCTTCTTGACAGAGCCAGCACCCTCGCCATTAAGTGTAGTGATGGCAGCGGCATTTGCAGTTGCCTTTGCCTCTACAGCGTCAGCGCGACCTTCAAGTGCATCGATATCATCAGCGTTGGTCTTAATAGAGCCTTCAGCGGTGGTCATACGGGTCTTCAGCGCACTAAGTTCAGCATCAGAAGCAATGCCAGAAGTCTTCTCGTCAACATATGCGACTACGTTCTTTGAAGTAGCACCTTCTGGGATAGTGCCGACATAGGTTTTAAGATTGTCAACATCGCCCTGCGCCGCATCAGCCTTGCCCTCAACAGCGGTGATTTTGCCTTCGAGAGCGGTCTTAGCATCAGCAACAGCCTTCGCAACAGAACCATCGGTTGTGGCATCGCCATTGAGTTTCGCGATAGCTTCCTTGTTAGCCTTCACCTGACCATCGGCGAGTTCCTGTACTTTGGTGGCAGCGGTTCCAGCTTTGTCGTAGTTGCCAGCAAGACCATCAGCATAGTCTTTTGCCGCCTGAAGCGCAGTAGCGTCCTTATCATCAATTAGCGCCTTGATCTTACCGTCATAAGTGGTCAAGCCAGTGAGATCCACATATTTCTTTTCAGCCATAAAAATACCTTCTAGAAGAGAGAATTGATATCATCGTCAGTGACGGTTCCAATAGAACCGCCAGAAGAAATATCTGATTTATCTGCCACAACTACATACTTGTTAACAGCACTATCGTAAACAGATATTTCCTTTTTTGTCTTATCGACATACAGCGTTTTTTCGTTAGCTTTTCCAAGCCCCAATTCGGGTAATTCAGCCCCGATGAATACTATGTCTTCTGGTTGGCTAGTAATCTGAATCCAACCATTTTGATAATGCCATAATACGGCAGTGTCAATCACAAAATAATATCCATCGGACGGAGAGGAAAGCGATGCCCTCTCGTAATCTGTTTCCAACTCCGTAATCTGATTGTAGAATGTACGCTTGTCATTGAAGTCAAAAGCAATTCTGCCCTTGTCTTTGATAAAAACAAGCTGACCATTCTTAATCAACAAACTTGAGAGTTTTTCGGAGGTAGTAACAACGATTGACATTGAGGCTTTGTTCGCCGTTTCTGCCATATTCATTACCTCCAAATCAGGGACTAAAACTCAACTACTTCAACAACGCCACCAGAAATTTGGTCGGCGTAATCCTTTGCGGATTGCAGCGTCTCTTCCTTGACCTTTGGCAGAATAGACTGTGCAATAATCTTTACGGCTTCATCTAGTGTTTTTCCAGCAGCAATCTTATTACCATCTGTTTCATCAACACTGTTTACGCATGAAACATTAATGTCCTCCTGGATTCGAGGAGTATGAAGAACTGTGTTGCCGCTTTTATCGAGCCAACCAAATTCGCCATCATCAAGATAAAGAATATCAAACTGATCGATAACCCCATTGGTCTTGGCTGTCTCAATATTAGCCTTGCTGCCGAAAGCAGCTTTTGAGAGTTTTGCCATAAGCTATACCTCCTTTAGTTAATAGAATTTTGCATGTTATGAAAGAATCTATGTTGATTCATTTCGTAATTTAAAAGGAGGCATATATCTATTTTCCAAGTATATACGCCTTTTCAGCATCGGTAATCTTACCACTTTCAAAAAGCTTGATTACCTTATCATCTTTAATAATATGATTGTCGTACAAACGCTTTAAAGACTCTACGAATTGGTTCATTTAAATCAACCCCTCTTCAAGCAACATGGCAGTGTACTGATCGATTATCTCTTCTGGGGTCTTCATATTAAGAACTTTAAGTTGATTGTACTCATACTTATTTATTTGCTCTATTCTCACAGTATCGTATCCTGGCACTGGGATATTGTATAAAGATTCCTCATGCCAGATATACTTTCTGTCAGAAGAGAAAATAGCCTGTGCCACAGATTCATCGCAGAACTGCATACGATTATGCTTCTCTTGATAATTCAGATAAACTATCTCATCCAGAACATCAATTACTTTGTCATCTTTGATAACCTTGTAGTACATGCAATCACCTCCAAAAAATAGAAAGGAGGGTGCCGTATACATCTACGACACCCTCAATTAATCCAGTTAGAAAGAAATCTCTATCAATACGCCAGCCTTGTTGTATGCATTTGCAAATCCATACAAAGTGCCAGTTGCCTCAACCTGATAGATATAATTTGCATAGGAGGCATTAGGAGAACGCAACCAATAAGAAGCGTAATCTCCTCCAACATATGCACGTTTTCTCTTCTCATCAGAAATCATATAAGAAATGGTAGAGCCTTCATTTGTATAAGGCTCTGTATTTATCGTACTTTCATTACTTACTTCGATTGCTGCTGGGATTGTGATATAACAATCAGACGTGCTAATCTCAGTTGACAGATTGCCAATAGAAGATGCAACAGTCACTTTCTTAAGGAGCGACTTGATCTGCGTAGGCATGGCTTCGTACAGTCTGTTGTTTAGGAACTCATTGAGTTTAGAGCTTGCCCAACCGCCAACAGATGTGTTGGTTGTGTTGTAAGCCCTGCCGTTGTCAAGCAGATGAGTTGCAAGCAAACTGAACGTGCATCGCTGGGAAGGATTGTCACTCAGATAGTAGCGTTTGAAACCGCACACTTCCAAGCTCACATTCTCGTGAGTCCAACCAGCAAGCTTCTTGCAAGTGTCATCTCCGAGATCCATGTACCAAACTTTCGACCAATTTACCTCGCCAACGACATTGTTCTCAAACGCACCATCATCCGCCTTAGCGCAACCGAACACAAGAGTGCTGTTTGCAATGGTAGGCTTAGAACGCTGAAGAACAACCGCCTCTGGCTCAGCAGAATCAAGCTTAGAGTTGTAAATGGTAAGGTTATTCTCGCCTTTCTTATGCCTGATTACAAGCATCTCACGAGAATCCTTTGATGCAGAAACAGCAGAACTTGTTCCCCAAGTTGTCTTAACATCTCCATTGCTGTACCAAAGCTTGAAGCCGTTTGATCCGTTTGATTGCAAACACTGAGCCAATACAGCATTATTAGCGCTTTCAGAGCTTACCTTATAGTCAATGGCAAGAACAAAGTCTCTATCCTCATCGAACAATTTTACACCAGTATCAACATGGTTAGATCCATCAAACCTGGTCTTCTTTGAGATAAGAACCTTAGACTCGATATCATCATAATCAACATCGTATCCGATATCGAACGAGTAGGTATCACCATCTTGAATATCAGCACCAGAATAAGCAATTCCCATCTTAGTGATGGCGTAAATCTCGGCGGGAGTCATATCGCTAAGATTTTTTCCTTCGAATGCGCCAGAGTAGTATTCAAATGAATCGAATACGGCGTTCACAGTTTTATCTCCATCGATATAACCGCTCTTATCCCATCTGTTGAATAGATAGTATTTGTATGCGCCTTCCTCAAGTGTATATGTAGGAATCTCTCCCTTATATAAAACGTTCTCTCCATAAAGACCAGTAGACTCTTGGAGAGTAATGCCGTTAGACACATATTTGATAGTGTATCGTCTTGTAGACTCAGTGTATGTAGCCTTGATAGTTCTCTCACTGAATATGTTGCTGAGAGAACCTTCCCAACCAGCAAACGTGAAGTCGGTGCTTACAGTGCTTTCCTTGGTTGGGATTGCAATAGGGTTGTCTTTCCTTGTGGTGGGATCAACAGCATTGCCGCCCTTGTCAACATACTGAACATCAAGCACATCACCATTGTCGTTCACAAAGGTTACGGCATATTGCTCAACCATTGTGTTGAATACAATCTCAAGGTCAGACCATGCTTCACGATAATCATATAGCTGTTGCTGCTTGACAACAGGAACATGAACAGTACCCGTCAACACAGACTGCTCAACATTATATCCATTCTTATCAATACCAGCCATCTTGTAGATACGATCAAGAAGCTTCGTATCGTCAAGATTCCAATCAACGCCGATAATCCTTGCTCTATTGATGTTAGGAGATTTCTCGACAATATCCTTAGTATCAACAATATCGCAATTCTCAATGATTACAGTTGTGACAGCATCGTATCCAGCAATAGATAAGTTCGTGAGATACATCAAGTTCTTCATGTTGATAGATGTCAATGTACCAGGAAGCTGCGCAAGCTTGATGCTGCCACCACTGGCGAACAATATGCCCTTCAAACCAGAACCAGATGCATAAAGCTCTTCAAGGTTTGCACACTTAGACAAGTCCAAACTGCTTACCAAGTTTGGAGTATTGCGAACATCCAGTTTCTCAAGAAGTTTATTGTTACCAATAACAAGATTGGTCAAGAATGTATTTGAATATCCTTCGGTCGTGTTGCCGATAATCAGCTCTTTAAGCTTCTCTGCCTTAGAGAAGTCATTGTCATGTATATAGCAAGCAGACACATCCCCAACAGACTGAATCCTAGACGCACCATAGATAAGCACTGCGGTATCATCCATAGTATCATATGGGCATGGAATATCATATTGCTTTCCAGCCTTTGCCCTTACCTGAGTAGGAGAGGAGTTGCCAAACATGACAGACAAATACATGTCAGAGAACGGAGTAAGATGAAGAGTATAGTTTGGTGCAACAACAGCATTCTTTGGCGTGTTGCATCTGAACATAATCTGATCTGATGTAGCAGTGTTGCCGATGAACTTAGTTGCCATATACATCTCTTGATCGCGTTCAAACTGCCTACGCTGATACTTCTTCTTGCCGTTCATCATCTGCTCAAGGAATCGAGTATTGCCATCTTTATAAGGGCGTTCATACTTGCGCACGTAGTCAACGCGCCAAAGTTCCTCGCACCATTCATTCTGTTTCTCATCGAACTGATTGATAAGAGAGGTTGCACTCCAACAATTCTTGCTTTCGCAACTTACGTACATCTTCTGCAACTCAGAACCCATGAGGTCACGAACACGACAGAAGAAGACAGATTCGGCTGCATTAAAAACGTAGCCCGAAGAAGGATCGCCGTCAACGCGATAGTCTGTATCTTCCTTGCCATAAGTCATGGTAAGTTCGCCGCTGTTGTTAATACCGATTGAACTGTCGTTATCATAGTCCCAAAAATCAAAACGATATCCGCTATTGATGCCAGCAGCCTCGTCATCAACCGTATAATAAGCAGCCTTGTCTCCAAGCGTTGCCGCTTCAGCGGTAGTGATGTAATGCTTAGCCCAATGCCAAAAAGTATTCTTGCTTCTGTTGTCGATCATCGTATATCTAAGCGTGAACAGATAGAAGTACGTAGCAGAATCAACAATAAACCAATTGCCGAGTTTATTCTTAAAGTCCTCATCGCTTGAAGTAATTACGAACTCGTAGAAGTCTCTCCAAATCTGCCTATTGCTCGTTCTGATTTGCTCTTTTGTCTCATCAGTAGAGATAGATGAGCCGTCTTTGGTGTCTCCGCAGCAGTCATAGCGGAACTCAAACGAGCCATCCCAGTTATCATAGAGCGCATCATAGGCTTCATTCCCAGCAACCCATTCAGCCTTTGTGATAGGGTACTTCATAGAGCCATCAGATTTAGCAACACCAGTTTGGAAGATAGAGTTGGGCAGCGTGTTGTCGCTAATCTCGACTGTGAATTCCTTCATGTCATCTGGATCATATGCTCTTGTAACGTCAGTCTTCTTAGAGTCACCGATGTTTCCGAGCGCGTAATAGTGCCAATCACAGTCTTGGAACTCCCTGTGAGTCGTTACATCTGGGTCACTTTCCTTGATGAAGACAACGCAGTTCACAAATTCCATATCGTTCTTAATTCTAGAATCCCTACGGGTTGCAGGAGTAGAATAGGGAAGATAATCATTGTATCTCTTTTGAAGATATGCGTTGTTTACCATCTCGGAAGAGGCGATATTGACCTTGACGTTAAACCAGCTATTAGGCACCGAAGTTCTAGTAAGAGAGATTTTGCCCGAGCCATCGGTTACTGTACTACCATCACCAAGAGTAAGCTTGGTAATATAATTAGGGTCTAGCTCTACCTTGCTAGTCACCTGATGCTTACCATCAAAACCAGCAATAAGGTCAATATTGCGACCAGCAGCTCCATATTCATTAGAGGTTGTCCCCTGCCCAGAATGGAAGCAGTTCTCAAATTTCCAATTATCAAGAACAGCATCACCATTCTTATATATGCATTCAAAAGAAGTATTACCAACAAAATCTTTCTTGTTGTTTGTAAAGTGAGGTGCCTCAATCTTGATAACTCTCATATCAGGACAAGCTTCTGCAACAGACTCAGGAGTAAGAATGTTGTTCTCGTTATAAATCTGATTTCTATTATAACGGTCAATCATCTCTGTAGCAGTACGAGCATCTGCGATAAAGTTAGACAAAATAGCGGAACTTGTAAGGCTTGTATTATAAGCCTTCATACGGTAAACCATAACATCACAATCAGCAGAACCAATCGTAATAGGAACGGGGTTCTCCTGTGTGAAAGAGTAGTCATTTGTATAGCTCATAGGACGGCAAGGAGTGCCATCTTCATAAGACATAACGATGGGAATGTCCGTATCCTTATTGATATTGAACTCCCATTCAATAACATCTTCCTCGCTATATGGGATATACAGAGATTTTGCATTTGATTTAATATAAGCCTCATGCACATTCATCTGAAGACCAATTACAGATGTGTCCCCAGACTGACAAGTAAGGAATGTAGCATCGCTCTTTGCGACATTCGTTGTCTTGAACACAAGCTTAAACTCTTTACCGTTTCTCCTAGCGTCATCTGCAAATAGATTGTAAGATATAACAGCAGACGTACCAGCTTTCACGCAGAAATACTGATCGCCGCTCTCGTCAATCTGATAGCCACCGTTAACCCAGTCGAAATTATCAGATACGGTCATGGTAACGTCACCGTCAAACCAGAGCCTATCTGCATCGTTGTTCGACTTACCAGATGGATTGAAGTCAAATGCAAGACCAGCGGTAACAGGCTCGATATCGACATCAAGTTTCTCAATAGTTGCAACAATGGTCTTCGCGGTCTTGCCGCAAGTAATAGTAAGAGTATGTTGACCAACATCAGAAGACTTATATTGCCAAGTCTGGGTATTGTTATCGATTGTCAAAGTCGATACAACCTTGCCATCAACAGCCAATGTCACCTCTGGTGTTTCGGTAGAAGGGTCATACACGGTGTATACAATGTTGGTCGCATCGTATTGTTTTGCCGTGAGCTTCTGCTGAACGCAGCCGATAACAGGAACATCGCTTGAAGGATTATACCAAATGATATCCTTCATAATATGGTTTGACTCAATGGTGCTGCCATTGATCTCTGCCGTCATATAAACTTCGAGAAGATGAGAACCATGTTCCTGAGAAGGCAACTCATATCCCAGCGGAACACCAGACACAGACGTTTCAACGGCACCAAGTTCTTTACCGTCCAAAACAAAGTGAACGGTCTTTGAAATCGCACCATAGGGAGTGTAGTCAAAGGAAACCTTGCCAATTGGATAAGTCAGCTTGTCATTAAAAGTAGACTCAATGCGAACATCTACCTTTTGAACAGTCCAAGATTTAGTTACAAGACTTCCAGCGTCATCAACAATGCTCAGGTTTACCTTCTGCGTCCCAACGGTAAGATAGTCAGTAACATCAAAAGAGTTCTCACCAGCAACGGCGGTATTCGTTGACACGATAGAGCCGCCAACTCGCCAAGTTGCCGCGCCTTCCATAACTGCATCGCCAGAAGAGTCTGTACCAGAGAAGTTGTATTTGATTACCACCTTGTCTTCAAGAGTAGCAACAATCGGTGTGGCAGTAACATATTCGATCTTAAGCACACTGCTCGTGCTACCACCACCGCTACCACCTTGAATCTTAAACTGGCTCTTAGCGGTTCTTACCTCAGAATCACCATTGCCCTCATTCTCAATCTCCCACAGCGTATAGATGTTGTCTTCCCCGTAGGTAGCGTCATAAGTAAGACGAGGAGATTTGTCAATGCCGTTAATTGAATCTTCCAGCTCAACAATCTTCTTGCTGATAGTGGTAATATTCTGACTATTTGCGTCAATAGAAGATGTCATGCCAGACACTTTGTTATCAGTGGCAGCAAGACTTTCTTTTGTGGCAAACTTAGAGTCAACATTTGTCTTCGTGTAATAATCAGATGCAAGAGTCTCAGGAAGACCATCAATATCAGAATGGATATCGTTAAGATCTGTCTGAATCTCATTCTTAAGAGTCTCAATCTTATTGTTAACAGAGGCAATATACTCAGCAGATGGAACTGTGACAGACTTGATTACAGTAGTTCCATTGTAGAATGTCATGATGCTGCCATCGTATTCAACCTTGAACTTAGCAAGACCATCAAGGCTGTTGATTTGATCTTGAATACCCTGTAGCTGGTCTGAGATATCAATATCATTAATCAGATTATCAACCTCTGTTTTAGTATAGTAAGAGGAGAGGGCTGTCTTCACTTTTTCATCAACAGTTGTCTGAACAGTGTTAGATAAATCGTTCTTTGCAGTATCGACTGTCTTCTGTGCGTTATCTGCATATTGCCTTGCCTTTGTTTCAGAGTCGGCGGCATCGCTTGCATGTGTTGCAGCTTCCTGCGCAGAAGCCTGTGCATCTGCAACCTTCTCGTTCACAAGAGTAATAAAGCTAGTCATCCATGAGTTGTCTGGTTTGATAACTCCATTACCCGACAAAGACTTGAGGACATTAAGGTTAGAATCAATCTTAGACTTCCAAATATAATCTTCACCCTTTGAGTTCACGCCAGTAGCTTGAATCTCAAAACTAAGATTGCCAGCAACAGCAGTTGCATCATTGCCGACAAGCCAGCCGAAGCGAATCTTGTCCGCACTCTTATACACATTCACTGGATCTGAATAACTCTCATAGCCGTCTTGGTTTACGAAGTGAACCAGAAGCTTAGCATTGGTTAAGTCGAAACCGTCATAGTATCGTGGCATCTCAAACGGAATGAACTGAGAGTTTGATTCCTGCGTGATGTTAATCTGCTTGCGATTAAGAGAGATGTTCTTCTCATCGTCAACAGTAGAGATATCATCGTCAGAGTAATCATCATAGGACTTGTAATTGTCACACAAAGTCCATTCGCTGCCCAAAGACATAACAACTGGCTTGGCAGCATATTCTTCAGTGTTAAGAGCTTGCTCGTCTACTACGTAATCTAAGCTTGCTACAGATACATCCTCAGAATTATCCTCAGACTGTTCGTTTGCCCTCAGAGAGTCTTCAAAAGATAAAGCCATATTCATCCTCCTTCCAAACTAATTAATATTAGCAATAACTAAAACTCAACAACCTCTGTCTCACCAGAATTAGGATCGTCATTATCATCGTTGGCAATGATAACTGCATCACCGATTTCCTTTGCGCCAGACAAAAGTTGCAAAGCACTTGTTTCCTTATCATATTTAATATTATCTGCCTTGGTATCGATAATCGCATTTCCGATATCAGCCATCTCCTTCAATTGAGAATCGAGCTTGATGATGCGTTGGTCGATGGCACTCAAGGCACCGTCTGGAACAACATCGCTCCAAGCACTGATAGGCAGAATCTCAACAAAGCATGTAGAAGTTTTTCTTACACGCTGAATACTCTTACCGTTCTCATCCATATCAGAGTAGATGAAGGTAAGCTGCAACTCAATCTTACCAGGTTCAGATGTGAGATTCGTATCGAACGGGAGGGTGTACTTAAGGTACTCTTCATAGCCTTCCTCTGAAAGCTCAAGAATCTCACTCTCATACTTCTTACTTACAGGAAGGACATACTCAAGAACAACAGTACAAAGAGACATATCATATCCCTTGTAAGTGGGTTCTGCAAGAAACCAAAGATTCGAGAATAACTTGCTTCTTTGCATAATACGCTCTTTTTTACTTGCGGTAAGCGAGTTGTCGCTATTTACTAAAATGACATAAGCCATAAAGGTGTCACCTCATTTCATCAGTGTTTACAATAGTATATATTCGGTTACACCATAGACATCTCAAACGAATGTATGATGCAAAGAAGAAAGTTATCAAGTCATGAAGCGGAGTCACATGTCGCGCCCCATGACTTGCAAGATAGCTAAACTATCGAAGAAGAGCGGCAAAGGTATTCTTGCCAGCAATACCGTCTACGGACAGACCGCAAGCGCGCTGGAAAGATTTCACCGCCCTGGTTGTGCCAGAGCCAAAGATCCCATCGAAACCGTTGGTGCTGTAACCACGGCAAATAAGAGCGCCCTGAAGCACCTTGGTGATGTTGCCGCGAGCGCCTTGCCTTACATTGATGCAAGCTGCGCGTGTCTTAGAACCCCAGATTCCGTCAACGACAAGACCAGCACCGCACTGACGGTTAAGCTCAGTCTGAAGAGCCTTCACAAGACCCTTCTTAGTGTTCTTACCGTTAATGCCGTCTACGGTCTGATGATAATCGTAGTTGTCATTGCACCACTGCTGTACTGCCGCAATACCAGAGCCACCAGAAGAAGAGCTGGAACCAGAGTTTGTGGATGCGTTATTGGTGGTTACAGCAGGAGCCTGACCATTGGTAATCTTCTGACGAAGCTCACTCCAACGACCATTATCCACATAATATGCGGGGCAGTGCTTACGGGAAGCGTCATAGTGACGCATAACATGATCGGCAGATATACCGAACTTGTTCATCAGATAGGGAACAAGTTCGCAAAGATATGCAATCTCCTTATCAGAGAATGCGCCGCCAGCGTTGACTACCTCGATGTTGATAGAGTTAGAGTTTGTGATGCCATAGCGACCGCGACCGTCACCGACAGCCCAGGTATAGTAACCGCTTGCAGGGTCGTTGTATTCCCAGATGCCATTGTCATCTACAAAATAGTCGGCAGATGCATTGCGGTTGCCACCAGCAAAATACTTGCAGTTGTTAATAGCAGGTGCAGTAGTAGAAGTATAATGGATGTTGATATACTTGATGCCTACACCTCTGCGAGAGCGATTATATGAGCCATGATATTGATTAATCTGCATTTTCTACCACCTCATCTTCTTCGTCACGATAATTGTCCCCTGCTTGTTCACCGCGAATCTCGGCGATTTGCTCTTCGTTAAGTTCATCCATAGCTATTCCTCCTTAGTATGAGTTGGCTTATCTAAGCCAATGCTATCTAGTCGGCGATGCGCTTCGTCTGCTCGATCTCTTGCATTGAGGGCGATGCTTCGAATTTCATTTATGTCGCGTTGGAAAGCCCGTTGATCGGCTTTTATGTCTTTCACGTCTTCGCTGATAAAGTCCAATTTGGTGACAACAGCGGTGATTGTGTGTTCGTCACCTCTCGCCTCTTTGCGTTGATTGAAGAAGTACGTGCATACACCGACAACGCAACCGATAATACCGATTACGAACATCAATTCATCTAACGGCAACACGACTCACCTCCTTGATGCTTACGATAAAGCGCCAGCATTACTCATCTTCCTCGGCTGGCTTCTCATATTGCATAGCATTGGAGCTGTCGCTGATGCCACTCGTGGTAGGGTCAACCACAATGCCTAGTGATGCGAGCATAGACACTACCATCACGGCAAGGTTGAGAACCTGGTCTTGTGCGATGCCAGGTGTTACGCCAAAGAGCGATAGAATAGAATAAATGAAAGTCACCACTGTGGTAATAAGGGTGATGAGCGTAGTCTTATTCTGCAATCTAAGTTTCCAATTGATATTCATTGTCAACCACTTTCTTAAATCCGTTTCAATGAAATATAAAAAGAGCCGCATATAAACGGCTCTGAGTTTGATACGATATTTAATTCTAATATTAGGAGTCTCCCAAGAATTTTACGTTTAGGGCGGCATTCGAGGATCCACTTACCGTTCCGCTTCCTGTAGTGTATGCAGCCAAATATAGAACTTGGTCTGCTGAAAGCTCGACAACAGATGACGGAATCGAAACTGTTATATTACTGCCAGCAGATGTAGATACAGCTTCTCTAACAACATCTGAGCCATTTAATATCCTTATGCCTAAGTCTTTTCCAGACGAAAGACCAGTTGCATTAACATAGCCCGAAACCTCGTACAAACCAGCATAAGGCACCTTTATACCATTAGAATAAGCAGAATAATTCCCGCGCTTCACGATAGATGTCAAAGGGAGTGCTGTGCTTGTAGATGTCAAAGTCTGGGTTTTTCCGCTAGCCAACGTGGCTGTAGCCGCAATGTTTATTGTGCTAATCTTACTCTCAGCGGCTTTTGCGGTGTTTACGGCAGAAGTTGCTTTCGCATCAATGCCATTCGCTGTCTTAAGAGCATCGTTTGCGGTAGATATCGCAGACTTAACCTCTAGCGAAATTTCCTCAATGCTAGTATCACCATCATCTGAAGCAGAACCAAAGACAACCCTACCTTTTGAAAGGACTAGGTTGCCATCAGAATTGACATATACCAATTCATTGCCCTGCGGGTCTTTGATGACGAATGGATTTCTATCACCAGAGCTTGCAGTAATCGCTATACCGTCACCATTAATGGCAACATCACCGTTCTCACTGTAGATGCCAAGTTCCTTTGTGAGCATCAATGCGCCTATGAGCGTATCGGCGATAACGCCATATCCCTGTTCAACATTCTTTGTCTTTGGGTTATAGTAAGAGAACTTGCCTATTGCAGCTCTTGACGTTTGCCAATTGTCATTTGTTGTATAAAGACCATTGTTGATGATCTTCAGCTGCTCATCACCATATGTCTCATTGTCGTAGATATATTCCCTGCATAGAATACCGTGTTTATCCCACGATACGCTTTGATTGTCTGTACCGCTTACAAGCTTGATATCAGACATTGAAAGACCGTTTTCAAACCAGTCGTTTATCTGATTCCTGCTGGTGTTGCCTTGTTTCGCTTGTCTCTTAACATAGCTATATGACGTAGCCATAGACGATGCCTGGTCTAAGACGCTCTTGATATCAGTCACAGAATCTTTCACTCTTGTGGTATCAGAGAACTCAACTGACATACTGCTTATATCATCATAGTCTATCGAGTATTCTATAAGGCGAAGCTTGTAAATCTCGTCATCTATTTGTATCCTTAGCCAATTGCCAACCTTGAAGTCTCCAACAATGGGTTCGAACTTCTTTATTGCAAGAAGATTGTTAAGATTGGCAGATATGCTATGCTGAAACTCAGAAGCCTTATGAATTTCCTCATTTGCTACGTTTATAAACTCCAATGCTTTCTTGAACAACTGAGCATTGTCCAGACCATCGGAGATGTAGTTATCGTTAGAATACTTGTCTTCTCTTCTAAACGAGCAGAATTCCATCCAGAGCCTATTGCCAAGATAGTCTTGAAAATCAAGTGCATTCTGTATATCAACTACATCTTTCTTTATGTAGCTTTGAAGACCATGCGTTAGCAGCGTACCGTCATTGTCGTATATGCCTACAACAGTATTTATTTCAGCTTCTCTTACTGCGATTTCATCCGTAACGGCAGATAGTTTATCAAGATAGGGAACATACAAATCATCATATAGATTCGGATCGCCACCAGACCAGGTTTCCTTATCTGCGATACCTTGCTCAATAAGGATATCGATGCATGTTTGGCAAGCATCGAAGAAAGAGGTGAGCCTATTCAAAGAATACTTCTTCAGCTCTGTCTTAAAATCAGCAAGCTCTTTCTTGAACAAACCAGTAATGCTCATATCATCGCTATTGCCTTTTGCCAACGCTTTGTCTATCTTCTGCTTGACGAATGACTCATAGTTGTCATTTATGATAATAGTCACTTCACCACTTGTGCCAGAGTCATCTTCGTCTGAGTAGTTGGTGATATCGAAACTACCAACCCAAACACAATGATCTACTTCTTTGTTAAGAGTAGATGAGTGAACCTTTATCCTAAATCGAGATGAGTCTACTACGACCTTTGCCATAGACAAAACAATGCTATCTGCGGTCGCGTTAGAAATATTCTTGATAGACTCGGCAGAAACAGGGGAGAGGTTCTTTTCGGTAAGCTTCCTTACTTCCGATTCTGCATCTGTCTTATCAATCTTGACTGTCGGCATCAATGAGCTTCTTAGATACAGTTCCATGTCAATAGTATTGTAATATGCGTTCATAAGAGCTGGATAACCTTTGATTGGCGTATCTATCTCCCGCAACTCATCGTTCATACTTCTATATTTTTTGACAAGGTTGTTGTAATTAACAACTATATCATTATCACTATCTATTGAAACATACTCGTTTTGATAGTACGCATATTGCTTATCGTATGATTCTATCTTGGCAACAAGATTGCTAGACATATCTGCTTTAACAGCATCGGTAATATTCCATATGTAATCAGAACCATTTGGATTGCAGTTTCGAACCGATGCAGTCATAAGGTCATCGCCAGCTTCTAGCTTAAAACAATTCTTAACCTCATCAGTATCGGTTGTTAACTGAATATCCTCTGCAAGCTCATCGGCAGTTATGAAGATGGTGGTGTCATCACCATAACCTTCGTTAATGTCTGTGCTTCCACATTTAGGGCATACACCAGTGAACTCACCCCTGTTGCCGCAATCATTGCAATTTGATTCAAGATCGTAAACAGAGATGATTCTTCTGATATCTCCAAGATGATCTCTCTCGACAAGAAGTTCTCTAGTCTTCGAGTCAAGCAGTCGGTCTTCCTCAGACGAATCAAGATAGACATTCTCCGTATCACTTGATTTTGCATTTATCACAAACAGACAGTTTATTTCTTCTGCGATATCCTGCAACGCATCGTAAATAGACGTGTCATCGAAAGAAAACATCCTCTGTATTCTGTCTATGGTGCTGTCAACATGACCTATAGAATAATGAGGAGCTTTCTCAAGAATCCTGTGCAATAAAGAAGAGCTAGGATCGTCTGGGTTATATAGAACTGTCGGAGTTTTGTAATCGTCACGAGCGATATCATCTTCAGTGTTTATCTCGATATTGTATAGCATTATCTGAGAAAGCTCTGCTTGACCGAGCGAAGTACCGTAAACAGTCTTCTTAACCTCGGCAGACTCATCAATCTCAACCCTTATCTCGAACCACATATCCCATTCAATGCAATACACTAATTTAAAGTTGGTTATATAATCCCATATGCTATCTTTTTTACCGTTCTCATATTTGTAAACGGTAAACGTAAACTCAGATGCATCATTCAAAGCATCGGTTATCTCAATTGCCTTGGCATTTACCAGTCCGATTTTATCTCCACTTTTCTTAGCCAATATAAAAGTGGGTGTTTCAGGGTTGTGGGCTTTGTCAAAATTTATCTTCATTGGCATAGCACATCACACCCTAAATGCCTATCTTGGCAATTGGAGAATACTCCATCTTGATAGAGCAGGGGAGGGATACCGTCACATTGTTCTCTTTGTCCTTGAACGTACTTGAAATCCTGAAGAATTGCCAATTGAAATCGTTCTGTATCTTATGAGAGGGAAGAGATGAGCTTATCATAGGATATTCGACAGTGATGACTTCACCTTTTTTACAGTTATTGACGCGCATAGTTCTGTCTTCGGATGCGTTGTATATCTCCAATACGCCGTTTGCACTGATTGTAATTTCCATATTTGGATAAATATATCCCTCTTCATCAGAAGCACTGTATATTGTCTTTGCTTCATTTGCTTCCACAATATCTAGCGCAATCAAAACTGGTTCTTGGAGTGCAAACGGTCTATTGGTAAACATCTCAAGCTCAAAGCCGCGAATCCTACCATCAATCTCAACCTTGCTCACATTGAAACTTGCCTCTAAGTATATGCCGCTGTACTCATCATCAAGAAGCTTGAACTTATGGTATTCCTTGCGATTAAGCCAGCGCATGATTTTTCTCATATCCTCAACTGAAACCTCAGTCTCATCATAATCGCAGGGGTGCTTGCATATCTGAAAAGTAGCAGTCAAGCAATCTTCATATATAGCACTTGTAAGCTCGTGCTTGATTCCATTCAAAGTAGACACAGTTTCGAACTTAATCTCAGAGCCATTCGATACAGTCTCAACATCGCTTGAATCAAATTGGCATATTATAAACCCAAGATCGCTAAGCCTAACGTTATCGTATTCAAAGTCATAACATTTCACACGCGCCACCTCCGATCATAAATCTATTTCAACAACCATTTGATAATCTTCCATCTACCATTGAAGACATCATGGTTCATTACATTCCTCATTTGAATGAGATCATCCATGAGCTTGTCGTATTCATTGCCCTTAGACTTAAGCTCATCGATAACCTCAAGCATCTCATTTCTAAGAGAGTCAATAGAGTGAATCAAGGCATCTTTCTGCTCACAGTCAATCTCAAGGTTGGAGATTGTGCCTTTAAGATTCTCGATTTCAGCAGTCTGCCTATCGATAATCTTGCTCTTCATATCACGTCTATTGATTTTCTTCTTCTTATTTCTAGTGTTCATACATCATCACCCTTCACACAAAACAAGCATATTATGTTTACGGAATCAACAAATACCGATTATCTTTGTAATCTGAGGTGTCTCCAAGTTAACCGCCTTATCAGAATACAAAACAACATGAGATTCGTACTTTCTCGTAAGCTTAGTGCCATCAACAGATAGCCTTATGTGTGTGGTACATTCATACCCGCTGTCAGTAATCCAACAAGCACCGCCATCAATAACGACACCGTACTTCCAACATATCGCCGCAAAGGAGTTGTCAAAGACTACCGCCACGAGTGAATAGTTCTTTATTCCTTCGATGCTGATGCTGCCACTAGCCCAGCTACCGCTCCATAGAACCTTCAGAGCATCTGAGTTAATCGTGCCTTGAATGGCTTCTATATTCTTCTTGATAGAGTCAAATGAATCCTGGGCAGACTCGATTGTGTCCTTGTTCCTGTCGATAGAGCCAAGCAGTTCATCAACTTCCTCGCCAGTATATTGAAGTTTGTATTCACTCATAAGCTTCACCTCCGTTTACATATCCGTAATCCAAAACAAAGAAAGGAGGGTGCTTTCACACACCCTCCCAAAATACATGTTGCAGATATTCTAGTTTAAAGACCCGTCTGCATCGGAGTCAAAACATCAACTATCGAATAGCCTTGCCTTTAGCCAATGCGCTCTTGCCAGCAACTCTATCGATAGTCATAGAAGTGATAAGACGCTCGAAGTTCTTATCCTTCTGCATAGAAGTCAACAACTGCTCGTAGTTCTTGACATTTGGAAGATTGAAGACAATCTTATCAAGGTTTTGAGTATAGCTGACATTGCCGCTGTTCGTGATAGGAGCGTTTGCAGCATCAATACCCAGGTTGCCTTTGATGAAGTCTGCTGGGTTGTTAGCCATATCCCAGATATTCTTGCTTGCAGCGGCAGTGAGAACGCTGTCACCTTGAGCAAGAGGCGTAAGGATAGCACCGTCAGATGGTCTTACAATCATCTCAGCACCGTTCTCCTGAGTCCAAGCCAACTGATCCGCGATAAGGTCTTCAACACCAGTCTTGTACGCGCTTACATCGCCCTTCTTGAACCAACCAGTGTATCCACGAGCCAAGCTATGATGACGCGCTAGGATATACCCATTGCGCTCAGACAGAACGGTATAGATAGGGTCGTTTCTATAATACTGTCTGCCGCCACCGTGACCCTCGGAGTCTGCATAGATAGTGGCACTACCAGCGTTTATCTGACCGCCAACAGAGATGGACTTGTTCTCATTGTCTGAAGTCGATGGGGCTGGTGGTGGTGGAACGTACTTCTCCGTGTTCGCCTCTTTGGAGTTTGCGGCAGAAGAGGTGGATGCAGACTTTACATCTGTACCAGCAAGCTTGTTGAGCTGTGTTATCATATTCTGCAAATTGGTATTGATGGTGTTCAGAGCGAAGTTGGTGGTAGTCAACTTGCTCGTGAAGTCATCTCCATACGTAGAGATAACATTTGAAACACTGCCATTGCCAGAACTCCAAATGGTAGCCATAGCATCTGTAAGCTCATATCCAACATTGTTTGCCGAGTCGGTGATGGTTTGACCGATTTTGTCACCATTCTCGTTGATTTTGACAATCATATCGTTCATGAGAGCGTCTATGTCATCTAATCTTTTATTAAGGATTTCTTCGTATTCATCATATAAGGAGTCAAGCATGGACTGTTGGTCACTAATATACTGATCGTACTCAGTTTCTTCTAGGTCAGACTTAGCTTCTTCAAGGTCAACCTTGATTTGCTGAATCTTTGCCTTGGCTTCCTCAGATGAATCATTTTGGTACGCCGCCATCTGCTTTTCGAGAGAAGCTATCTCCTTAGCAGATTCAGAAACTTTCTTCTGATAGTCGTATAAGTCTTTTTGGCTATCAAGTGCATCGCCATATTTCTCAATCAATTTATCGAGAGAATCAAGTTCCTTGTCTATGCCTTCCTCGACAAGATCCTTTATAGCGTCTTTTTCTTGCTCAGCGTTCAGAATTGCTTCTTGCTGTGCCTCAAGAAGCTCTTGTCTTCTGTCGATAAGGTTCTGATTATACGGGTCTTTTGCAAGCTCTGCCTGGATGCGTTTAAGCTCTTCCGCGTACTTGTCCGCTTGATACATATAAGTATTATAGTTTGTACCATGAAGACCCATGGTAGCCATACCCTCATCGGTAAGCTGTCCATTGTCTTCAAAGAGCTTCTTATTATCCATAAGGTCGATAAGGAAGTTTGCCTCGTCTGCAACATTAGAGATTTGGTCTTGCATCTTATCAAAGATGTCCCATTTCACTTCCCTTATCGAATTGGCATATTCGAGTGTGCTGGTCTTCAACTCTTCGATGGACTTGGTAACCTCATCGATATCGTTGACCATCGAATACCACGCTTCGCTACCCTTAGTGATAGTACCACTAGACATAGCATTTTGAAGCTCTTTAAGCATCTCAGCCTTTTGCTGCTCTAGCTTAGTGATATTCTTCTGAGCGTTGGCAGTAAGCGCCTCGTAATACTTAGTGGAAACGATGTAGCCTTTTTCTTCAGTCTGAGAAACAAACTCATCGAGCATATCTTTCTCATGCTGAATTACACCCAAAGCACCTTCGTATTTCGTAGAGACGTTTTCGAAGCGTTGTTTGTAAAGCTCAGCTTCGCTTTCCTTAAGCTCATCGATTGCATCTTTACAGTCGAGTGCCTTCTCATACCATTCCTTATATGAGCTTATCTTATCATTAAGATCCTCGTCCGTTATAGTTTCTATGTCAATCGTGCCGTCACGAACTTTAGATGCATAGTTCTCAGACAAACCAACTTTGTTGGCTTCTTGCATATATCTGTTATATGCAGACTCTTGCAAAGAAATCTCTTTGGTTGTCTGACTGATCTGATCGTTGAGAGCAGATGTTCTTTCAGTCCAACCTTTGAAGATACTTGTTGCTTTAAGGTCTAGTCGGGAGATTGCACGTTCGATTCGGTCAATGGCAATCTCAATCCAATCAATCTGTTCCTCAAACTTATCTGCTTCATCACTTGAACCAGAAGAGGAGGAAGAGGAAGATCCAGAGGACTTAGAAGAAGAACCAGAGGAGGACTTCTTTGAGCTAGAGGAACTAGACTTCTTCTTAGAAGAAGAAGCTCTACCCAATCCGCCAGAACCACTAGAAAATGCAGTACCATCAGCAAGTGCGCGACCTCTGCCATTACCATGGGTTATCTTACCCTTTTCAAAGATTTCGCGTGTCTGATCCGCATTGAAGATAATGTCACCCTTTTTATAACCAAAGAACTCGGCACTATCTTCACCGACAGTATACCAGTGACCATTACGTACTAATAGCTCAGTACCAAGCTCTCCTCCGAGAGCAACACCATTTTCTTTTGTTCCCCAATTTCCTTGAGCAAAAGCCTTGCCAGCAGTCCCATTTGCATAGGCTGTTCCATTTGCATGAGCAGTGCCATCTACGCCACCACCGCCAAAAAGATTTTTTAATCCACTTGCAACAGTTTGCACCGTGTACTTGATGGTGCCATATAAAGTAGGAGGAGTATAAGGTGTCATACTAGCTGTATATATTGCGTTCGCAGATTTATTAGCTGGTTGATATGAGTCTGGTTCTGAACTGTCTTTTCTAAATCTTGCAATAGCTTCTTTTTGCCCAGGCTGATATCCGTCAACTTCGCCAGAATCTTTAAGAAACTTTGCAATTGCCTGTTTTTGTTCTGGTGTATAATTATCTGGGTCGGCAGAATTAGTTAAGAATTTAACAATTGCTGCTCTATCCGCTGGTTGATAACTATTTACGTCACCGCCATCAACAGCGTACTTAGCAACAGCCTGTTTCTCAGCGGGTGTATAGCTATCAACATCACTAGAGTTTTTAATAAAATTAACAATTGCCGTTAGTTCTTCTGGCTTGTAACTGTCTACAATATTTGTATCTGCAACAAACTTGACAGCTACTTGTTTTTCATCGTCATTAAGATTATTAAAAATGCCTGGATTTTTAACAACAAGCTTGACGGCTACTTGTTTCTCACCGCCATCGAGCTTATCAAGAAAATCTGAGTTCTTGGCAATAAAGTTTATCGCCACTGTCTTATCGACATCATCTAAACCCTTAAGAACATCTTTATTCTTAGCAACAAAATCAACAACTATTTTCCTCTGACCTTCATCAAGATCAAGATTATCAAGAGCTTCTTTGTTATTAACAACAAAATCAACAGCTATTTTCTTTTGATCGCCATCTAAATCCTTAAGAAAATCTGGATTCTCAGCAACATAATCAACAACTATTTTCTTTTGATTGTCCTCTAAACCATCAAGGATTCCTGGATTCTTGGCTACAAGATCTACAACTATTTCTCTTTCTTTAGTGCCAAGGTCATCATAAAACTTTTTGTTTTTAGCAATAAAGTTTATAGCAAGCGTCTTTTCGCCGTCATCCAAGTCTTTAAGGACATCAGGATTATTAACAATAAGGTCGATAGCAATTTTCTTTTGATCCTCGTTTAAATCCTTAAGAACATCTTGATTTTTGGCTACAAAATCAACAACAACTTTTCTCTGACCTTCATCAAGTTTGAGGTCATCGAGGATATTTTTATTCTTGGCTACAAAATCAATAGCTAATTTCTGCTCATCTTTGTTAAGATCTTTAAGAAAATCTGGGTTCTTAGCGACATATTCAACAACGGCTTGCTGTTCTTCTTGAGTATACTTGTCTATTTCAGACCAATCGCCTACAAATTTAATAACTCTTGTTTGCTCATCCTCATTGAAGTCATTCACATAACCATTTTTATCATTATTGGCAAACTTAGTTAACCTGTCATTTTGGGCAGCGGTCAGCGACTTTCCTTCTTTGGCAAGCTCTTGACCCCAATCCTTGACCCTATCTTTAAAGCTTTTCTTGGCAGCATTACCAGCCGCCTCACCAGCTTTCTCACCAGATTCTTCTGATTTGTTTGTATCTGCGTCTGCTTCGACATAAAGTTGAAGACGCTTCTTATATTCGTCATCACTAATAATTCCAGCTTCATGAAGAGCTTGGTCTACAAGAACGCCAAGCTTGCTATCCATCTTAGCCTGGATGTCGAGTTCCGCAGGTATCGTAATCTCATCGTTCTCAAGCTTAGATTTAAGCTCGTCTGTTCCAAGACCGTCAACACCAAGCCTAGTTTTTACTTCTGGATCAAGCCCCTCTAACTTCGAAACAATCTCATCCATAGACTTGTCTACTTCAGAAGTATCGGCACCAGCTAACTCCATTTGATGCTTTTGACTAGACAGCTTATCGAACTCTTGCAAATTTTTTATAGGCTCTTTAATCACATCGTCAACTTGACTTACATCAATGCTCATATAAGCTGGCTTGTTAAGGTTGTCCCATTGTGCCTGAAGCGTCTGAGCGATAGTAAGCGCCTCTTGAGCGCCTTCCGTTTTGATATTAAATTTGCCATCAACCTTGAACTGATCGGAATCAAGTAACTCTTTGGCGCTATCAAGTTGGCTTTTTACGCCTTCTTTAGTGCTTTCATTAAACTTGAATGTAGTAGTCGTTTTGCCCATTTTAATTAAGGCTTCATTAGCGGTCATTGCTCTATTTTGCAAATCTGCCAAACTAGTATAGGCACCATCCATATTAATAGTGAAGCCAGCGTCTTCAGATGCTCGCTCGATAATCTGAACCATTTCTTCGCTGATGCCCATTGCGTCAGCAATAGCTTTATCACCATTAACGCCGAAATCAAACGAGACAATTTCACCATTCTCATCTCGTTTGATGTTTCCTTTTCCTAGTTGATCTACAGCATCAAGAAAATTATAAACGCCATCATTAGTCGATGCGCCTTCTTCATTTTTAGTAAAGAAATCTCTTACTGAATAACTAGTTCCTTTAATCTTCTCATCAAGACTATCCCATTTTGCTTTATAATCATCTATTGAATTCAACGCTGTGCCATCAGGCACAAACATATCAATAAATGCTTTAGAGCCATCATCTAACCATCCACGGTCAAGTTCTTCTTTTACAGAGTCGAAACCAGAAAGAACAGATTCATACATGTCTCTATCAGAGCCAGCAGATTCAACGTTTTGCCATGCGTTAAACTTTGACGCAAGACCCTCATATTGAGCAGCAAGTTCTGCAACGTTGTTAATTTGCTGACGAATATTTTCTTGCTCAGTAACCATTGCAGGCATCTGAGACGCATCAGAGCAATTCTTAATAGAGCCATCAAGCTCATCATAGCGAGATTTTAAAGTCGCTAATTGAGAATCTGCTTCTTTTAGCTTTCCGCTTGCATATTGTTGCTCTAGTTTTTGATACTCAGAAGAATTAAGTCTGATGCCATTAGCTGTCTCTTCAAATAAGCTTGCTACATTATATCCAGCTAAATCCTTGTAGCGACTCTTCAAAGCGTCAATAGATTCAGTTGTAAGACCAGTTGCAGTCTTTGATTCAGCCAATGCAGTATTGACCTTATCCAAACCATCTGTCTCAGTTTCGATATCAATAGTAAATCTCATTGCCTCGGTTAACTTGGCAAGATCTTGAATCTCTTTTTTGATATCGTCTGGCGATTTGCCCTTCCAATCAATATTGCCGTCAATTATCAACTCTTGCGCGGCTGCCAGCTCAGAAGACGATAGGCTGTCTACAAAATCCTCTGCTAACTCTGGCTTCATCTTAATTTTTTCGTCAGTCTCTAAACGATTCTTTAGACTATCATACTGACTCTTTACGTCATCTACATTCAAAGATAACTTGAGTTGATTTTTGGTGTTATCGTCAACATTCAGACTATCGATGATTTTTTCAGCTTCTTCTAGCTGCTTTTTATATTCTCCAAGGGACATATCGCCTTTAGAAAATTCACTGCTTAAATCAAAAGCAGAAGTAAGTTTATCTCTAACACCAGTGTCAAGATTATCAAAAGTAGAGAGGAGATCATCAGCCCAGCCAGTAATAGCAGCTTTTGCGTCATCACCAGTTTTATCACCTATGATGTTCTTAACAGTTTCGCCGCTTAATCCACTGACAATAGAATTTAAAACTCCTTGAGTTTTCTCATCGATATTCTTATAATCATCGCTCAAAAACGCATTTTCAAGATAGGCGCTTATAGCTTCACGAGTCTCTTGTGTAGCCTCGTTCATTGCAGAATCAACTTCAGATGTATAATTGCTCAAAACGCTCTTTACAACTTCAGGATGTTGCTTGCGCACCTCTGCGATGAACTTACTATAAGTCTCAGAAGTAGAGAAATCGCCAGGTAGATCAACACCTTCTAATTGGATATTTTGCTTCTCTATCTCATCTTTTAAGGCTTGACCTATTTTATGAGCAGAGCCAACTACGCTATCGGTGTATTCCCTCGCTTTTTCTTCATTGATGTCGGAATCACCAAGAATCTTTTCCAAAACACCTTTGTCATCGGAACCAAGGGAATTAGAATTCTTACCATATTCCTCTTCGATTTTCTTATAATCGTTCTGAAAATCATCGGCGATATCACTAAGACCTTTATAGTCTTTGCCGTCACCATTCAACAGACTGTTATTCTCTGCTATGATAAGATTATTATAAGCATCGGTAAGCGTATCTACATTGCCAGCACAATTAAGAATTGCATTACCTTGAGAGTCATAACCAGAGACAAGAGAGGGGGTCATACCTGCTATTTGATTTACAGCCTCTTGATACTTCTCATATTCATCTGGCATAAGGCTTACGTTTTTGCCAGTATTTGTGTCAACGCCCTTTGACAATTCAACATAACTCTTAGCCAAATCCTCAAAGTCAGACTTGTTCTTTACAAGTTCTTCTCTTTGCTGTTTATGGCTTGTAGTAACATCATCAATTTTATCAGCTAGCTCACTAGCTCTATTTATATACGATGATATTCCTTCGATTGCAGCAGATATAAGGAAGCTAACTCCCATTGTCAAAGCGGCGTTAGCGGCTATAGAGGCAACACGAAGAGCCATTGTCGCAGCTTTTGCAGCCACAAGTGATCTAGTATATCCAGCAACGCTCGCCTCTGCATTCTTTATGCCAGCACTGTCAACAAGTGCGGTAGCGCTGCCAGATTCTTTAAGCGATGCTCTTTGTTTGGCTCTCTCTTCGTTTACTTTTGCATAACTAGTCAGATACTTGCCAAGAGATTTATCTGTCTTTTCAATAGCCGCAGCATACTCAAGCTGGTTAACGCCCATGTCCTTTAATTGTTTGGGGTCGTTAAACCTGTCTATAATAGACTTCTTAGAGCTAAGGCTCTTATCTTCTGCCGACCTGGATATCGCATCTAAATTTGCAAGCTTCGTGACCATTTCCTCGGTAATGCCGTTTGTTTCTTTGCTTACATTATTTAGGTCGATTTGGCGTTTTATAAGTTTCTTAATCGACTCTTCGCCATCTGCGAAATGATTTTGCCATGCCTGAATCGGAGCGGTACCGTTCGCTACATCGGCATTGAAAGCAGCCAGGGCGCTTCTGCTTTTCTCGATGTTCTCAGTTACCTTGCTGAACGCCGCATCATGCTTCTTGCCAAACGATGATTCGGACATGTCTTTTCCGAAGAAAGACCCTATGGTATCGCCAGCATACTTGAACACCTTCGGCAAGTCTTTAACATCGTTGTTAAGAATCTGCATCTTTGGAATAAGACCATCAACGTCTTTGTTCAACGTGAAGATACCAGTATTCTTAAACGACAGAGCGGCACTGATTGTACCAAGAAGAGTGGGGAGGACACCTATGGTATTAATAAGACCAGTAAATGTCTCAACAGCAGCTCTACCGCCATCAATGATTCCATTCAAGAAACCAGAGTCCATAGTAGATGTAGAGAATGCTTGCCAAGAAGCAGTCAACTGATCTAAGTGACCCTGCATAGACTGCATGTACTTCTCTTGCTCTGCGGCTGCGCTGCCGTCAGAGTTGAGAGCAGAGTCTTTCATTTTCTTTACGTTCTCCCAGTTTTGGAGGAGGGAGGCGATCCGTTATGTTCTGTAATCGGTTCGTTAATCCGTACAGTCCGCTATATGAAATAACGGTTTCCCTAACTTTCGATAGGGCGCAGACCATATCATTCATCGTATCTGCGTATGCAGACTTAGATGCCTTCTACTTCGGGAGACTTCTCCCTAATGGCATTTCAGCCAATGGTCGTTGAACGTTCCGCTGTTCGCGGCTTCGCTGCTGATTGTCCAATCCTTGCAATTTTCATACCATCGCACTTAGCCATATTTCATGCTTATGCTGTGGTTTACAAGACTCTAAGGATTTTCCAGCAATTCAAAAGGATACACTATAAACTTTCGTATTATAGCGGACTAAGTAAACGCATGATTGACATGCACTTAATCGTTAGCGCGGTGCTTACCAGCAACCGTTTCAAGCAATTCTGCTTGGTCTGTATCGCTAATATCATCCCAAACTTCTGCTATGGAATTTAAGATATCGTATGTTGATTTGAACTCGCCATTACTATCGAAGATGTTGGTGTGACCACCAGTAAGGTTGAAAATTTGACCCTGCATCTTAGACAGATTCTCAACGTTTTCATCCGTGTCTTCGCCAAGTTCTTCTAATTCGCCTTTCATTCCGCGCAGACGCATGGACACCACTTTTAACGCGTTACCCGCTTTTTCAGGATCCTGGGTAACTTCTGAAGCACCTGCAACCATGGCTGCTGATTCTTCGAGCGTGTTATTTGCGACATCAAGCGCTGATGCAGACCTCTTCAGACCTTCGCCAACGCCAGCTGCCGTCACGGCATATTTGTTCATTCTATTACTTTCACCATGTGACTATGGCTACTGACCATACTGATGACAGCATGGCGGTTAGTCATTTCTGGCTAACTCTTGCATTTCACTTTTAGATTATAGTGCAAGTTTGGACTGTATATTACAACGTCTATATAATAGACGGAGAAGGAACTTAACCCCATATGTTACCATGTGGGATATCGCAGTCTCTACGGATTCAATGTGTCTGTTATTTCATTTTTTATTTCTTCATTATTAAGATAATACGGCAATCTTAATAATTGTATATTATTTTCTTTGCAATATTCATTTTTTATAGCGTCATACCTTTGTCTTTTCTTAAAACCTTCTTCACCACCGAAATAATCAACAGGTCTATAATGCTGTTCACCGTCATATTCAATTAAACACGAAACAGCATCATCTTCAATAATAGCGAAATCAAACCTTAGTTTATTACCATTACCATTAACACATTCGTCAAATACATATTGTGTTTCATAAGTGATACCAATATCATCAAGAAAATCGCCTATAAATTTTTCCATAGAAGAAGATACAAGGCATCCGCAAGAGCGAACATGATTGTTCTTAACAAACGCAGGGATAGCATAAAATATTTTTCCGCAAAACCCGCACCTGCACTCCCATAGCATCTGACCACTATCGTTTCTTTTATATGGTCGTAGTAGCTCTACGCCAAAATCAGAAATGTATCCAGTGTGATCGCGTTCTCTTGCTTTGCTTGTTGCTTCGCTATGTAAGCACCCGCATGATTTTGTATGACCTGTCATAACATCATTTCTGCGCAAAATGACAATGTTGCTGCAATCACAAAGGCATTTAACCATTGGCGGCTTACCATCTTCCCATATAGTTTCAAGAACGACAAGCCTTCCAAATCTTTTGCCAATAATGTCTTTGCTAAGCTTTTCGCTCATTTGTTTTGCATAGTTACAACCGCATGACGGGATTATTTTGGCGTGTGTCAGTCTATATGTATCTTTAACTACCGTGTTTCCACAGTCACAAAGACATAGGCATCTGGTATATGCCTTCTTTTTCTCATTGTATAACATTTCTAGTACGACTAAGTTTCCGAATCTTTTGCCTACTAGATCTAACTTTTTACTCATATCTTGCCTTTCTATTATGCAAACAAGAGTATATCACTCTTGCTCCTAAATAAAGGAAAAATATGATAACAAACACATAGTCTTTCCTCGGTCTTATCCATCTCTGGACTTTAACCGATATAGTTCCTTATGGACAATTTTCGTTTATCCAGTTCATTTAAAATATCTCCGATATGACCAACAGCTTGAGTGGCATCGCCGTTATACCGCTCTGTCAACTGTTTCTCAAAACCCTTATAAGAGGTAAGTAGGTTCTGAGCAGCCTCATCGTAATCAAGGTCGGATACGTGCTGATACATCGTGGTGATTTCAGCAAGCTGCTTTGATGTATTAGCATCGAAGCCAGCACGACTCCAATCAGCAGTAGCACTGATAATATCAGAAAGGGCAACACCATATTGCTGTGCAGAAGCAGTCATTTCTGTGAACAAATTAGTATATTGAGATTCAGAAAGATCGGTAACCCTTCGAAGCTCGGTCATCTGCGTATCGACTTGCAGAGTATTGTTGAACATAGAACGAATACCCTGAGAGCCAACCATCATTGCACCAGCTACGCCAAAGTATGTCGCGTATTGCTTAAGCTGGTTCTTGATTCTATCACCAACATTCAAGGTTGCCTTGTCTGCCAACTGTGCCTGATTGGTTACTTGAGCAAACTCAGCTTTAAGATTATTCAAGGAACCAGGGCTGTCGATATCTTGAATTCTATTCTGAATATTTGTTAGCTGTGTATCAAAATCGGTTCCAATGACAGCAGAATGATTCTTTCTCCAAACATCAATACTGTCATAGAAATTAGTCTTCTTAAGATTAAGATTATCAAAAGCAAGCGCTGCTTTTTCTGCTTCTTCAGCCTGTTTCTTTAACCCTGAATATTGCGAAATATCATTTTTTAAAAAACCCTCAGTTTTATAGAATTCTTTTTTTGCCGAGTTAGCCCTTTCAAAAGCATGATTCCACTCATCACTGCCTTTTGCTGATTTTTCCATCATGCTATTTGCATTGCTTATATCAATGGCAAGATTCTTAAGCTCTTTTCCCTTTTGCTTTAACCGCTCAGAACCATTGTTCAAGCTATCGATTTTTCGCATGTAATTATCGGCAATCGTTGCGTATTCTTTTGCTCCAACGTTTTCCGAGATGCTTCTTGCAATCTTTTCCTTCTCTTCGGCTACACGCCGCTCCATCTTATCTAAGCTAGACGTAATAGAAGCATCTTGTGTTGCCGTTGTTTTACCAAGACTCGCCGTCATTTTTTCAGCTTGAGCTTCAAGAGCGGCAAGCTTTGCTCTTGCTTCGTCTGCGTCTTTGGATGTCTCATCCAAACCAAGAAGCTTAATACGCTGATTGCCAATCTGATTGATAACATCTTTTATTTGACTAATTTCAATCTTAGTCTGCTCTAAGTTAGCCTTATCGATATTACCAGCTTTAGCGATTGCAACACGGCTATTTGCCTTAGATTCGGCTTGAGAAATTCTTTTAGACTGAGACTCCGTAAGGTTTCCAGCAGATTCGGCAAAGAGGGCATTCCTCTGCGCTTCAACGTCTTTTAACGCTACTTTTAACTCTTTTGCCTTTTTGCTTCCTTCGTCAAGCTTACTTAAATCAATATTGATTCTGGCTTTTTCATTTGTAAGCTTGATAATATCACTAACATTGCGCTTCGTTTGTGCTATTGTTTCATTGGCTTGCTCGAATGATCTTTTTAAGTCAATGCTGCCGATATCACCTTTGGCGGTTTTCTTAAACTCCCTGATTTGGGTTACCGCTCTATTGAGTTGGTCTGTGCCTTTAACCGTAAGTCTAATATCACCATTTTTAAGAATATCTGATTTCGCACTAGAAACAGTTTTAAAAGCTCTTTCTGTATTTTGAGCAAAAATCTTAACTGCTCTTTCAGAAGCGCCATCTTTAAACCCAGCTTCTTTAAAAGACTTCTTGATTAGCCCAAGGTCGATGGTACCAAATATCTTCGATACGCTCTTAGCAGACTTAGCAGCAGCCTTTTCAACTCCAACAAACATACCATTAGCAGCCTGAGAGTCAACTGCGTTGCCTTTGAACGCTTTTGCAATACTAGACTGAATATTCCTGATACTTGCATCAGACAGCTTGGCATCAACTTCAATAGGCTTCAGACCCAGATTGCTTAGCTGTTGCTGTACCCCACTGGGGTCAACCTTGACACCAACTTCAACATTCCATGCTGAACTCAATCACATCACCTTCCTTCAAAGAGTGCTTTAGCACCCATATTTAAAGGTGCGATTACAAAATAGCCAGTCTTACCCGACAATGGGAAGACCAGCCGCTATTAATTCTTTCAATAGCTCACCGAACATCTTTCCATCAAGCTCGGCAACGCCTTCTGTGTATATAGCAGTACCAGGAGCGCGACCGCCATGAGTACCTGCGGCCAAGGCAACGGACATAATCTTGCCCTCTGCCCAATTTCTATACACAGGAAAACCACCTTGACCAACATAACTATCAAGGTGATGCATCATGCCTAAATCAAAATATACCTCAGCCTTAAACCCATTGCCTGTAGGTATGATGCCAGACTTCTGCAAAGAACCGAAAAGCTGCATTGTCCTAATTGATACTTTAGGATGATATTCACCATAAAACTTAGCCAAATACTTCTTCATGGTTACATACATAGTCAACTGGGCTTCTGCAACGGCAGTCTTAGCACCTTTCATCATTGCGGCTTTAAGCTCTCCTTCGGATTTAAATGTCGGCATATTAAGCCACCTCTTTACTCATCAGAAGAGGAAGGAGGAACTGCCTCATTTTCATCGGTATTCTTGAAATCGACTGGGATTACGCTTGCAGCACGTTCGTCCTTCTGCTTAAGAACCTCGTTCTTCAAGTCCTGAAAAGCACTAGACTTAGCATAAGCCTCAATCATATTATCAGGCGTAAGCTCGCCAGCAACATCAGAGAATGACTGCGCCATACTCATCATGCTCTCAAGGTCAATTCCTTCAACCTTGCTCTCAACAGTCTGCAAAAGGGAAGCTAGTGCAATGCCAACTGGATTAGTATGGATACCAGTCTTGTACTCGATATCCTTGTCAATAGCATCGCTCATAGACCGAATAAGACCAGGAGCGGCATTTTCCTTAACAATCTCAACGATGTTAGTTGCGCCAAGGAACTGCTCAACAGTTTCAATCTGGTTGTTCTCATCGATATACATAGCAGTGTCAACATCTGTCATAACAGAGACAATCTGCATATCGAAAATCATATCTTTCAAAATAGAGTGATAATGCTCATCGGTCACAATAGAATCTACAACTGAGCCAACAAGACCAGCCTTCTGAGTTGCAGTCAAATCAGTAACAAAATTAAAAGCGATTTCCTCATCGCCGTATGTATATACACCAGTCTTTACTTTAATAGCCATAATAAGACTCCTTTTCTTCATACTTTACTACTTCAAACTTATATAGATTGAGAGTCAAAGAAACTCTCGAAATCCCATGAATATCGGGTTCTCTTTTTAAACCCGTCAATCTTAATCCCACCATTCAAAATGATATCAGCCATATTGAATGATTTCTTGCCGTTGATGTTATCCAACATCTCCATAAACTTATCGACATGCATTACATATGTGCGCTGCTCATTGTCTTCGCCAATCTCCCTGAAGTTGAACACGAAAGCAGGGTAGATGCCATCAAACTCAGCAGACTTCTTAAGAGACAATATCTGATGCCGTTTGACCATCTTTGATTCAGGTTCATTGCCATATGGATCGTCAAATGACATGCTTGTATTCTTTGTCGTTTTCATTTCTAGGCAATACACAATATGCGTCTTTGAATCTACAACAATATAATCATATGGGTTTTTACGAGAGAACGATGTATCGCTTCTTTTTGTAAACGACTGCGGTGGATCGGGAAGCCTGACAACCATACAACGCTCTGGCATACTGTTCTTCGCCGCATCCTCGAAAATCTTTCCTGGATTTTTCATTTGAACACCTCTATATCAGTGAGGACGCTCACACCACTCAGAGAAGTGGGCATCATGAAGCCACCTTGGAAAAACAAACACCACGTAACCTTTGCTATCGGCAAACACATCAACAAGTTCGCAGTCTGGTTTTTGTAGAAGAAACCCAGACTGACGAACATTTCTGTAAAAAACGCAATCTTCCGATTCGTATGATTTTCCAGTTATGTTACTGAACTCAAGCATCCTTCACACTCCTTTCCAAATTCCTTCATCATATATAACCTGACTTGTTATACATGATGAAAGAATTAAGCTAACGTAAAAAAAAGGAGGGATACTAAAACACAAAACAGTGCGATAATATCCCTCCTTATAAAATTTTAAATATCTTCACACTTAGATAATAGCCTCAGATTCATCTTCGGCTGGAACCTCAATAGGTTCAGGGTTGATAACAACCATAGGCTCAACAGACTTTGCATTGCGAACAGCCTTAGCCTTCTTAGGCTCTCCCATAACCTTCTTGATGGTTTCTTTGATATTATCTCGGAGGTCTTCAAGGTCAGAGAGGTCTACGTTCTTCAGCTTAGCCTTAGCCTCGCGCTCATCATATACGCCAGTGGACAAGCCGTGGATGATCTGATAGATCTTAAAGTGTTCAGAAGTACACGTATGAATCTTCCAAGGTGCAGCGGTCATAGCATCCTTGCATGACAGACATACGTGATATCCCTTGCCACAAATAGAGCAGGTAGCATTAATATCTTCTGCCATATCAACACCTCCAATCAGCAGAGAAGCAGGGGAGGGAGGAAGTTTGAATTTCTCCCGTCCCTGTTATTTCGCAAATTGAAGCTATTCAGATACAACGATAGTGAAAAGCTGATCTTCGCCTTCCTCGGCGCAGTAGTCCTTCATCATCGTCATGGTAAAGGCATGTTTGCCAGTAGAGGTAAGCGCAAGCTCGATAGACTCAGGATTGAGCTTTGCCTTGGGAATGATGATCTTACCAGAGTACACAACGTTCTCGTTGCACTTGTCGCGGAAGTATGCGTAGATAACAGCCTTGCAAGCCTCGGGGAACTTGGAAGCGCTATTGACAATACGTACAGCGTTCTCAGTCTCATACTGATAATCAACATAAAGCTTACCAATGAAACCAGTAGGCTTGGTTACTTCGCCAGTTTCCTTTGCAACAACAAACTCGGTTGCGGTTGCAGCGGCAGCAGCCTTGAAGGACTGACCAATCTCACCATCAACAACGGAGTAAGCCCACTTCACTTCATTGGTAGGCTTGTGCTTCAGCGTAACACTGTCAGTACCCTCGGGGAAGTCAAGGATCTCATAGGTGTAGTCGGTGATCTTCTTCTCCGCAGAGCCGACTTCCTTCTCGGCACCATACTGTGCGGCAGCAAGACCAAGAGAGATAAGAGAGTTGGTAGCAGTGAATTCGCCCTTCTTAGCGCGATAAAGAGTGGTGATAACTGCGCCAACAGCGTCCGTTACCTCTTCACCCTCAGCGGTGCAGTTCAGGCTGGAATCCTCAAGAGAGGTAAGGCGGAAGATCATCTCACCAGTGGAAAGATCGTGAGTGGTGAGGGAGCGCACCTTATCAAGGATAAGTTCATCTTTATTAAAAGCCATATTGCTTTCCTCCAATCAATTTTAAGGAGATAATTACATTAAATATCGCCAAGCCAATCAAGACGATTTTTATCAACGCCTTTCAGGTCGGCAAAACCAGAATAAGCACCTTGCAATAGAAGGGCGGCATCCTGGATTTTCGTTGCCCTCTTGATATTATCGAAAAGCATGGCTACTCCCATGTTCCATATCCTATCGTCACCGCACATACCGCAATTGACAGTAAGTGCAGAAATGAGGGGCTTTAATATGCTTTTGTACGGCTTGTTAGCCGAAGCCATAGCATCATCTCTAGCATCTTCAATAAGATCCATCTTGGTTGTCTCATTTGCTGGAATCTCATTGTTTCTTTTAAGACCATGTATCTTTCTAACGACATCGACAATCTGAGAGTATACAACTTTATCAATTGTGATATCATGCTCTTTGTCATATAGGATAATCTGGTCTGCATCCTGCATAGTGCAAGGAGTGAAATCTGCAAGGTCGATGTCTTTAAGAATTAACTGAAGAGGATTTATCTTCAACTCCTTTAATTGCTTTTCAGCCAAAGCCATAGCAGCCTCATCGCTCTCTTCGATTTCACTCATAAGCTCTTCGTAAAGCTTTTTCTTGCTAGAGACTATTTGAGATATGAATCCTACAAATAAATCATAGTCTTCAATTTGAGTATAATCAGTGTCAGCATAATCCCAAAGCTGCCATTTTAAGTCAGCAGGAGCGGCAGTAAGAGTGTGTACGGCATTGAAATATCTTCTTTCTCCGAACTCCTCAATCTGCCCAAGAGTGGGTTGCGTGACGGTTATCTTAGGGGTTATCTTAATGTCTGCACCCCTATAGATTTTCAGTTCATCTGCTTCAAACATCGATAGACCACCCGCTTGGTTATTCTATTGAACATAGTGAGTTGTTGAGGTCTGTTGCCTCGAACACTATATCCCTGAACACGTAGTCTTTTTGGTATGACCCCTCTGTATTGTATACAAGTGACAGCTCGCCGAAACCAAGACCTTTATAGCCATTGAACTTGTTGTCTATCAATCTAGACAGATAATCGTTTCGGTTCTCCGTCACCTTTGGCACATTGTCAACAACCATGTGCTTCTCATGCGAGAGTATGTATATCTGAATTGTAGGGTTGACATAAGTACGGGTAGACACATATTTTGCGCTGCTCATATATGATTGCGGAATATGAACTTGAACTGTAATAAACGTTGCTACGGTATTGATTGTATTCGGATTCTGATGGTAGTTGAAGATGTGAGTGCCAACAAGCTTCTCTGGCTCATCTATTTCCTCTGCGCCAATAGCTTGCACAATGGCATCATCCTTAATCAGTTCTTTGATTATGGTGTTCTTTGCTTTTCCGATTATAGAACTGTTAGCCATTACAACAACGACTCGATTCTAATAATCAGGGAAGAGGAGTAGTTTCCTTCCATATCGGAAAGAACCAACTTGAAATCCTCGTCAACATAAGCATCGTCATCTATGCCAATAGAGATTGCATTGTCAGATTCTTCAATCTGTAACACATCTTTAAAATCACAGATGATGTGCCACAAAGGTTCAACACCATCAATTACAGAACCATTTCTGTCAAAGAACTTTCCAGTGAACGTTTTCATATTGCCACCAGATTTAATAACATCAGAATCATATGAGATTACAGATTTAGAGACAAAGACCTTATCCGCATTGTCAGTCTTTATATCATCTTTCTCAACATAATCGCATATGCCAAGATCTATTCTGTCTGTCTCATTATTTGTAGCGCATTCCATAAGAGTAACCTTTACCAAACCCTTCTTACCATACGCATAACTTGTTGTATCGTTTTGCGTAACTATAAAGGATGTCGGATTCTCAGCATCTCTATCCAAGAAGAATCTCTGAGGGGTTTTAAGCACAACGGTATTCTCATCATATGGCAACGTAATCATATGCTGAGAAGAACCAATTGTAAATTGCGCATTTGACATCTCACCAGAGTTGTACTGGGTTGAGTTGATGTCATAACATGGGTATTCTAATATATCACCATGTTTGTTTTGCCATTTTAAAGTCCAGTTGCATAACGTGAACTTTCCTTGCCATTGAATGTCATCTATATTGAATACCTCTGTGCAAATGAAATACTCGTCTGCATCGGCATCGTAAACGATATCTCCGACAAGAATAGGGTAATCGAACGGGGCATGGAACTTAACGGTAACGCCATTCGCAGCAGAATACTTCCTGTCATAAAACCTAAGAAGCAATTGTTTATCATCGTCATAAGTTTCATTGCCCAATTCCCAAAAATACACGTTATCTGTAAATGATGCATCATCAGCAAACACTTCGTTTAAAAGCTCTCTGCTATTTTTGATGTTCTCGTTTTTCAACGAACCTCCACTGAGGCTCATTTTGCGCTTGAACTTGTCAAAACTTCTCAATATGATGCACCACCTTTCCTAAAGCATTCCAGGCTCGTCAAAGCCAATTCTATCCTTCTTATAACCAGATGACCACGAGGCTCCGCTTTCTCCAATACCTAACCAGGCGTAGCGAGAGAGGAGTCCTTCGTTTTCCGCTCGATAAGCTTTTCTCATTGCAAGAAGTTTGTCTAGCATGTTGGCTGGGCTATAAGAATTAAAGTCACTTGAACTAAGATTTACTTTAAGCAGGGTAGGAGTCCTGATATAAGTAGAATCAATATATTCCAAGAGAAGGTAATTGCTAAGAATCTCAATCTCAATATCAGATAACTCAACATTAAATCTCTCTAATATATCATCCCTATTGTTCAAGTCTTTCCTGCAAACATGGAATCTCGCAATGGCGGGGACGAGATAATCATGCAGATACTCTTTTACTTCTTCTTCGGTCATAATAGGGATTTCATAACTGCGAAATTTAGGTAAAAGGTTTTCATATATCTTCTCATAAGAGGTATACATGATTACTCACCTACATTCATTGTCTACTAAAGAAAAGAAAGTAACTCGATATCAAGTTTGTTTTCAAGCTTCTTGATTACCTTTACGTTGGAGACAACGCCTTGAGCAACCAGATCCTTTACTCGGTTCACAACGGCAATCTTCAAACCGTTGGACGCAGACGAGATCCCATCAAGAACCTCATCGATATGGTCTACGGTATAGTTGCTCTCATCCATGAGGTAGTCATACTTCTCATAGGTGCGAGTCAAACCGAGCTTCTTAATAACGCGCTCATCGAGCGGCTTAAGCCACATATCACCAAAGTAAGCCTTGTACTTGCGGTGCATAGCCTTAATTGCGTCAAACGTCATAAGCTCAACCTGACCAACAGAATCCCACTGATAATAGTCAGATGTGCGAGCGTCTTCATAGCTCACATGGGGGATTAGAGCCATAACTTCAATTTCGTCAGAATCAGAAAGAGGCTCTTCTTCGACAACCTGAGTCTTACGTGCGCGAGTCGCTGGTTTCTTCTTTTCTACGACTTCAGTTTCTTCATTCGCATTTTCTTCCACTGCATCAACAGCGGCTACCGCAGATTCCTCCACGGTAGCCTCCTCAGCAACGGGTTCAGTCTTGGTAGTCTTTGCAGTACGTGCCATAACTAAAACACCTTTCTTTAACTAATCTTCAAACAATATTAAATATATTTAAAATGACGTTTTTTATGATGTTGCAATTTTCCGTGACAAACGCCACTAACAGCAGATACGCTAAATCCATCTTCTTTTACTTGCGTCAATTTTTCATATATTTTGCCAGTCTCGATACACAACACTCTTTTTGGGGCGTTATCGACACTTGGCTTTTTCATAACATATGTATCTGGATAGTATTCCTCGTAAAAACACCAATTATAACCACCACATGTCATTGCTTTACCATGACAGCATTCGCTTACTTGGCTCATATTGAACCCAGCTTCGCCTACTGATTGCAAGCTTGGATACACTTCGCCAGTGTCAACGCATATGATTTTCTTGTGTCTATCTTTTGAATAATCACACAGTCCGACATCTGCACAACGACCAAGGTAGTCTCTAACAGTTGTGATGTCTAACTTTAACATCTCGGATATCTTGATGGTGCTTTTTACTCCACTGTTATAAAGTTCACACACATCAAGTACCTTCGACTTCAGGGCATTCGCACCAACTTGATTCCAATCCACGTCATTCAAATCAAACAAAGTGCTTAAATCGCTATTCAATATAGATTCTTTTATATAATTGAAATCAGAATTTCTGCAATCAAGCTCTACATAATGCTTGACTCCGTTATCAAACGCTAGATCTCTTTTATACGCATCATTTGCAGATTCGTTTCTAGCATTATCTCTGCTAAATACTTTCTCTCGTGAATAATGTTGAATACCATGCGTTTCTATAATAAGAGACATGTCTTCTATGTAAAAATCATATCTCTTACCGTTAGACCATGGTGTTGTACGATCTCCAATGTATTCAACGTCAAGATAATTCAGTAGACATGATACAAACTTCTCAGGATAGCTTATGCCATCCGAGCAATTTGGACATCTCAATCCATATCTTCAAACTGTCCTAACATATTTGTCTTTAATTATGGTGTGACATTCTGGACATCTAAAATCAGCTTTCTTATGGCTCTCTTTAGATAAAACATACCCATCTTCTTCGTTCAATAGCAATTTAGCTATTTCTGGATGCGTTGTCCACAGGTCGTTCTTTCCTCTGATAACTCTACCCATGTGCAACACCCCTATTCAAAACAAAAACACTGATTACTATTGATGGCAAATACATATGTTATCACATATAACCTTAATACTAGGCAAAAGTATAGCAACCGAAATAATTCGGCAACAGAAGTCCCATGCCAATCTGGGTCTGGACTTGCAAACCACGAGTCATATCATTGGTGTTGGTTTCATCATACTCGGTGGTGCGAGTATCGCCAATGAACTCAAGCTTGATGGGCTTAACATCAGCACCCATGATGAACACCTGCTTCTTGCTAAGCGCAAGCTCAAAAGTACCAGATTTGAGGGTCTGAGGGATGACCATGAGCTTATTGCCTTCCCATTCGCCAATGGTACCAGTAGAAGCCTTTGCTTCCTTCTGAGAATCGGCAAAAGTCTTGTCGGGAACAACATCAACGAGGTGACGAAGCGCAGCCTTGGTGCCAGCAATGGTGAGAGAACCATAACCGCCAGCAGCCTGAACCAGGTCGCAAAGATCGCCAAGAGACTCCTCAGTATTGCCAGAGGCAGTGAACTCAGCGGGAACAGAGTTGGCTACATTTTGGAACTGTGCGTAGATGCGGTCAGACATATACTTGTTGATAGCCTTGTAAACCTTGTCTACGAGCTTGTCAAGAGATGCGATGCCGAGCAGGAAGCGCTCAAGTTCATCATATACATGAATGTAGTACCATTCCTTTGGAAGCGTGAACTCCTCGCCAAGATCAATGGACTGACGATTGGTATCCCAGTGGTTGCCAGCGAAGGAAGCCACGGAGAGCATACCGCCCTCAGAGTAGAATGCGGTATTATCGCCAAGGGCGCGATTCTTAACCTCTACGAATGCATCGATAAAGGGAGAGTTCATAATATCTTCGCCGATTGCAGTGGTTACGATCTCTTCAATAATCTCAAACAGAACGAGCTTGTTACGGCGATAAGCTTGGAACAGCGTCTTGCCGCCAAGAATGTCATTGTTAATGGTGTCGCGAAGCTTCTGCTCAAGATCACGCTTAGTTACCTCGCCCTCAAGTGAGAACTCGTTACGTGCAAGGTCAAGGGCAAGGTTGCAGACCTGCTGCTCTTCGGTGCTAAAATCAAACTTAGGCATAGTCTATATCCTCCTTAAATAAGTTAACCCAGAACCTTGATACGGGCAGTGAACATTTCATTTGCATAACCATAGTTATGTGCTGCGGTTGCAAGGGTGCCACCAACGATGCGCTTACGCTCGACAACTGCTTCCATAACAGGAGCAGAGTCAGCCTTTACAGCGGTGGCATCAGCAGCAACAAGCTTGCCAGAGTCGGCATCAATGGTAAGGAATGCACCAATCTTCATCTTTGCCTGGGAAGCTGCGGTTACACCCTCAATGGTAATTGCAAACTCGTCATTCTTAGCAACAACGAATACGCGGAAGGGGGTGCCAGCCTTGATAACAAACTTATCACGGCGCTGGTTGGTGATGCGGCATGTATCTTCGTCCCATGCGGGTTGATTTGCTACTACTACAGATTCACCAGCCTTAAAACCCTTCTTAAACTTATAAATGTGGCTACCTTCCTCAGCCTGTTCGCCGAGATAACCAAAGGTGCCATTTTCAATGTCCTCTTCTGCTACGCAATCGAAAATGCGCTCAGCGAAGCGAGATGCCTTCATATTAGTAGACTCGAAGACCGTCATTTTAGCCATATGAATCCTCCTTATATTAATTAAAAATTTTTATCGACCAACTGGGATACGACCATACTTGGTGGATACCCAGCAGTCAGAATCATCATTATCATCGTTCATAACACCTACAACAGCAGCGCCATCATTCTGTGCGCTGAAGTTGCTCTTGGAACGGTTTGCCTTCACATAAAGGACAGCACATTCCTTCTCGATGTCATCAACAGACAATTCATCTTTCTTTTCCTTAAGAGCAGCGAAGTCGGCTACTTCGGAGAGATCATCTTCGTACTCTGCGAACTTAGCGTCCTTTGCAGCATTGATTTCGTCATTCTTGCGCTTTTCCTCGTCAAGAACATACTCATCATACTTAGGCTTGATTTCATCGAAATCAGCCTTTACCTGAGCATAGTCAGTTTCGACCTGCTCCTTGGCTTGCTCAGCTTCGGAAACCTTTTCCTCTGCTGCACTAACCTTCTCAAATGCAGCTTCCTCAATCTTGGCGATATGCTCACCAAACTCGAAGCCACCTTCAGGAACAGCCGAACCCTCTTCATAGTTCTCGAAGCGAATCTTCTTGCGGGAACCATTCTCGAAATCAATCTCAGGCTTGTCACCGTTGATGGTGAACGTGAAGCCATAATAGCGATAGTTGTCCGCTGAATCCACGACAATTACCTCATTGTCCTGAATGTCTGCCATGTAGTAGCGGGGGACATCATCGCCCCAGCGATTCTTCGTGGTAGCATGTTCGTTGACCATCGCAGCCATATCTGAGAACTGTTCCATGACGGTCTGTGCGAAATCTGTTTCGGGCATATTCCTAACACCTCCTTGACTTGTCTTGTCGTTCACCAACTTGGTGAAAGTCGTAAACTTATCGTTTAATTCGCTTTGGACAGCCTTTGTAAACTCGTCCATAGCAAACTGAACATCATTAATCTTTACATTTGCGCCAGTCATGGCGGGTTGAACACCCTCACCCAACATGCAACAACCATCGAATTGGAATGTGTCAAAATGGAACAATCCATCGTCTTCCTCATGTCCATCAACGGAGTACACATTAAGCTCCATGCTCTGATCCTTTTCGGAATCTCTGCGAAGAATGCTTGTTGAGTCGCTAAACTTCTCCCAAAGCAAAGCGTCAACTTGCAAGAACTCACGCTCTTGACCATCATCACATAGTTTTGTAAACCACCGTGGGTTACAAGACTCTGGAATCACGCCGAAGGCATGTCCGACATACCGCTCTTCAACACCATTCTCTGTTCTGGTCAAAACATGCTCATGACCCTTGAAATCGTTCTCATTAGTGTACTTGTCGTACTTTATGAACCCTAGAACAGGTGTGTTCTTAATTGAATCGATATTGGAATCAACAACATCCTTTGAGAAATAACTGCCATTAAGATTCTCACCAGTGTGTAGTACGTCAATAGTGATACTCATAAACCTAGTATCTTTATCCGAAATCTCTCCATTTACAGAGAAGCGCGAATGTAATGAAGCTGTTTTATCTTCTTTAATCTCCATAAAACCTCCATCAAAACATACATCTCTTATAATCGAGCTTCCACTGCTCTATGAGAAAGTCAATAGAATCATCGTATTCAAATACGAAAACGCCATCATCAATTCTCAATAGTTTGGAACCTCGCTTGATAAGATAATCTGCAAGCTGTCTGCTATTGCAGTTGAACTCTTTTGTTTCTGCCATATTCATACACCTCGCAAATTACTTATCGTTCTTTTCGCCATCTTTAGTCTTTTCGCCTTCTTCGCTCAGAAGCTCACCTTTTTCATCGGCGGAAGGTCTACCAACTTCTTCTTCACTTAAAGCGCCTGGCTCATTGTAAGAAGAGGCAAGAGGCATGAAATTGTTATGGAAGTCAAATATCACATTGTTTGTAATATAAGAGCCAAGCATTCTAGATGGAGTCATATCCAGAGAAGCCATCCACTTGTCAATCACTGTTGCTCCGAGAGCAATGGCATCTTTGTATCTATTAGATACGTTATCTCTGTTGAAAATAGTGATATCAAGGAGATAAAAGAAGAACTTATAATTCTTCTTGTTGTATCTCCTAGTCTTGATAAGCCTATTGACCCATCGTTCAAGTTGCCTATATACTCCATATACAAAACCAGAATCATTTTCAACAGAGAAGGTGACGGCAGTGCCAGAAGAGGAGCCGTTATACAACTCTCTTGTCTCACCAGAAGCATTGTAAAGCTCATCAACAGCATCGGAAACATTGTTTCTAGTGTTAGAAGAGTTCTTGAAGCTAACTGCTTCTCCGCTTGAACCAAGAGTATGAATCAAGCCGATATCGTCACTCATGCTCTCACGGTTCAACTGAGCGAACACACCAAGAGTCTCTGGTGTAATCAGCGGCTTATCAACAGTGTCTTTATCAATAGGCACCTCAACCATAATAGCCTTATAGTTATCAGTTCTAGCAGATTGAAGCTTTAGCTTCTTATATACGTCTAAATCCAAGATATCTTTTATCAACCCAATAAGAATAGGGAAAGGGTAAGCCCATTGGCTGTTGAACTTGACGCAGATCTGCTTGTCAGCAGGAGGGATATACCATTTGCTAGACTGTCTACCTTCTATGTACTCCAAATATGCATCTTGCACATAATCTGGATATGCATTCAGATGCTTCTTGTCGATAGAAGCCAAGTTCATCCTGAAATTATACATTCCGTCTTGAACTTGATACAGTTCACATTGCTCAAAGCATATCTCCTGGAAGAAGAAGTCTTCTGAATTCTCAACAACAAGACCACAGTAAATGTCTTGATATGGGAGCTTTTTCATAATTTTAGAGAACTCATGCTTCAGATTCATCCCCTCTAGCTTTGCAGCAAGATTAGCATACTGCTTTTTAATGGTGTTGATATTAGCAGTATCTTTAACATCGTATAAATCAACCCACCAACAGAACATTGCTAGATTGCTATACAGGCTATTCAATCTATAGTAATGAGGAGAGACACGCATCAACTGCTCAGAAGCTCGCAGTAAAACTCGCCATCCCTTTTTAGGATGATCCATGGCAAATCGGACTTCTTCGAGTTTTACGTTGCCAATGCGGTCAGTATCTATAATTTCTGAGTTGGTGATAAGATCGCGCATCATAAGTCTGCTGAAAGATGACCAGTCAACTTTACCTTCTTTTTCAGCTTTGGTAAAAGATTCTTCGTCACGCCTATAATCAAATTCACTATAAGCGACTACATTCATCGAATCTTTATCTTCATTTGATTTATCTGGCATCAAGTCACCTCCTCATCAACATCAGTACATTGTAGGTCTATGGTTTAATTTGCTCATCTTGGCTGCGTAGTCTTGGATATTGAACCCTACGTTAGCCTTGTGAAGCAATTCTCGTTCAAGTTGACACTGAACCCAATAGTTGTAAGCAAGAGAGCTGTAACGGTCTTTTCTCATGCCAGACCGTTCTTTGATTTTGATGTTAGTGCCTTTAACTTCATATTCAAGTTTGATAAGCTCATTTACGATCAATGTTGTTTGAATATATGGCATCTTATATGGCAATTGCTCTGCTGCAACCATCTTAGAGTAACCCTTCACCTTTTCTTTTAAGATTTCATCTGCTTCAAATTCAGAAACCAAAAGGTTAATTCTTCCAGTCTTGAAACCGTTACGAAGTAGAATACATATCTCGTTGTTAAAAGACGCGTTGCCTTTTATAGACCAAATTTCCTTTGGCGCATTATCAACTTTGCAACGATCAGCCATAACATCATCATTGCAACACGATAAGGCAGGGTACAACTCGCCAGTTTCAGGGTCTACGATATCCTGAACAAGCTGGTCAAAAACACCTAATCCACTCATTTTGTTAACTCACAGGTTTTTTATCCTGTGACTCTAGCAATTACTATTCTTACTAGATCAGCATACCTTTTTATCTAAACTTAAAAATTCATTTAACTGCTCTAATGTATTATTCTTTTTCCCATACTTACTATGAAAGTCAAGGTGGCATCTTTCGCAAAGCGTTATTCCGTTATTAACATCGTAACGGCAATCCATGTTATCATTCCAATTCTTTATATGATGTGCAGCAAGCGAAACTCTATGATTCTTCCTGCTTTTGTCTCCACAGTTTTGACAAGTATATGAATCTCTTTCAAATACTTGCTTGCGCCAGTACCTATATTCATATGTTGATCTCTCAACTCTATGATATTTTACCCCGCCTTTCCAAGTGGGACTCAATTCTCCTTTGTGCTCATCACTATATATAGCACCGTAATTTTTAACGCCATATTTTTCGAGACACGTTTTATTACCTTTTTCACGTATCTCTGGGTTTTGAGTTGGAACTTCTACGCCATATTTCTCAAGATTAGTTTTTCTTATTTTTTTCTTAACCTCATCAGATTCAAATGGATTTTCTACGCCATATCTTTCAAGATTTGTTTTCTTGATTTTTTCTTGAACATCTTTGCTTTGAAGCGGAGTTTCATATCCATATTTTTCAAGGTTTGTCTTCTTTATTTTAGCCTGTATTTCAGAAGACTCAAATGGATTCTTTACTCCATATTTTTCAAGATTTGTTTTTTGCGCCTTTTCCTTGATATCATCACTCTGAAGGGTACATGTGGTACCATATCGCGCCACATTAGTTTCAGTCTGTTTCATAACAGTACATTTTCTATTATTGCAACAATCTTTTTTGTTATCTGGGTTCTTTTGTTTCATCTTAACGTAATCAGCCCATCTAACAAGAGATATATCCTTGCATCCGTCTGCATGATAGTCGCATTTAACTTCGACCTTTACAGATGAACCACATGATAAATCGCCAACTTTTACTAAAAATGAATCCCCTATTTTTGTATACTCATACCCAATACTTTCATAGTATGCTTTATTTGTAGTAGACCATCTTACTTCCGCATATTCTGTAAGCAACATAGGCGATTCCTTCTAGTAAAAATGTTTAAGTTTTTTGCTATTATACATTAATTTTAAGTTTAGATAGCGCGACCTCGTGGATTCATTATAGTCTCTATAAAAGAGGATCAGAATCTATGCGTTGCCCCTGACTATGCTTTTAAACATAGCCTTCGGTTCTGGTTTGCATTTCAGCATCCCAGCTTAATTTCGCGCTACAATCCTATTGTCACCAACAGGATGGGCATTGCTACCTTGGGTGTCTATGACCAAATCGGTACATTTATAAGTTTTATATAATTTTCGAACAACAAGAGCCAACTCATTAGTGTTCAGACCCTCATGGTTTTCCATATATATAATATTGGCAATATAATTATTGTCATTTGTAGGTATTGCGCTATTGATTATAATCGCACTAGCATCATTGTTATGCTTTTTGGACGCCATCAGCGCAACGTCAACAGACAATATTCTTCTCTCGTTTGGTACAAGTTCTGGAATCTTGTATGTCCTATTAGATATCAATGATGGTGGATATACCGCCGTTTTCATCTTTCTACGGCAATCAATGTCATCGAACCTAAAAAACGATCCGTCTGTATCTCCGTAGAACAAAGACTCCATTTCCATCATCCATTTAATATCATTGAAGTCAGCTTCCGACATTTCATCCTTAATTTGTTCTCTAGACAATAATCCTTCTTTTATAGAGACTTGATAGGGAAGAGAACAAATGAAGTATTTCTTTGTGTCATCAAGAAGATTAAAGGTATAAGACTTTGCTTTTCCATAAGACCAGTGATTTTTGTACCAAGCTGAACTCATATATATTTCCTTGTTACGCTCCATTAAATGAGAATATTTAGGGTTATTGAGATACCCTGGTTGTCTTGGAGCCGTAAGAAATCGTCTTAGAACGGTATTGATTGTGTTTTCGTCTACCATCCTGAATTCATCTGTTATAAGAATATTCGCACGAGCGCCACGACCAGTATCAGAAGCAGTAACGACCTTAATCCACGACCCGTTGGCGAATTCAATAACAGCCTTATTTATGCCAACAGTATGAAATGTTATTTCACGCCTTAAGTTATCTGATCCCCACCCGTAATTCTTCATAAAATCGTCTTCGATTTTAGATAGAACTTCGTTAGCCTGGGTTCGTGTTGAGGATGCGATGCATATTTTTGTTTTTGGAAACAATATACATCTAGTTACAGCAAAAAGTGCAGTAAGCCAGCTTTTCCCCTGCCCACGTGCGGCAATATACATGAAATAGTGGTTATGCATCATTGCATATAGCAATATTTTCTGGAATAATTTCAATTTGATATTTAAATACTCTGATACAAATCTTTGTGGGTTGCTGCGATAAAACGCTGTCCACGCAGCAACACCATTCATAATCCTAGCAGACTTCTCATTTGCTATTTCTTTTTCAGATTTCTTCTTTTTAGCCATTAGTCTGCCACCATATCATCAGTAGTGGAGCCACCAAATAGAGCATCGAACAACGCTTCACTGTCTTCGTCATCTTCGTATTCTGGCTTTTTAACCGTATATTTTTTTATGTATTTATCATACAAATTAGACAATGCATTTTTCATACCCATCATTTTTGCTAGGTGACCTCTAAAAAACACATCAATATACAGACCTATACCGTCAACATCTGCAAGCTCAGGATCGCATTCTGGAATCGGTCTTGTATTCTCCCATTTGTCGATGAGAGTACCAAGCGTCTGAGAATCAGACATTGCCTCGCCAGAGTTTTGCTTTGGCTGCAACTTCGCAGAATCAAGAAGTTTCTGGAACTGTATCGTCAAATCCTTCGTATCGCCCTTGGCTCTGTTGGCTCTCTGCAACTCTAACTGGGTAAAGCAAATCTGCTTGAACAGCTCTTCTTGAGCCTTCGTATTGCACTCATGTCTGGCAGTCCAATCAGTGTATTGGCTATACAGATAAAGATAATCTTCTTTTTCAAAGCCTTCGCCGAATATCTCTATTGCCTTGGCAATCTTATCGTTCGCCTTGATATCGCTCTCTGTAACCAGCATAGTAGGAGAGGAGTCTTTGCCACCCTCGACAATCTTCTCGTTGATGGTGCCATCATAACCCTTTTCCCTGTTTTGACTTAGATTGATTCGTTTAACATACAAACCAACCAACGGGGTGTCAATATATCTCCCAGACTTCTGATCGTTGACTGCCGCATCCAGCACTTTGTCGGCATAATACCAATCCATTAGCATACATATTCGTTCCATTGCTTTTCGCTCTGGATTTGTGTAACCTAGCGATTTATACTTCGTAGCATAATCGTAGCAAAGCTTGTCCAAGCATTCTTTGCAAATCGGTACTTTGCCAATGGCTCCGAATGCCTTGCTTTTAGTAGCATAAAAATTTTTCTTAAAATCAAGTTTCTCTCCGCAGCAGAGACAAAACGTTTTTGTCGGCGGATTCTTAAGAAACTCCTTTTCCTTTGGCGGTCTGCCTCTAGTAGCCATAGGCATCACCTCTATAATTTCTTCAAACAAAAACAGCCCTCAACATTGAGAGCTACAATAAATCATTAGAACTTTACGTCATACAGGCAATCCAAGCCATCTTTAGTAACAACAGAGATTGTCTGTTCAGCCTTGTTTCGCAAACGCTTATCAAGGCAATACTCGTCAGTTGATGACAACGAGCCAGACTGAATTACCTTAGTGTCATATACCGTAGACATTGCATTGGTATGCCTATGCCCAAGATACACAAGGGCGGGGCGAACACCGAACAGAAGCGTGAACTTCTGCACTACAGTCTTGGGATCGTCTCTATCGCCATGAGAAGCCATGACAATCTTATCTCTTACACTGAACATGGCAATGGTTTCTTCCATATCGTTCTCAATGAACTCGATATTCTTGAAGTTTTGCAGCTTTGCGCTCAAATAGGGAAGAGCAAGCAAATCTATGTTCTCACCACGAAGAGACTCTTCTTTGTTTGGTGAGATGCGTGAATGATTGCCTGGTACAACAAACACTTCAACTTTCTCAAAACGATAGCTCAACTCTGCTAAGAATTGAGAAAGATAATCGGTAACTGTCAAGAATTGCTCGATAAGGTTCTGGTTGTTCTCGATTCTAAGAGTCGGATGAATGATGCCAGAGCAAAGTTCGCTCAAGATAACATATGCGTTCTCAGAGCCGTGACGAACCTGAACTTCGAAGATCCTATCAAGATAGTGATTCAATCTATCACGTAGAACATCTTCGTTGAACTTATTGAAATAGTTGTCAATCTCGATGCCAGCATGTATGTCTGTCATAGAGATAATCAAATCGTTGTCAGACTTAATCACACCGTCAAACTTCTTAGATTCATCATATGAAAGCGGGTGGCAATCATGTTCCGAGATGCTTCTTAGAACCTGATCTTTGTAGCTTTCTCTACGAGCTTCCTCACGAATAAGACGGTTAAGCTCGGTACGCTCATCCCTAGTCTTAATCTGCTGCTTGGCAAGTTCTTGCCTCTGATACTCTAGCTCTTTAGCATATTCTTCATTTGTCAATTCCTTGAATACGCCAGCATCATAGTAACGCTTAGCCTGTTGATATGGCTTTCTGAACGCCGCTTCGGAATACGGCGTGTCCTCATTGCCAGTCTCCTTGTTGATAATATCGGCAATTTCTTCCCAACTCATATTGAGAACACCAGAGTCCTTGGATTGTCCAAGTCTCCAAATAAATTGCTCAACATTTTCTGATTCTAACTTGTGTAGATTCAAAGCTACACCTCCCGATGTTTCATAACTCATTACATCTTCATACTCAGTGCGCGTTGACGCACACAACAAGCGAAGCGCCCGACTCTCACAGACATCTTCCGTGCCATCAATCTTTCATATACTGCCGTTTGTTTTAGGTTTAAACTAGCCTCGCATGTCGCAGAAAAAGCGGGGATGCCCCGCTCGATCTTAAAGTTAACTCTGCATCTTATTTTTCTAAAACAAAGTGCTGCGGCTACCTAATCGTAACCGCAGCAATAGCAAAGAAAGGTGTAGAAAAATATGAATGCAAAGAAACCATATATAATCAGCGTTATGCTGGTTATACCGAAAATTAATTACTTACAAGCATCTGATTTTGCTGTAAGCTTCTCACCGTATTTGCGAGTGACGTTTGCTTTTGGCTTGATTTTCTTCTTGGTCATAATTGTCTCGCCAGTGAGATTGTTGCGCTTTTCCTTCTCGTCAAGAAAAGTGCTGTCAATGGAAATACCCTCAAACAGTCTAATGGTTACGTCTTTATCAGCGTCAGCTGATGAAAGAAGTTCAACCATCTGTTCTTCAAGAGCGTCAAGAACCTTCCTGATAAAGCTGTAACGAATGAACTCTGTTCTAGCGATACGCTTCATAATGTCGGATCTTGTATATACAATCTTTTCCTTTTCGTTGTTTTCCATTGATTTATTCCTCCGTATCTATGGTGGAATGGAGGTTCAAATCTTTCAAATTTTCTTAATTTGGATATGTCCTCCATATTATAAGATTTCACACTTCAACAAATAACCTTGCTATAAGGTCGTTTATAAAATCGCCAAAAATCGCATATAACCTTATTTGTAGGTCTTTTGTTATATAGTGGGGGTCTGTCCACGCAAGCGATTTCTGCGCTCTCTTTCCTTGATTCTCTTGTATTCTCGCCTATACTCATCATGACATCCTGGGCATCTACAGGTCTTTGAGTCGTATATTCCTACTTCAAACCATAGCCCACAGTCAACACATTGAATATCTTTCGTTTGAGGTCTTAGATGAGATTCAAGATTCTCAAGTATGATATCACCGTAGCACAGCCACAGCGCCGTCTTGTTGTTACTCTTCTTGATTCCGTATAGGAACTTTACCAATATATCGACAACATCATAGTTATTGTAACCATAAAGAGAGAGGGCGTATCTTACATCACTGAAAATCTTGCGATGCTTAGCTACTGTCCTAAGATAAGAATCAGAGCTGTTGTCCTTGTCTGAACACAACATGCTGTCAAGAGCAAGATAGTATTCCTTGTTAAACTCACAATACTTCACAATAACAGGATCGGTTTCCTCCTTGATGATTTTACCTTTGTCCGTAAAAGCAACATCGAACTCGATATCGGGATTCTTCATCATCAAAGTATAATCGATTTCATCAAGACCAAGCTTACGACAGTTGATTCTTGGGTTTGGAATGATTGCCTCAAGTTTATTGACAAAGCTTTCATTGGAACCAAGAACCTGCGAATCCTTTTTGTCCTTAGCATACTTAAAGAAGTGGGGAAGAGGGTCTTTTGTGAATTCATTGATTTTCTCATCTATCTCATCTGGTCTTGTTGGTTTGTATAGAGTTTTCGCAAAATCTATAACGAAGTTGTTCTCCATACAAAGCAATCTAATTATATCAATTGCATCACATTGCTCTTCATGCGTTCCATTGACAAACACCTCGCTGTTCCAAATCTTCGAAATGTTGTTGCTGTAGATACCGATGTTCCCTCCGACAAATGCAGCATGAAGACCATCATAAATTGCAGCATTGTTCAGCGGACGCGGTTCAGCTTTCTTCATATTGTAGTAGAGAGGGACAATATCGAATTTCTTAAGATTTCTTTCTGCAACTTCAATAAGCGTCTTGTCTGCGACAACAAGCGACTTATCTCCATCGACATCAAACTGTAAAATCTTGCTTATCAAATCCTTGCAGCTTGTATAAACCGCATCGGTAACAAACCATTCCCGAAGTTTCTTCTGTCGTTCCTCATACTCTCTGCAAGCGATATTCTTTCTGATTGCATGTTCCATGAAGAGGTGCGGTGACCTCAAGCAGTCAAGCTTGTCATCCTTCCTGAACAACCAACAGAAGACCTCTCCATCGTCAAGCAACCCATTTGGATTCTCCTCTCCTAGAAACCAATGCTCACACGCAGCATAGAAATCTGGGAGCAGGAAAGTGTATTTGCCACGCACATTCAGCTTGCCAGACTTGCATTTCTTGATGATACTGTCCTTGATGCTTCTCAAATGAGATTTCGCATACTCGTCATTCAGCAAATCTGGATACAAATCGATTGCCTCTTGGAAAGCGGTCTTGTTCGTGTTGTACGGTGTCACTCCAAATGCATCCTTGATGTTCTTGACCGAGGAGCATAGATTCTTAAGCTTGCCAACGGACTGCCCAGATATCTCTGCAATCTCATCGTCCGTGATATCGGTCAAGCTCTGCAACATCTGATAGTTGATTGTCGCGTCCTTTATCCTGTCTTCCTCAAGGTTCGTGTACCCAGCAGAGCAATTGTACTTCTTGTAGTTCTCCTTGTACTCATCCCATGAGTCATAGTATTTGTACATCTTGAACTGACTTTTGCAGAAGACAACCTGTATATCCTCTGCGATAAGGTCATGCTCTTTTCCGTAGATATCCTTCAAAACAGGGGAGCATCCGTGTTCATCTATGAACTTGACGAAATCGAACACGCCGAGCAATCCTTTTACCCAGGGAAGCCGAACCATCCTGTTCTTGCCCATGCATGGGAGCATCATGCCAGCGCCGTCTGTATGGGTAATCGGAACATGTTTGTTTTGACGCTTGATAGAGTAGTCTGTCTCATCAACCAAATCGTATGTACCTAAAACATCAGTCTCGAAATCGTCAATCACAATCGTCTTGTCGATATCGAACTCTTCCCAAACATCTGTTGCGGAGTTAGCCAAAGCCATGTAAGCCAGATGCTTGTTCGGGTTGTTGCCGCCTTTTGCGTTGATCTTGTCGATTGTCAATCCGCACATCAACGACTTCTCGTACTTCTTCCACGCGGACTCTCTCACGAACACGCACTTTTTGGTTCTGATCTGTCCAGCGGAAGAGGTGAAGTACACGTACTTCTCACCCTCGAACATGAACCCATGGTAAATCAAGTCCTTGATGACATCGAAATAGTATACCTGAATAACCATGAAGTCCTTGCAAAGCTCATCTTGCTCGGCTCCGATTGTCCTTGTGAAGTAGGAGTCAAAAACAGAGATGATGTTCTTATCGGCGATAGCCTCATCACGCAGCTTCCTGATATGGTGGGTACCGTTTGACCTTATGTTAGCCTCGACCTTGTTAGCCAAGAGAACAAGAAGGCTGTCCTTTGCTTCCTTTGCCTTCTTGTTCTTCATGCGAACAATATCCTTCTGCTTGGAGTACCTATGCCCAAGCTCGGTCATCATCTCCGCATCCTCGCCGTATCCAGAGAAGTCGAACTCGTTCTTCGCGACAGACTTCAAATCATCGTCTGAGACACCGTATTCGCGCAGCTTCTTCTCGATATCCCCAAGCCCCATGACGGTTCGCTTGGCTCTGCCGTTCGACCCCTTGAAGGTGTAGCCGTTGACAAGCTGGTTTCTCTCGGATCTCAACCTGTGGTTCTGCATGTGCAGGTTCTTTTCCTCGTTGCTGTAGAAATCAGCGGTATCAAAGCAATAAATCTGAATTTGCTTGTCTAATGCCATACAATACCTTCCTTTCTTTTGCTATTCTTCGTTTTTTAATCGTTTTCTTCGCATTCATATTCGTTTTTCAAAGTGCATAGGTTTCTTCGTGTATAACCTTATCAGTTAATAATAATATAAAAAATAACAGTTCTCAAATTAAAAATAAATTATTTACAATCGCCAATCATCGAACAGGTCATCGCCGTACTCTTTGTAGAACCATCCAGCGTAGTCGCAGAAGTTATCGCCTTCCTCAACATCGTCTACGCATGATATATACTCTCGATCGTCCGATGGTGGATAGAAGTCCTTCTCAGTTAAAACATCGTTGACCATCTTTCTCTTGCTGTTAGCCATTCAATCACTTCCTCAGCGGCTTTAACTTGCCGCACTCGCTTTTGTATTGTTGTTGTTCTTTTTCATAGCTTTAGCCGTTTTCTTGTAATTCAGGAGAAGATTCTTCTTAGCTTTGATTTCTTTCTCAAAGTATTCCTCTCCTTCTGCCAATAGAAAATTCTTATCCCTTTTATATCTGTTGCAAAACAGAACCCAATTCGTGTGCCACTTGCCAGACGATTGGAATCTTGGCAGCATCTCCAAGTATATGATGCCAACCTCGTCAAGAACGCTGAGGTATTTCGCCACAAGCCTATCACTTACGCCAATCTCATCCGAGATGTTCTTGTAATGGTCGTTGTAAACCTCTGGATACCTGCTTCTTCTTGCATCGACATCTGTTTGCCCAAAGTGCGCCCCAGCTCCAATCTCATCCGCTCTAAGCTTATTGCTCCTCCTCGGCATTTCCATTCTGAGGTAAGACAGCAACAGCAGCATAACGTCCTTGCTTGCATATCCACGAGACTCGTCTTTGTAAGACGTTATCTTCCTTATCTCGTCAACGTACATCATAGCAAACCTATACTCAGAGCATTCTTCGCTAACCCCATCATAGTGAAACATTGCATTGACACGGCTTGAGTTCTTAGCTGTTGCAAAACAATCGTCAACTGATATGTATCCATTGTCTGCTAGGTGTGTCACGACATCTTTGATGCTTGCACAAGTCTTTTCATCTCTTGCGCTCACGTCTCGACCCATCCATTCGCGTATCTCATTGATGCTAAAGGTGAGCCTACAGTCTATTCCACGCCTAACGGCAAAAAAGGAATATACGGATACCCTAATGTCGCAAGCATCAGAATCCAATATGATGCTCGCTGGTACCCTCACGAACACCTTCTCATCAAGATCCAATGCTCTTATCGGCTCACGTTCAACGACTTCACTCATATCAACCACCTCTCATAAATACTCAGAGCATTGAACATAGTAAACTATATCATATATTGAAATCATGTAAAGACCGCTTCATATAACCAACATATATCTTTTAGAAATGCTCAGGTTTCAGCAATAGTACGCAACATTCGTTTTTGTGTCAATACGTCCGAATGTCGATTCATATACATTTTTTGCATATGAAAAGTAACAATGGTGTCAAAATAGTTATTTCCATATACACTTTTTGCATATGAATCGACATTCAATTCTAATATAGATATATATACTAATAATAAATAAGGCGCAAGCGCCCCGACCGCGTGTACTCAGAAGGATACGTATCTAGACCGAGAGCGTATCTTGAGTGTAGCTGTATTTTGGGGTAGGCGTTATATCTAGGATAAGTTTTATCCTGGGGCAGGTTTTATTTAGAGGTATATATCAACTTCGATTGCTAACGCAATCTCAGATATTAACTTCGTAAGCTTATGCTCGCTAACGCTCACACGCTTACGTTAGCTTCGCGTTCTAACGAATACTCAGCGCTCAGGATATTATCTAGCTTCGCTAACTCTCAGCGTTTCCAACTTCATATCTTCTTAGGTTAGATCGTTAAGCATCGGTTGCTAATCATCACGTTCTGTTGCGATTACATTAGATTACATTAGTTTACATTAGTTTTCACATTAGATTACATTAGATTACATTAGTTTCTATCAGTCAATTTCGATTGCTAAAGAAAGCAATCATTTCACGTTCTACGAACGTTCAACTACTTCAAAGCATAGGCACACAATATCTTATTACATAGATATAACGTCTTATTGATCGCATCTATTATCTACATACGGTATATATCACAATATTCTCATCAGTATGGATACACATCAAACCCGATAGCTTTCTTTATCATCAGATCTTGTCGAACTGATATATGACCTGGGATTATATGTCTTTTAAAGCATACTGGCTCCTTGCTTGACACGGGCTTCCATACTGCATACGTTTCATTTATTTCATCAGCTTATGTTGTCACGATATTGTTATTATGTAGATAGTCTTACATCCATGTTGCTATTATGTAGTTGATACGTAGTCAATTAAATATAGTCTCTTTTCAGCTTACTGCCTGGGTTTACGAGGTTTTCCTTGTTACCTGGGCTTTTTTGTTTTCGTTGGATTTATTCGTAGGTCATGTAGTAACTGTGTAGCTGTCATGTAGTTATGTTTTCAGACAAGTTTTTAGATGGGGGTAGGGGTGGCTTGGAGGGTTTGAGCGGTGGTCTATGGGTTGAATCTTCGGTAGTGATTTAGCACAGCTAAAGCTGTGATTTGCGGTGTGTGAGGTGGATGAGTTGAGGGTAAGCGGGTTTGTTTTGGGAGTGGATTTGGATGGTTGGATCTGTGTTGGTTGTGTCTGGCATGGCTTGATTTTCAGGTTCGTTATACGTGTGTGAAACCCGTAGCAGCGTTCAAAAAGATCAAATAGCGTTCAAAAGTTTTAAACAGGGGGTAGGTGCTACCTTATGCAGTTTTGTAACATTCAATTCTAATTCCTATAGGGTTAGTAGGATATAAATTTTTCGAACAAGTGTTCGTATTTTCTTGGGACTCCTGGAACAAAAAAAATTTGGGGGTGTTACAAAAATTTTTTGTGATTGTGTTTCTTTATAAGGGGCGCGCCCGATTAATAAAGAACTACTTATAAAATATACTTATAAAATATAACTATTTTACTTATAAAATATAACTATAAAATATACTTATAAAATATAACTATCTACCAAAAACCTATAGCCTCACGCTATAAATTAGCCAAACTAAACTATTCGCCCACGTTATCGAACCTATAACAAACTCAAATACCACGTATAAAGCCGTTCTAAACCCCTGTTTTCCATTCTAGGCAATAAGCACCCTACCTAACCCGTTATCGCCCGTTACACGCCATAACCCCAGGTCAAACCCTATATTTAGTTTGTCTAACTATCTATTCATAGTCTATAGCTATCAATACCATACTAAATACACTATTGATATATCCTTATAGTTATGGTATTCGCGCGTACTATAACGTATGGCACCTATTAGTTAACCATAGCTAACTTTATGATCCAAACTTGCTATAACTACAGTATATAGCTAGCTATTGAATACACCGATAACAAAAGTGGTAGACAATTACCAAAGAAGTAGTAATATAGTTGGTGTCAAAGCGAACGAGGCAATACCCCGAAACCTGATCGTACGCGAACGATTCGCGGGTGCCTAGCGCGGGCGCTGATTCATCAGCGAACGCCGCGCAATGACGGGATAGCGAACTGAAGCTAGACCGTAGGTGAAACAACGTTGAACTGGCTCAACCTGGTTCAACGTACCACCAAAAAAACAACGTCAACCAGGTTGATTTATTTCAACCTGGTTTTTTTGATTCATTCCCCCACCATGTGGGCTATTCGCTAGGTAGTATCAACCTAGAGAATAGGAAACCTAAAATGAACGCAACTAATATGAACATCGGCGAATATCGCAATATCGTATGCGAGCAAGAACTATCTGAATTGTTCGGCGATGTTGTCACTGTTATGAAAAACTTTCAATCTGATATTTTCATGGACTATGGCAACATGTGTACGATTATGGGAACCTGCGAGGAAACGCGTAAAATTTGGTCGATTCGCAAAACGGGTTCATGGTACATGGACGTGACCGAATACAATAGGTTCGTTCATGATATGGATATAGAACCCGTTTTGCAATTCATCGTAGAATCCAATTCATACGGTGAAATGACGTTCACCCGAATTAGGTAGCAATGTAAGCGCACGGGAAACCCCGTGCCGCTACCTAGCGGATAGCCAAAAGTCCGCGCCTAACGGCACGAATACGATTGATAGGGGATAACTATGAATACCGCAGAAACCTATAACGGTTGGGCGAACTATGAAACATGGAACGTGGCGCTTTGGATCAGTAATGATTATGAACTGTATAGTGCCGCTTGCAACTTTATGGCGGACTATGACGGCGATGAACCGTATGTTGATTTTATCGACTATGCGGGGTTGTCTGATACCATGTTCACGCCCGACAATGTTCTGTGGCGTGGTACGTCACTTGACGAGGACGAGCTTAACGAGTTCATGCGCGAATTTGCATAGGAGGATAGCAATGCTAGGAAACGGTATGTTGCCCGACTTGCTAACTGCTATCCTTGCGCTTATCGCATCTATTGTCGTGTGCCGCTTCATGTTGCGCGAACACGAACAAAACGAAGTGATTGAACAGCGCAGATACGAACGCGAGGAACGCAACCAAGATAGGTAAACTATGTGCGGATAGCCTACATTGTAGGGGAATGGGTCTGTAGATAGCTCACATTGCAGGGCGCAAGATTGGACGGTGTACTATGTATAAAGCCTACCACACTTGCACCTATGTATATGATACCTACTCAAGCGGCAACAAACCATATGGCAAATATAGGGATTCTGTAGGGTTCTACAGTGCCGCGAAAACATTTCGAGGTCTTGTAAAAGCAGCCGACAATGCCGCTTTTTGGGACGTTGCAAGCAATGACAAGGGGCATTATTGCCGTGTTGTCACTGTTGATGGAAATGCGATTTAGGACGGTATTATTATGAATGACTATACTTTTGAACACGAAGAACCATATCGTTATGGCAAGCTAAGTATCTATATTCCACCCGCAAAAAACTGCACGGTGGGGAATTGGCTTGTTATGAATTGTGAACCCGAAGATGTTGAGGATACAGTTAGGCATTTTTCAGAACTATATCCGCAACGCTAAACTACTATGTTGCGCCTTGCAACGTGGGCTATCTGTATAATCGGCTATCTGCTAGGGTGTAAACCATAGTAGATAGGGATAATATCATGGATATGAAAATTGTTATCGACAATATCAAGCGTGAACGTGATAATGAATTGCATTGGCGTATGCTGTATTCCATTGTCGGCGATATGGCATTGTCCGAAGATGAAAGCGCTCAACTGTTCAAGTTGGCGGGTTT